GCATTATCGGCGTTCAAAGCGTAATAGCTACCATCAAGCGTAATTGTGGGATAATCCTTGAAAGCATCAAGCCACTTAACTTTAAACTCGCCATAACTTTTGATGAATGTCGCATACAACTTTTCCAGTTCATCATCAGTTAATTGATTAATATATTTCATTTTCATGTTTAATTCTCCATATCAATTTAAGTCTAGGTCGATGATGGCATCAATCCAAGTATAGATAGCCAACATAGTTTGCAACAATTGGTAATCGGTTTTCGCTTTAAGCTCTTGGTTACTAAGACTACAATTATTTTGCTTGCAATAGTAATTGGCGGACTACCACATTATTGTGGTTTTTGGGAACAACATAGCGCTCATAAGAGTATTCTTATTCACGTCTTACGTGTCTATTTACCAAGGCTCGTCCCAAGCCTTAAATTTAATGAAATTAATTGTTGTTATGGATTGTTTCTGCTTTGATAAAATCCATCTTTTATTGGACTACTCATCTCTAAAGAGTTGAGCTTTTGGGAACGCCGACCGCACGGTCTTGTAATAAGACCTCCGTTGGGTCATGCTATCTTACCAAGGTGCGTCCCACACCCTATTGTTTTCAGTGTAAACAAATCCTTTTCAGTGCAAAATCTAATCAAATTGCACCGAAAAGGATTTGAACTAATTATACCATACTTTTGATTAAGTTAGACGGATTAATATCCCAAAGTTTCAAAGCAATAATGGAAGCATATGATTGTTTTGGTAATGACATCATGAATTCCCATGCTGCATCTTTGTTTGAGAACGCCTCTTGTCTTTGCAGTTGACCGTAATCATCAATTTCAGTCCAATTGACAACATAGATTGTCGGTCGTCCCTCTAACAACATATTTGTATTCTTTTGTTCCATGGTGTTTAACTCCCTTTCAGTTTACGAATTGCTTTTAAACGATAGTTCCTAGGCAATCCTAATGCACGTTTGGATATGTGATTAAGCCTATCAATCCTATCAGCAGATTTATAAAACCAACGCTCATTATGTTCGGTACGTGTTAGCTCTTTATGCAGTTTTTGACGTTTAGTTGCCATTGGCTTTCACCTTTGCTAAGCGTTCGGCACGGCGCATTTCACGCTCCCAATTATGCCAACGAAACTTCGGTTTGTTTTGGCAACGCTTTACATCATAAGGGTTTAATATGATACGGGCGTTGTATCTGCGACACACAATTTTAATAACTTGCTCAAATACAGTCCGCCGATTATGTTCGGCACGTGTACACTTTAAGGAGGTAAGCACCGAATGGTCATCGTACTTTTGGAGCTTTCTTGTGAGGGCTTTTAGGTGTTTTAACTTTGACCTACTCATATATCCCACCCTTTAGAATACCTTGAATGGAACAACTGGGTTAGCCATAGGGTGATTAAAGTTAAACGTTGACAATTGAAGTGTATCATTGGGCTTGAGCCAAGTAGTTACGCCTCGTGCCAACATAAGGTTAGCTTCGTATTCGCTAGGGTCTTTCTTAGTGAATGGTAATAGTACAATTGGCTTGTGCATTGCTACAAACATACCAATCTCAAAGCAAATACCCTCGTCTGGTTCATCCATATCGTACAAAGCAACACAAACATCACTGTTACCTACTGCATTAACGTCATTGTTGTAAGTAGCCACTTGCCATTCCAGAGTACCAAAGATACCGTCTGGGTCGTGGTCAATCCGTGCATCCTTATATTGGAAGTCGAATGGTTGATGAATTACACCAACAGTCTGATTAGGTTCAAGTGCTTTAAGTGCATCAAACAGCCGTGCCTTTTGAGCGCCGTTAAAGAAACTCGTTGCCAGATAAATCTTAGTGTTAGGTACTTGTTTAATGTTTTTCGTCATTGTTTTTATTCTCCTTTGTCTGTTTCCAAGTTAAAAATGCGAGCAACTAAAATACGATGATAGTTAGCCATAGCTTGTTGTTGCATTTGCAGCAAACGCAACTGTTCATCATTAATCTGAGCGGTTTTATCACTGTCCAACAAAAAGGTGCTGAGCTTATTCAACTTATCCGACAACTCATACTCCTCGTCCTTGAGCTTTGTAATCAAGTCTGTTTTATCTGACGCTTCATGTTTATCAAAAACGTTAGGATTATCCAGTACGACTTTAATGGCTTCCCTTTGTTTGCCTAGGGCGTCCAAGGCTTCACCGAGTGCATGATATTGAGCTTTTAACCATTTCAGTTCCAAATCACTAATAAAGCTAATGGAGGTATCACCATCTAGCCAGCCCTCAATTTCCCTACGTTGCTTGAACAGTTCAAATGCTTCTTCGGCAATACGTTCCAAGCGAGCATACAGTCCTAGTTTAAACATAGCGTTTTCACTCATATCAATACTCCTCCTTTACCGCTTCTTTGAAACGTGCTGACAATTGGTCAAAGATAAGATTTTCACGTGTTCTAGCCATAGTCATTGCTTGGTCAAAAATCATCTTAACCTTTAAATCGTCTGGCATATCAGCCTTAATAATTTGTTGAATGTAACTGAGCAATTGCTTTTCTACGTCCATGGTCAGCCCTCCTAATCTTCATTCACTTGTTCCTTAGCATCAATCTTAGCTTGACGTTCCGCCTTTACTTCTTCAATCACACCATTCAGCGCAAATTGGAGAATTACATAAAAAAGGAACAGATGGACTACCACAACATTGTGGCTTTTGGGAACAACTCTGCCATTATCGCTTATTGCTAATGGTCTTACATGTCTATTTACCAAGGCTTATCCCAAGCCTATAACTCTTTTAATGTAATTAGGCAGCTTTCTTGTTGCTTTGTTCCTCGTCCTCAACAATCTTAGCTTGTTGTTCTGCTTTCACCTCTTCAATAACGCCATTTAGTGCCAATTGAAAAAGCAAATAAAAAAGGAATAGACCAGCTAAATAACGTAACAACGGGATAAATACAACTGCCAACACGATTGGAATTAAAGATGCTCCAACAACCATTACAATTGACGTGTTCACTACTACGTTCTTCATTTGCCTATTCCTCCTAGTTCTTGGTGATGTCTACGGTTGCATTTTGAGGCACGGTAAAAATGTGGCTACCAGTATCAAGAGCGATAATACCGTCATAATGGCTTACCTTATTGACACAACCCGTCAGCAATGGAGTAGACAATCCCAATACGGGAACAATCAATGCTTTTCTATTCAATTGAAACACTTCCTTATAATTCACACAAAACAAAAACAGCTATATATTTGATTAAGCTGATTGAGAATAACGCTTATCTTTAATAGTCTGGAATTCAGTCTTAGACAACTTACCCAATTGCACCAATCGTTGTTCAATCATATCCAAAACCTTGTTACGGTCGTCAACGTTATTGACAAAATCATACTGATTCATATCAATACACAATACATTAGATTGAGAATAACTCTCATACCAATGCTTGTAGGTTTCCCAAACTGAATGATAATAATCTACCAATTCTGGGTCTGTCACTTCCATATCACGACCACGCTTTTGAATATGCTCAAGCATCAGTTCAAATGGTGCATCCAGATAGATAATCAAGTCTGGATGCCCGTTAAAGGGATGCCCACTCACATTGGCGACCATATTTTGATTCAAATTGATATATAGGTCGTACATGTTTTGTGGGAATTCGCCACGCTTGTACAAATTAAACGCCATCAAACCATCAGAAAGCAACGAGCTGTCATATACCGTGTTTGCCATACCTTGCGTTTCAGCAAGATATAGTCCCTCACGTAATTGTTGGTAACGATAGTTGAGGAAAGCAATTTGCAACGCAAATGAATATTGCTTGCGGCTATCTTCTCCCGCATTATAAAAGTCTTGCAGCATCGGAATATCATCAACATTTTCGTAATATCCCTTAGTCCCAAGGTCTTTAGTCAGAATCTTGGTTAATGAAGTTTTACCGATACCAATAGGAGCGTTTACATAAATCAAGTTACACAACCTCTTTCTTTTTTAGCATATCACCGATATACAATTTGTTATCATGAATATATTTGTCATTGTGATAGTATTGGTTTCATGCAGTACCTACGTCATACCGTATAGGCACATACCCCTTACGTTTATTTGTTGCAAACGTTCTTCGTGCAGTACCTATATCATATCGCATAGGCGCATACCTTTAGCAGATGTTGACGGCACTGGGCTATAGTGCAGTACCTATATCAAATTGCATAGGCACATACCCAGTCCGTTCACCATAAGCTAACGTCCTTAGTGCAGTACCTATATCAAATTGCATAGGCACATACCAATGACTGCTCAATAAAATGTGGCTTTTATGTGCAGTACCTATATCAAATTGCATAGGCACATACCTATTACTTAGTCAACTACCTATTCAATTGTTAGACACAGGCTTCTGGGAACAGCACTGCGTTATTCATTAGCACAAAGCTAACTCATAGCGTCTTACACGCCTATATTACCAAGGCTTCTGCCAAGCCTAAAACTCTTTTTATATTAATCAAGCAACTTTCTTGTTGCTCTTTTTAGTTGTTTTCTTCTTAGTCTTATTAGACACTTCGTTTTTGAGTTGTTCTAATCCCTTATTAAGGATGTTCTTAGCGGCATTAATATCACGGTCATGGTGTACACCACAATTAGGGCAATCCCACTCACGAATATCCAAAGTTTTTTTACCGCTATGGAAACCACAATCAGAACAAATCTGGCTAGTGTAATTGGGTGCGACTATTACTAATTGCTTACCGTACCACTTGCACTTGTACTCAAGCTCACGTCTGAATTCAAAGAAACTAGCTTCTGCAATTGACCGTGCCAAATTATGGTTTTTCATCATATTTGACGCTTTTAAATCTTCAATCACGATTAAATCGTAGTCTTTAACTAATTCAGTAGTCAGCTTTTGCAAATAGTCCTTGCGTTGGTTAGCAACTTTAGCGTGCCAACGTCCAACCATCATGCGTGCCTTGTTAAGATTACTAAAGTCCTCCAAACGGTGTTGACCAGTCAATGACTTGCCAAATTGCTTTTCGTATTGGTCGTTCATTGCAATAGTCTTTTTGGCACGTTCCAAACGGCGACTGTACTTCTTCTGCCAGTCAACCAAACGATGCTTAGACCAAAGATAATGTTTATAGGTGTTTTCTAACTTGTCGTACTTGACACCATTTGATAGAATTGCCAAGTCTTTAACACCCAAATCAATACCAACTTGCTTATTGGTTTTAGGCATTACCATTGATTCATGTTCAACACGACAACTAGCATAATAGAAACCATCTTTAGCCTTACGTAAGGTGGCTGCCTTAATCTTATAGTTGGTCAGACCATCATATCCACGGTATTTCATAACACCTAGTTTTGGAAACTTGATATGATGCTCGTCCAATGCAACACAACCTTGCTGAAAGCTAAATGAATCGTTGTGTTGTCGCCATGACTTAAACCTAGGAAAACCACCTTGTTTTGCAAAGAATTTTTGGAACGAGGCATCTACATCACTGCACACATTCTGAAGCGCCTGTGACGGCATGTGTTTTGCCCATTCATGTCCCTGTTCTTGCTTGAAAGGTTTTAAAAGATAAGTCATCCCAAACTTGGGAACATACACGCCTTTGCGATGAATTTTCTTGGTTTCTTCATCGGCATCACCATACATTTCATTAAATGCTTGATACCGTGCTTTTTGCATAGCCAACAATTCATTCCACATATGACGAGCCGATGCTCCAAATTCATCAATTGAATTAGCTTGTTGCTTATTGGGATAAATACGAATTTTAATTCCTTTATATTCTTTGGTCATGGTTCCACCTCCCTAGCATCCGTTACCTATGACGTGCTGATGCACCGAATTCATCAAGTCCACTCCCTATGCCAAAACATATAGGCACTAAACCAATCTCACATATTTCTAGATTGTTATTGTCTTCGTTACCTATGTCAAACAGCATAGGTATTGAACTGAATCTTGCGCATTTTTGGGCTGCTATAGGTCCGTTACCTATGTCAAATCACATAGGTATTGAACGAGAAATTCACGGGTACGACTAGAAACAGAGTCCGTTACCTATGTCAAATCACATAGGTATTGAACATAATAGATCGAAAATGGGTTGTCAACCTAGTCCGTTACCTATGTCAAATCACATAGGTATTGAACCGTTCTTACGTTCATTTAGTATTCAGTTTTGAACACCATTTACCTATGCGTCCGATATAAGGTTTTTGGGAACACCCTTGCTTTAATCAGATTAATAATAATCTAACCAAAGTCTTACGAGGTTATATTACCACGGCTCACGGCGAGCCTAATGAACGTTCAAGGAATCGAACCTTGATAGCAACCATTACGTTCTCCAGCACGTGCTTGTCTTGTCGCAACAGTCCCCGTAGAGATACTGCCGCTAACCACCCCGACTGGAATCGAACCAGCTTATTCAGTCTACTTTCATGGTAGCCAACATCTTGGCATAGGACTATATCCCATAGTATGACTAGGGACGTTCGTCCATTTCCCAATCCCACCGCTTCTCATACACTTCGGTGTTAAGATTTCGACCCGCCTCGCCATTAGGCTACGGGGTGATATGGAGAGTTTTTACACTCTCATTTATGAAAAATACATTCGGACTAAAAATTGGTTGATTTAAAAGTTGTAATAAATGACTGTTTTTGGAAGCGACTTTTGGACTACCACATTATTATGGCTTTTGGGAACGGCTCTGCTTCTTAAACAGAAGTCTTACGTGTCTATTTACCAAGGTGCGCCCCACACCTATTTTTAATCCAAACCGACAACTATCAACACGTTGGCAAGCATTTTAGGTGAATAGTTGTATGCAATTCTCGCCCAACGTTTGCCGTGGGATTGCCCGTAACCACGGCAATGGAACGAGTGGGAATCGAACCCACAACCTTTGGTTTAGAAGACCAATGCTCTATCCAATTGAGCTATCGTTCCAAGTCCTTAAAGCCAATTTTCCATATATATTGGTTTTGGACTACCATATTATTGTGGCTTTTGGGAACAACATTGCCATTATTGCTAATGGTCTTACACGTCTATTTACCAAGGTGCATCCTATACCTAGCATATTTTAGGTTGCCAACCTTTTAAGGAAGTGTTGATTAGGAAATGATAAATATTAGTTACTTATCATTATTATTGGCTAGGCTTTACTGCCTTGCCAACGATTAATATCATACCACTAATTGCGACAATTTGTCTATACTTTTGTTTAATCTTTTTCAATTATTTTTGATAATCGTTGTTTTGCCTTGCGTCTAGCATATCTATTGGCATCATGCTTATGTTCTTTAGCTACCATCTTATCGGGGTGTTCACCACGCCACCAACGCAAATACCTGTTTAAAGCCTTATAACGTCTTTTTCTATTGTTCAGCATTTGTTTCTCTTGCTTTGATAAGCCCTCCATATAAAGAAAAGCCCGTCTACATGACGAGCTTTTTTATTGTTTACTTCATTTCAGTTAATCCAGCTTGACGCCGACCACGATTGAACCATGGTGAAACCGTAAAAGCCAGAATATCATTGACTACATAGATTAAACTATTAACTGCCATTGCCAATGTTGCATCACCTTGTGCAAAGGTAACAGCCCAGAGAACCAATTGGAAAATGCCAGAAGCCAACCACCAGTAGTATTGGTTGTTGTAACGCATAAAGCACATAATGCCAGCAGTCAAGCTAATTGCAAAACTAATAGCATCAATCCATGGACGAGGGTCATTAGTAAATCGACCAATCAGATAGCCACTTACCACATAAACAATCAAAGTTGCTACGATAGCTACCAACCATTGCTTTGAACCGAAGCGGCGCAAATGATTCTTAGTATCATCATTCCAACTGCGGACTGCGAAAATAACAGGCAAGTCCAAGGTTACAACATAAGCAATCTGTTCAAAGATTGATAGGTAATTCTTTGCCGACCAGCCAGCGTAAACAAAGCATGCAGCCGAAATCAATCCTAACCAACCATTAATCGCTTTGGTAGCATTAATTGCCAATACACACAACGTACCCAACATTGTACCAATGAATGTAATCAGCGTTACCGAATTAATAGGACTGCCAATTAACAGAGCCAATTGAAAACCAAAAGCGAAGAAAAATAGCATATAGTTCTGCATTGCCCATCCTTTTAGTTGATTAAACAACCAGACAAAATAATTTTGCTTTTTAACATTATCCATTCTAACGATTCCCTCTTTCATAATTAATAGCTTTTACCTATTACTAGGCTGCTTATCCACCCTCGAATGGCTAGGGCTTCATTTTGCGCAAAATTAAGGTAAATACCTACTTTTCGCAAACAAAAAGGCGAACCCAAGGACTTGCACCTCAGAACTACTTGAATACAGTAGTCGTCTTACGTTCGCTCATTAACGTTTTGTGTGTCTGGGTGCGTCAAACCCAGTAAATGAAAGGAAGTGTTATCTGGATAGCAACTACTCGACTACTACCCAATGACGTGTGTAGGAATCGAACCTACCCGATTATACGCATCTGCCGGACTACGTATCACCGTTCCACCACATCACGCCACCATTTTAAAATTTTTGAAAGGAGGTGTCCCACATGAGAAACACTTGACGGTTGCTACCACCCAACCGCCAATATCGTTGGTGGGAATCGAACCCACAATCAACGCACCAGCGCAACGATACCAATACTACCATCTACACTTTGACTAAAGTGTTTGAATAACGAAACCTTTAATCATTTCCATGTTTATTATATTACCACATATCACTATATTTTGGTTCACTTTTGAGCCAAATTAAAGTGATTTATTTCATGTAGACTTTAAAGCCCTTGTGCGTCTTGGTCAGACCCTTTAAGCAGTTATCAATTGCAGCTTGATTAAGACCATGCTTCTTGATGAATGCAACATAAGCACCAGTACCAAATACTAATTCAGTCTTATTGCCGTGCTTGTCCTCAAACACAACTGTTTTAGCATCTTGAATCTTTTGCTTACGAACCGTTTCAGCACGTTCAATCTTGTGGACTGGTACAGAACGATATTCCTTACCATTGTTCAGACCCTTTAAATCCATGAACTGCTTGCCATTAACTTCATAAGTCCGTGTAATACGTACCTTTTGACCATTGTAATCAATAAAACGCATCTCTTATTCTCCCTCTTTCTTTAACATATCAATCAAATTACTATGATGAACCGTAGCGCTGCTCTTTTTAATCGTTGCCTTTAACGTTCGCATTGACGTAAGCATATAACACTCTTGACTAGCACGAGTAATAGCCGTATATAGCAGCTCACGACTGTTTAGCATGTACTGGAACGGCAATACAATAATCACACATGGAATAGTTGACCCTTGCGACTTGTGTACAGTCATTGCATAGCCCAATCTTAACGATTCAACCTGTTTGCCAGACAATAAGACCTTACCGATACCATCAAAATCAACCGTGATTTCAACTTCATTGTTATCTTGGTCTGATTCATCAACATCAATCTTCTCAATGATACCCGTGTTACCGTTAAAGATAGGTAGAATATTCTCACCTGTAACATCAACCGTCTTGTAGTTGTTGGCAACATTCAGTACCTTATCACCCTCACGCAATACAAAACCCTTAGTCTTGTTTTCATATTCATGTTTGTCTGGCGATTCTGGATTAACTACTCTTTGTGCCATAGTATTAAGCTGGTCGCAATTCTTAGTCATAGGTGTAATAATCTGTACGTCTTTAACATCGTAACGTTTAAGAACATATCTAAACACCTTATAAGCGTCTGCCAACAAGTTGCTTTCATTGCTATATGGTTCAAACACATAACCAAGGTCTTTATTTTCACCCTTGAGCTTCCAACTATCCTTTTCGGTAACGTCTTTAGGCATTTGACCATAGCGGTATTGCAGTGAATGAGTGATAATAGCTGACTTCTTAGCTTGTCGGTGAATGGTTTCCAGAGTAACGGTCGGAATAACATGAGAATCAATAATATCTCTCATAGTCCCAACACCAATAGAATCAAGCTGGGCACTATCACCAATCATGATGAACTTTGCACCACTTGGAATAGCTCTCAATAATTTAGCTAACAAACCCGTATCAACCATAGATACTTCGTCTAATACGACAACATTATATGGCAAAGGATTATCACTGTTATATTGAGCGTTTGGCGCTCCACCAATACCAAGTAAACGGTGGATTGTTCTACCTTGTAATCCTGTTACTTGTGTTAGGTTGTCTGACGCTTTACCAGATAAAGCACAACTGGCAACGGTATAGCCATTCTCTCTTAACACCTTGATAACGGCTTTCATAATACTGGTCTTACCAACACCACCAGAACCTTGTAGCAGCACTACATTTTGTTTGAGAATCTTGCTGATAGCGTGTTTCTGTTCGTCCGAGTATTCCCAACCTTGTTCGTCCTCAATGCCTTTAACAATGCTGCCAACACGTTTAATCGTCTTAATCCAGCTCTGAGCGTCCCTTAAACGAATTAAATCTTTAGCAATATCCTTTTCATCTTGATAATCACTGGCACGAGTAACCCGTTCCACACCATTAACAGTTTTAACGATGAATAAGCCACTATTTGCCACCCAATCAATGGTATCTTCAATATCACAATCGAAAATTTCTTTATTAAGAAAGCCAGTCAAATTACTGATTGACGTCCAAGAACTTCCACTCATTGTTAGGTTATCGAAGTAATCCATAACGAAAGCTCTAACACGTCTTTTATCGTTAGCAGCAATACCATTCTCTAATGCCTTAGCGTCAATTGTTTTAAAACCAATACCACCAACATTCATTAGCTCATATGGATTGCGTTCAAGTACCAAGACCGCCTTGTCAACTGAACCAAAATGCTTGCAAATACGCTTGACGGTTTGATTGGTAAAGCCCCACTCGCTATATACTGCATAAGCTGGGCTATAATCTTTCTGGCTTTCATACTTGTTAAACAATGCTAAAGCCGTTTTCTCACCAATACCTTTAATCTTGGTTAGGGCTTCAACGTCTTGTTTCTCAAAAATAGCTCTCGCATCTGGATAAGTCTTATTAATCAATCCGCCTTTAATCGGGTTAATAGCAATAAGAAAGCGCTGAAAATCTCCAGCGCTCATTTCCTCGATAGGATTCTTACGTTTGATATTAACCAGCGAATATTGCACACCATATTTAGCATTATCTTGTTTTTCGGCAACGACTAGGTATTCTACGTTTTTCATCATCGTAAATTTGCCTGTCAGCGTCACTGAACCCCAAGGGTTACGTGCAACTCTATTACTCGTTGCGTCTGACACGTCAATACTGGCAACCTTATAATCACTGTCGCTTGCCTTATAGATATACTTTTTAAGTTTAGCGGTAAACTCTACTCTTTCATCTGGCATTTAGCATCTCACCACCTTATCGAGCATTTCAAATTCATCAACGTTGTAGCAATCAAGGCGCTTTTCCATTTCGTAATAAATCAGCACCTTGCGTTTAGCCTTAATCAAGGCAACTACATTATCTTCATCAAGCTCAATGTTGTCTTTCAGCTTAATGTTTGAACTGGTGTTGGTGCGGACAAACGTGCTATCACCATCTCTTGCTGTTTTAAAAGCCTCATCTGGTTTAGCAATAAGCAAAAACTTAGTCATATTAAAATCACGTCTAAGCGTGAAAGTGGAATCTTTAGGCAATTCTGATAACGTCATTGTACAAACATTCCTCCATGTTAATATCTAAATCTGGATAAACCATACGCCAACGCTTAACGGGGACAACATGATAGCTGTTAATCTTACGGTCATTGCGAATAGCCCAATAAACACTGTGCGTATTAGCCATACCCAACAAGTCGGCAACATCGTGCTTGTCTTTAACGAACATCATTTCATCGTCATTGTATACAACCACACCATTGAGATAAGCACGGTACATAAGCCAAAACTTGGTCAAATGGCACTCATCAATCTTCTTACGCATTGTGCCCTCTGACATACCAAACTTCTTAGCCAGCTTTTTAACGCTGCAATTGCCACGCATAATTTCTTCTTCAACATGAGTTTTAAAATTGTCTTTTTCAATTGCACTCTGGGTATCTAGGTGGTCTTTGATATATTGCTGACACCAAAGCAATTCTGGGTCATCATCAACCAAAGTTGAACCCCACTCATCAATGTGATATTTTGCTTCCAGATTGTGCAAACGCTCATAAAACTCGTTGCTAAAGATTGACGACATTACATTACCTCCAAGAAAACGACAAATAAAAGATAAGAACGACAACTTAAAAAGGCAAACCCACTTTATATCTAGTAGGTCTGCCTTACATACATATTTCAAAACAAAACCTATATATGTTATCCAATTAATCATACCATATATAGCTATATTTTGGTTTAACTTTGAGCCAAATTAAAGTGATTTATTCAAGGTCGTTGTTGATTTGCGTCTTACCAATATCCCGTACGATATTCAATCCACGGTCAACTTCCAGAACAACTTGACGGCTGGTTTGTCCTTGACGGTTCTTGTCCCAGAACACAATCATGTAATCCTTATCTTCGTCAAGCAATGCTTGGTGTCCATCTTCCTTAATGATACGTAATGCCTTATCACCGACTTTTTCAGACTGGCTCATCATACGTACCAACATTAGAGAAGAAACAACGTCTGTAACGTTCTTAGCCATACCAATCATGGACTGGTCAAGATATTTAGCACGTCTATTACTCTTAGTCATTTGTGCTGTTACCCAAACATGAACGTTCAAATTGCTTGGCTTAATCGTGTTATATAACTTAACCATGTTCTGCTGCAACTGCAACCAAGAATTATCAGTAACTCGACTATCAGCGTCATTATCCAACTTCAACGTATCAAGGATAAAGTAGCGAACATCATACAATCTAGCGTACTTCTTGATTAAGCGAATCGTCTTAGTCATGCTAAATGCGTTCATGTTTACGAATCGTACCAGTCCATCATATACCTTACGCTTATACCAGTCTTTAGCCTCGTTCAGATATTCCCACTCTTGGTCAGTGAAACCACCCATGATGAAACGGCTTTTATTAAAGTTGGCATCGGGATGCTTATGGTTGATATACGTGGTAATCAGACCTTGTGCATATCGTGCCTTTTCTTCTTCGTTGGCAATGATTAAGACTGGTTCTTGGTTCGTAATGGAACTCATGATATGCAACATGGTAGTTAAGAAAGTCTTACCAACACCAGAGTTAGCAGCCATCATAGTAATGTTCCCCAATGCTAAACCATGTTGAATTGAATCCATCAAATGACTGCCAATTGGTAAACCTTGGTCAACACCTTGGTCAGCCCGTTCAAGCATCTCATCAACGCCATCAAACATATCTTCGACTTTATCATTGCCGATTTGAGTATCAACAAAGGCTTCTGCAACCAAACCCTCAAGCACTTCGTTAAGGGTTTCTAAGTCCATCTTGGAATACTTGTCCCAATTCTGTTCGATAGGGAATCCGCATTCTACTAAGCGTAAAACAGTCTTGTAACGTTGCAACTCACTGTAATAACCGTCAACGTTTTCAGCTTCAACAATCTTCATACCCTTGTCGATTGTTTCATAGCCACCACATTTTTTAAAGAGTTGTTGCAACTTGTCATTCTTGGATTGAACATAAGCCGAAACGGTTACAACGTCCATTTTTCTCAGCTTTCGTTCCTCTACCATCTCTTTTAACATCTGGTAATAGAACCGCCAAATTGGACTGCTAAATTCATTAACTTTAATGTCATAATCAAAATAATAGTTCGTGTTTTTATATAAAGAAAGCACGAATTGACTTTCGATTATTCGTTTCTGCTGTTCGATTTCTTTATAAAACTTGGATTTTACAAATGTGCTTTCGTTACTTGATTGTTTTGCGCTTGACACCCTTATTACAACTCCCTATTCCAAATTCAACTTGCTTGCCATGAATCCTCGTTCACTGGCTGCCAACATTACCAACTCATCAGCCGTAAACAAATTGCCGAGAATACTATCAGAAACATAAGCCCGTAGCAGCTCATCGAAAAAGTCCTCAAAGTTATCGTGGTTAATACCACCTGTTTGCTCCAGAATCTCTTTGATATGTTTTTGCTTAATAACGGCTTTGCTTAACATATCAGCGCCAACCGTTCCCAACATGATATTGTTGTCTAGCGCAATCAAAATATCCTTATCTAATTCCACCATTTACTAAAACTCTACTTTCCGTTTACCAGTACCCTTACGTTTGTATTCAATCTTAGGTTCTGGTTGCTTCATCTTGTTATCTTGTTTAAGCATACGGTCAACACGGTTTTTCTGTTCTTCTGCCTTTAACATTCGCATAACGATAAAGTCAATCTTGCTTTCAACAATCCGCATAAAGTAATTGACCTCATGCTTTAAATCCGTGAATTCAACCGTTTCTCTAGCATAGTCAACTGACCGCTTGCAATACTTTAACGTGTTAAGAATCTCTTTAAACGAATACCCACGTTTAATAACTCGTGTATTAGTACCATGTGGCATGAATTGACCAGTACGCAATCCCAACAAACGATTAGCTATATAATCACCAATTTTTGTGTTAGGGAATCGCTTGTCAAAACTAACTCCAGCTGGCACTTTCATATATTCTCGCTTAAAGTATTGATATACATCGTCCCACTCGCTATTTTCAGCGTGCATAACATCTATATCACCACGTTCTTTCACGTATTTTTGTAGACAATCTAAATGGAACGGTCTTTCGATATACTTAGTCACGTGTTTAGTGGTTCCCTCGTCTTTATCCTTGATTGCCACTTGCAAGGCAATTGGCTTAATAACTGCTTGACTGGCATTAACTCGTCCACCACAGTAATAGCACTCATAATATGATTTACCGTCTAGCTTTGCCGTGCTAGGCTTAATCAGTTTTGATTTTGGTTTTTGTTTTGCCATGATTATTGCAGCCCAATCTTGCGAATCTCAAAACCCCTGTCATTAACAATAACTACACCTTGTGAACGTGATGAAGAAACACCCAAGCGCTTACTATAATCGTCCATACCCTTGAATGAGCCAAACGTTACTTGATAACGGTTATTGCCAACTTCCAACATAGAAAACTTGTGAACGTGTCCACCAATTACGGCATCATAATGTCTATCATGGTTCTCGCTAACTTTTGCCAACGTGTTTTTGTTGCTTAAATTATCACGGTCGCCATGAACAAACGCAAAATGATAACCACGTAACATGATTTCAGCAAAATAACTATCAGTTTCAACGAATTGTACGTCTGAACCAGTAACTTCAATCCACATTTGAATGATGCGATTGCTAATATTAACGGCATGGTCAGCGTTCAAGTTTGAGTTCTTGTCGCCTTGCATACGGTCGTGATTACCAGCAATTCCACGATAGGTAATGATTTCAGCATGGTTTCTGATGCGTTGAATGAATTCAATAATCAAACGAGTTACATTGACAATCTGTTCTGACAACGTTTCTTCACTATCATACAAGTTCTGATTACGCATATAAGCGTGTTCTACAATATCGCCAAGGTTGACAATATCTACTGATTGCGCTCCAGTTTCATCAATCAACTTAATTACCTTTTCGGCATACAAGTCCATCAATCGTGCTACTACTTTGGTGTCATAGTAGTTCTCTGGAATATCTACATGAGCGCCATAATGAATATCTGACAAGCAAACAATTAAATCAGCATCTTTATCACTGTTAATATCTGGCAGTACAACTGGATTGCTTGCCTTAACAAACGTACCTTGTCGAATCGCATTGCCAATTTCTTCAATCAACAATTCATCTTTGTTGGTGTCACGTACTAGCTTACGCACCTTGCGTGCTTGTTCTTGCAGTGCTAACTTTGCGCTATTAATATTGCCAATTTCATTTTTAATAGCTTGCAACTTATTGCTGGCAACCATTTCAGCGTGCTTTGCTACACTAGGCAATTGACCAATCTTGTGTTGGTAATGCTTAATCAGACAACGGTAATTCTCATTGGTGTCGCTATCCATATAACCCTCTTGTTGCATGAGTTGCTTGTGCTTAAACCATGAACAACGGCGTGTCGGTGATAGCTTTTGCAACTCCTCTTTAATTGCAACGGCGGTTTTCAAATGTTCTTCGGTAACGGTAACTCGTTCACCTTTTGTGTTCTTGTACGAATAATCCAAAATCTAAACCCCATTTATATATGCTAAAAGGCGGTTATTACACCGCCTTTCTGAATACTACTTATTCATCAATGCCAGAACGGCTTTTTGCTGTTCCTTGTTCATTTCTTTAATCTTGTTCGTGCCAGTTACTTCAACCAGCTTTTCGGCAAATGCTTTCTTTTCCGCACTAGACAAGCTGCCAAGATATTCCTTAACTCGTTCGGGGAACGTCATGGTTGACTTAACTTCGTTTTGGTAGGCTTCCTTAGACTTATCAACGTCCTTGTTGTAGTCCTTAACAACCGTTTCACCTTGATTATCCTTGGCTTGCAGACGCTTTTCCCAATTCTTGTATGATGGATTTTCGATAACGTCCCCAGCCTTGTAGGTCGTGGTACGGTCTTTTTCAACTACACCAATGTACTTACCGTCCTTAATTTGCAAGTGCAGAACAATGTCGTAATCGTATGGTGCTTTCTTTGCCATATCAGCGGTTTCGCCAGTCTTAACACGAGTGCCATTACCAATGTCTTGAGTTAAATCCTTGTTTTGAGCGACTGATACAACGTTAAAACCTTGACTAGCCATACGAATCTTTGCATTTTGCAAACGGGTTGCCAATTGCTTAATCTTGCCCCAACCACGTTGTGAGATGTTGGCGTCCAGCGGGTCACGTCCTTTGTTGATAGCACGGCGTTCTTCCACTGACAACAGTGCTTCTTGAATGTTTTCGTAAATCTTGGTTTCCGAATCAATTACCAAGGTTTCAAAATCAAGTTCGCCATCTTCCAGCTGGTCAAGCAGTTCTTCCAAGTCGTCATAGGATTGCGAATCAACAATACCAATCAAGTTCTTTGCCTTGTCCGTGCCCTCATACCAAGCATAGCCATCTTCGGAATCCATTGCCAAAACCTTAGGGAATGACAAGGCAAACAAAGTCTTACCCGTTCCAGTTTCACCATAAACCAGAATCTTCAAACCCTTTTTACGACTATTAGGTTTACGTACGTTTAAAGCCATATTTAATTAAAACCTCTCTCACTCATTAGCCAAACAGTTCATCATCATTGAATACGTCATCAGAGCTATTGTCAGCGCTTTCCGTATCTGTTTCTGCAAAAGCATCATCCACTGATACTTCTTCATCTTCGCTACCCCAAACAATCAAAGCGCTAGGGTCATACCGTACTTGAATACGTGGCTTACCAGTTTGCTTATTCAGAACAACGTTAAAGAATTGCGTTTCGTCTACTCGTTGGCTGCCAACGGTCAGTTCTGATTCAGCTTCTTCTTCCGTCATGATTCCAAGGTCAATCAGTTCTTGCAATTCCTTGGTAATTTCAACGTTGCCAGTGCTTTCTTCAACACCGTAAACAACGTTCATACGCATGGTTGCTTCAATAACTTCGCCCTTGTTAGCTTGCAAGAAACGCTTGATGAATTGAATACGCTTGTCAGTACCATTCGTAAACGTAAACGTTTGTGGCATAGCAACCGTCTTTCTAACGACCTTGCCATTTTCCTTTGATACGTATTGTGGTACAAAAGCATTAACAACCATCTTGCCATTCTTGACCAGCGTATCTTCCCACTTACGAGGCAGTGAATGCTCGTCAAGCAAGTAAGTTTGTTCAATAATCGCTTTAGGCTTAACTGCTTCTTCGTCTTTCAGAAATACTGAACGAATGTTAAAACTCCGCTGAATGTTACCGTTGTAACGGCTGTATTCAACATTACCCTTGATTTCAACGTACATATTGTTGTCAAGGTGTTCTGCCAAGTAATTCAGCAAGTCAAGTTCAGCAACGAATTGCTTAACAATCAGCTTGCCATCTTCGCCCTTTTCAAGACCTACTCGCATAAACGAACGATTATCAACGTTACTCAAAACTTCTTCCTTGTCACGCATTTCCCAATTGATTGGTGTCATTTCGCCATTCTTATTGCGAACCCAAACTTGTGGATTAACTTCACTGTGTCCGCCCATCAACTGAACGTACATTGAGCTGCTTTGGTCAGCTTTAACCAAGAATGATGCACGCTTATAAACGTAACCGCTTGCCGACTTGCTTTCTTCCTTTGGGAACGTGTTGTCATCAATCATTACGTGTCCGATTACGTCAAAGTTTGCATAACCGTTGTGCAATTCAGTTTCGAGTTTAGGTTTAACCATTAAAAACTTCCTCCAATTCTTGTTCACTGACTACCTTGTACTGCAATTCATCACTATCTTTATCTACAAAGTAAGCAATAATCATAGCGGTATCTGCGTCCAATTCGTCAACATCAATGATAACGTCATCTGATAAACCAGTTTTGCTATAAATTAGTTTTGCATTAGGTACATCATTGACGTATTCAGCGTCAATATCAATCTTTTCAATTACGCTGTCAGACGATTCATCAACGAACCGCTTAATAATCTCCAAAATATTTTTAGCCAAGCTCGGCTTATTAGGCTTATCAACCTTTTCTTTTTGGTCGGCAACCGTTTCTTGTTCCTGTTCTGGTTGCTTTGATTCGGTCTTAACCGATTCATTTTCAGCCTTTACTGGTGTTTTTACTTCTTGTTCTTGTGTTTGTTTTTGTGATTGTGGCGCTGTTTGCGGTTGTTGTGGCGTATTAGCCATGAATTCGCTATTCATAATTACGAAACCACCATTATTAATAGCGGTTGCCAACTTCTTGTACTGGTCAACTGCAACTGCTCCCAACAAATCAGCGTCATTCTTAACACCAAGATATGCCTTAACACCTTGGATGCTTTCTGGTGCTAAAATCTCGGATAAGTCAACACCGACTTCAATTACAAATTTGTGCGTAAAATTATTATTCATGATGCAACTTGTACCAACTTTCAATTTGTGCTTTTAAATCGTCCAGAGTGCCGTTGTTATCAACAATATAAACATTGTCGAATACGCCACTACCAACAATCTTTCGCAGCTTACCATCTTTAAAAACTCGTTCGCTTGGTAACTTCTCCAAGAAATCAAGTTGATGCTCAATACTGTTATCTAAATCAGTCTGTTTGTAACCACCATCACGTTGGTTTAACCGCTGTTTAGCAACGCTTGTATTTGCTTTGATATATAACGGCTTATAATCACGTTCCACGCAATAGTGTGCAAACTCCAGCAACTTGCGAACGTCTGGTATAACTACTGATTTATCAGCATATTTGTCATTGATAATGCTATCTGTGTAGTCAATCCAAGTCATTTCACCAAACACATTACGCATATCTTCACCGACTGTTTGTAATTCGTGTCGTCCATATGGATTCCGTGCTAAAGTGTCGCAAATATGGTGAATGCCTTGTCCAAGACTAATCTTTGCATCTGCTGCACCAAGATTAATTAACATATCAGCAACGGTATCTTTACCAGAACCGCCACTGCTTGCCATTAATGCAATATGCACTCAAATTCCTCCTTTTGTTCAATTTCATTATCGAACACATATTATAATATCACCTATTGCTATATTTTGGTTTAAAAATGAGCCAAAGTAAAGTAACTTTTTTGGCAAAATAAAAATCCCACGCTATGGAATCGCCATAACATAGGATTTTCTTTACTTTACAATTGATAATTTATATTGCCGTACTTGTGCAACTAAACGACCAATCTTTAGATATTTTCCGCCAGAATGTTTCTCCAATCCCTCTTGTGCTTCTTCTTCCGACATTTCATCAAAATGGACTAATGTTTCGGCAGCCACTCCCATCAAATCGTGTGTATGTGAATTAATATCTAAATTACGTTCATTCATTAACTTCAACATATAGTCGCACATGCCACTAGCATGAATATTGATATACGTCAAAACACCAGTTACGCCATACATTTTCTTAGAAACGTTAGCCATTCTATTCCAAATTGCCCAACGTCCTAATGGTGTGTTACGGTTTCTACGGTGATTTACTGGTTGAACAAGATATGGACTAGTCTTATCTGGTCTAGTGTTAATAGCCTTTCTAATCCATGCGGCTTCTTCATCGTTCAATTTAATTGTTCTTGGAGATAAGCCATTGGTAATTCTAAGCTCGTTACCTTGCAAATCACTAGCTTTAATAAACGATATTTCGTTTTCTCTTTGTTGCTCTTTACTACTCTTGTTTGGTGATGGTAGCCGACAACCAATGAAAACCAACAACACTACAATGGTTTCCTGTAAAGACATACCAGACTGCATAATATCATTCATTAAGGTTTCATACGTGATATACTGACGCAAGTTCGTTGCCGTTGTTGATACGCTATTGCGTATCGTCCAGTTATTGTTAGTGTTCAATACATAGTCGCTGTAATTTAACAAACTATAAACTGTGGTATTCCATGCGTTAGAAAGAGTGCTAATACGTCCATCAATAGTCTTAGGCGACATATTCAGCTTAGACAATTCCAGACAAAACTTTTTAACGTCATCAGCCGTAAACTCATAGAACGGTTTATTTAGCTGTATTTCGATAGGGTCTACAACATAAAAAGTTTCTCTATCTACTCGAACGGTGTTGTAGGTGCTTAAATCTAAAAACCGCTGCATCAAGTAACACTGCTTCATATTGTTATTAACTTTATATCTTCTTGCAAAGATTTTCCCAGTCTTGGTTTCTTTAATTCCGTAGATAAGTTTTTCATTGAATTCAGCATCATTATATTTCTTATAAGCCAATTCCATGAGCGTACGATAATCTTCTCTATTCATGGTTGTATTTAAAAACATTGAATTTAATACTTTTTTATCTACTACATTTTCACGACTTAGACGGTCATATAGTTCTTGTAAGTCGCCTTGCTTTTGAATAATTAAAGCATATTCATCATTATACATATCTTTTCCCAACTTTCACCCTTATTGTCTTTCTTTGTGAACCCAGCAATATTTTATTGCTACACACATTGTGGACTACCACGTTATTGTAGCTTTTGGGAACGGCTCTGCCATTATCACTAATTGCTAATGGTCTTACGTGCCTGTATTACCACGGTTCGTCCCAAACCCAGCAATATTTTTCTTGCTAACAATATTATAAACCAAACCGCTTTAAAATTAAAGCAACAATATAGGATTAGTTGGTGAATTACATACACAATCTTTATTATTATAGGCAATAAAAAAAACGCCAACCATTGGCAACAAACCAATATTGACGCTAACTATTCTATCAAATGCACTATAATATAAATTTGTTTTTATTGTAAAGCACGTTGCTATATAACTATTATCAGATAATTATATAGACGCTTTTCTAATCATTAACGGCTGCTAATTATTTAGAATTCTAGCTAATTCTGCGTTCTGCTTAACTGCTGAATATACTACTGATTGGCACTCAACGCTTGAACCAATTGCAATTAACAATTGTTCCTTAGTGAGTTTACTTAACTTAGAATAATCATTCTCACTAGCTAAGATTGCTGAACCTGTTTCTGCTGGACTAGGATTACGATGGATATAATTTTCGGTTGTCTTAACACTCGTGTGGTCACAAAAATCACGTACCAACAATAAGTCATGCGTTCTTGTCCAAAGGGATGTTGCAGCTCCAGCTTTAATTGAGTGGATGACTAAATTACGTCCCACCTCTTGACTGAATTGTTGCATGAGTTTCTTCAAATTACTGTGAGTTAAGCCCTCAAACAACTTATCATTAGCATCACCACGTCCTAATACATTGCGTAACTTTTGATAATATCTAATAGGCAGATACTTTTTATTTAGCTTTTTACCCTTGTCGATAAGCGACAATACTGCGTACTGGTCATTGTCCCATGCTGACGTCATGATGCTAAAGTTCTTCCAACGTACATTTAATGCAGCAGTAACACGTACACCAGTTTTGAACATAAAGTCAACCAATGTAGCATAGCGTTCACCTATACCGTCTTGTTGAAAGTTCCTCCCAGTCAACCAAGCCTCCAGCTGGTGCAATTCAGATACACTAATAGCATTATAATGTTCAGTGTCACGTATTGACAAGGTATCAACCCGTAAAATACTAGTTTGCAGTTTTGCAAAGTCAATATCCTCATCGCTAAATGTTTCAGTACGTTCAATCATTTTAACCAATGAACGAACGGCTGTTAAATCCCGTTTAATCGTGCTGTCTTTTACTCCACTAGCCCTTGACGGCTCTACAAAACTATTAATTACCTTTTCATAATTTAACGACTTTAAATCATTTGCCGTCCACCAAACTGGTTGCTTGTCAAAAACCATTTCGCTAAATTTTGTTACTGACGTTTCATAATTTCTTGACGTATTCTCTGATGAAAAACTGTTTTTCCAAGTTTCAAATGTATTTTCAATTGTTTCCATATTAGCCACTCCCTTTATTCCACCTATATTTTTGTTTATCTTTATGCTATATATTGTATTCAGCACACCATAGGTTGTCAACCCATTTCAAATATTTTTAAATGTTGCTATGTCAATCATTAACGGCTATTAATTCTTTTTAAAGGCAAAACAAAAAGCATTCAGTCTTTAAACTAAATGCCTACTTTAATACTTTTACCAGTTTATTTAATTCTTTATACGTCATATCCAGTCTACGCTGCAAGGTAGCAATCGATGGATAATCGTTATTTTCTTTACACCATTTACTATATTGGCTCAGATTATTTAAATTATTATTAACCATTGCTTCGATTAATAAATTAATTAATTCTTTCTTGTCTACATGATTCCAACGACCTTTATGCTCACTCTTAATTTCTTCACCATATTTGTCTTTATATAATTCTTTCAGTCTTTCAAAAGAATAACCATATTTACTTAGTGTGCCATAATTTACACCAATCATATGTTTTGAATTCTTCTTAAATTCTTCTACATTTTGAATTTCATCTTTGTGCATCCATTCCAAGGCTTTATCAATAATTTGTTGCCTTGTATCTGGATTAGTTAGTCTAATTTTCTTTTCTACACCTTTAGCGTTATCTCTAGCATTGAATTTCACATTCGCATAACTAGCATATTTAAACCCTAATTCATTCATTAGGTCTTGCCATTTCATACCAGTAACTTTCATTGCATTGTTAGGGCTAGGTGCTACACCACGTTGATATTCTTTCTGATAAACGGTTCGACTAGGGTTATCTTGAATTCCTAATCGAACAATTTCTTTCTTTAGCGATTCTTTAGTTTCTTCAATCGTCATTTTAGCCATATTTATCACCATTAATACTTTTTAGTCGTCATCTTCATTACTTTCTTCTAATTCAAAGTCATCAATGAAACCCTGCTTTTTAGCAGCGTTTAAAAGGTGCTCGATATTATCATCTGGTAAATCTTGCCATTCAATTAAACGCTTTTCATCACTATTATCTACTAGCACCATATCTTCACTCATTGCTTGCCATAATTCTTCGCCATCATCGTATTTAAATTCGTAATAGCCAATGTTGCTGCCATCTGCTCGTGTACCCCAAACAGTAATATCAAAAGTTTTCATGTTCATTGCCTCCAACTCTTTAATTCTATTTTTAGTTAAATCATCAAATTCATATAATTCATCAAGGGTTGCGTCATTTTTAATAAAACTTTTCGCCCTTGATTTCTTCTGATACCTATAATTCTTGACTTTGTGTTTAGACTTATAAGGTTTTTGATATTTCTGATATTTTTGATAGTCATATTTCATCAAATAAACCTCATCTTTTTACATTAATGATAAATGTTTGATTATAGGTGGTCAACCTATATTTTTATTTAATTTGTCATGGTGACATAAGTCAAGTAAAACAATGGTTTTATTCGGTTTGTCAATCGTGTATTTCAATAATAAATCACTTGCATGGTGTCCTATATGGACTGAATATAAATTTTGTCCACGGCGGTTCATTTTGTGATTCTTTAATCGTTTTAATTGTTGACTATCGCCAGTAACTAAAACGTTAATTGTAAAATGCAATAGTTTCAATGAATAATGCTGCCGTACATATCGTTTATAATTTTTATCGTATTTGCGACTGGTAATAATTTTCATCAATTCAAATGCACCCCCATAAATTCTTTTTTAATGTTCTTAGCAGTTAATCCACCATTGACCAGCCTTGTTAATTTTCAAACTGTAATATACTGGCTTTTCAGCACCCTTAAACCGTTCTTTAGCTTGCTTAATTGCCTCTTTTGCCTCGGTTACTGTGCGATATTTATCTTCACTCACAACCGTTTTCCCGTATTTAATAATCACGTTTACATACTTCATAAATTCACGAGTTTTCAGCATAGGATCATTTTCTTTAAGCACTTTATCGTTATCTTCATAAGCATGAATCATGATTAATTTCAAGTCAGCTAACATTTTGCTAAAACTTGATACATTAGCACTCCAAGGCGTACTTAATGATAGACTGGTCAAATCTTTTTTCTTTGGTGTAGCTTTATCACTTTCAACCTGTTCATCGTTTTGTTCAGTGTCTTGTTCATCTTCAACGGCAGCTTGTTTTTCTTCAACCTCAACCGTTTTTTCGTTGTCAGCTAATTCTTCATCGTCAAGGTCTAAAATAGCCTTAATTTTGTCTAATTTAGCCTTGTATGCTGCCCCTTTAGATTCTTTAGCGTCCTCTAAATCATCAATTTTGTTGTTCAACTTAATAGCTTCTTGGTTCAACTTGAAAATTTCATCTTTTAAATCGGTGATTTTGTCTTTTAATTCTATATTTTCATCATCAGTTAATTCTTTATCAACTTTCATTTCGTCCATCTTTTCTTTTAATTCATCATTGTCATTTTCCAATGTACCCATTTCATAATCAGCGCCCCCAAACTGGTAGATTAATTCTTTAACCAATTGGTCTTGTTGCCATTCATCAAGTCCTAAATCGTGAGTGATAGTGTCATACAAGCTATCAATATTTTCGGCAACGTAAGCAATTTCTTGTAAGTCTGATACGATTAACATTTTTAATTACCTCTCTTTTTATCTTTAAAACTAATTATACTATATTATTGTTTTACTAAATATTCAAATACAACCTTAAATTACTGAAAAAATTCCAGTCATCATCATTCCAATTTGTATCTTGCTGCCAAAATCCATCATTATATCTAACAAACAAGGAAAATTTAATATATTTCATTAGCTCGCTTTGATTAAGATTTTTCGCTTGCAACAAAATAGTTTCTTCATTAACTGGATAATACAATTGTCCACCATTAGGTGCTTGCCAAACGTAATAATATTCACCATCACTTTCAGCAACGCCAGCTAAAACATTTAAATTATCAGCAACCGTGCCAATAACTTGTGATGCCAACGATATTGCGTGTTTTTTACTCAACCACATTTTATTAAATACCTCCATAAATTCTTTCTAATCAGCAATTTCTAATTCCACAATCCACCGTTCATGTTCTGGTTTATTATGATATTGAATTGTGATTGATTGTTGTCGTTCACTAAATTCTTTTTCTTCACCATCAATCAAATACGTGAATACTTTTAACCCTCGTTTTGACAATCTTGTTTTTACAATTGGATAATTGCTTAATTCAATTTCTTTAAAACTTGTTGTCGCAACCCGTGGCTGCCAATATTTATTAACAACTTTATATTTGCCATGGATTAATTCCTCTTGTTGGTCAAAATCTGATTGTTTTGATACGTCAAGTGAACGGCTATTTTTAAAACGATATTCAACATATCTACAATCGTCTTGATATTCACTCAAACCGTCAACCTTATTTTCAACAATAAGATTAAAAAAATTTTGATTTCTTGACGTTGACGCAATACCAAAATCAATTACATTGCCAATTTCTATATTGTCTTTATCCCATAAGCGTTCAACACGTACCAATGATTTTTCTTCAATTGGCTGTTGGTCAATAGTTTTTGCTAATTCTTGTGCTGCTAACTTAGTTTTTTCATCTACCGTTTCATCTTGGTTACGTGAATAGTTGCAAATATCTTCGTATATACCATTAACATAATCACTAATAGCTTTATCAATAATCATAATAATTACCACCTTTTCAAAAATTCTTTTTATGGTCAAAATTCATTGACCTAAAAGCTATGGTAGGATTTGCACCTACCTCAAAGCACCTAACTAGCTAATTAAATTCCTCTGTAAAGTAATAGTAATAAGTGATAAGCCCTTTATACGTTACACTAAATCCAACACCATTCATAATAGTATCACCATACCACGTGCAGCCATCAATGCTAATTAATTCTTTCTTAATCAGACTTGACAACACACCTCGTAAAATATTGTGTGATACACCAGTATCATTTGCAATTTCGTCAAAATCAAAGAATGTTGCGTTGTCATAAATATTATCTTGCATATTTGAGTAGTTAAGATAGTGACTAAAGCATTCAACTACCTTTAATTCTGATTCAGTTAATTCTGGTAATTCCCATTCCATACCATCAAATTTTACTTTCTTCATAATATCAACGCTCACTTTCTTTAATCGAACATAATGCTAACCAACGTGATTAGTCCAGCCATCCATAGGCTTGCTAAACTAAAGCCTATGAAAAATTTTAACTCAAACAAAATTCTTTCTATCATAATTACCACCTTTTCACTAATTATAATATCTTTTATTTTAAAATATCATGAACACTATCTAGGTATTTGTTAAATTTATCGTATACCCGAATTGGAGTGATAACGGCTTCAATCTGACCAACTTTAATCAACATAGGTACAATACAATGCCCATCAGCATAGCGATTTTCATCATACGGTGCAATACACAACTCGATTGCGTCATTACTTTCTTTAGCAGCCATTGTCAACAAGTCAGTTAAATATTTAGCATTAAACACAATTGACTGAATTTTTTCGTCCGTTGTATCTTTTCTTTTTTCTTGCAATGGAACATATCCACGAAAAGCACTACCGTTCTCGTTGTAACACGTTGCCATAACACCATATTCACTAATATCTAAATTAGTTTCATAGGCGGCTTTGTTGTCAGTATTTGTATGGTGCAAAATTAAAGCGGGTGATAATACCGCTTGTAATTCCTTGATTTTTGATACGGGTACAGTGATATGCACCGTGTCTTTTTCATCAGTATCTTCAAATACATGGTCAATGATTTTAACTCGTTCTTCATCTTCATATTTGATTAAGTCTACATTGTCGTTAAATTCTTTTTCTTCTGGTTTTGCATTGACGTACCGTACCAATACATGTTGGCTGCCATAATAAACGTTCGTACCGTAATAAGCTGGTTGCGTTACCATGCGAGAATTGTATTTGCTAATTTTCTTTGAGTGTGAGTTAAAATTCTTAATGGTAGTTGATTGAATAAACATAATTTCTTCACCTTTCACTTTCTTTTATTAAGCAGATTGTTTCTAAAATGGATATTTTATCCTATTCAAACATTAATTCAACGTACTGGTCTTTCTTGTCAGCAAACCCTTGTTTTGGTGCTACTTGATACATGCTGCGTAACCAATCGACAAAATTGTAGTCATAATCCCAACTATCACTGGTCAACGTCAACAATTGGATTAATTCATTCTGATTGAACGGGTGTGCCGTCATAATTTGCTCCATACCGTCACTAACAATTAGCAGCAACTTGTCAGTGTGAATATTATGTTTCATATCCTTGATAGATACCTTATCCAACTTTTGACCAAAATCGTCAGTGTAGCCGTTAACGTGCTTAATAAATTCTTTTCGATTGACCAAAAAGCCGTTACCATATTCACTATTAATCACGTCATATACCGTTACGCCGTTCATTTTCTTCATCATAATAATTACCACCTTTTCATTATTTTTAATTTTCAAAAATTATTTTCAATCTAAAATGTTGTTGACCCTAATTAGTAGGGCTTTTATTGTTAGTCATGATTTTTCACCACCTAAAATAAGCTAATAAATTCAACGTGTACACCATCACTATTAACTGGTTTCTTGCTAGTAGCTTTCTTTTTAGTCGCAGCGGGCTTTTTAGCTTTTGTAGTAGCCTTGGTAGTAGTTTTCTTTGGTGCTGCCTTTTTAGCCTTAGTTGTCTTTTTAGTCGCTTTCTTTGGTTTTGGTTGTTCAATAGCCTTGACTGATTGAGTTTCTATTTTTTCTTGCTTTTCGTTGTTGTCAGTTTCTTCTGTTGCGTTGACAATTGCACGCAAGTTTTCACAATTACCACGATATTGGTTAATTCTGTCAATAAAGTAGGCTGCCAACTTGCTAATTTCGTCAAAGAATTCATACAAGCGACTTTCATCAATTTTGCGACCGTTGTCAGTCCAACTTGCAATGTAACGGATACTATCTTCACTTGTATCAATCCCATTTGCCTTTGCGACTAGATACCCAGTCAATTCAGCTTGTAATTCCTTTTCATAGTCTTGCAATTCTTCATGTTTCTTAATGTTTAATTTCTTCAGAATTGGATTTTCGTCTAATTCAAAGCCGTGTAACGTTGCATGAGTTAATTCATGGATTAACGTTTCAACGTTTTCTGTTGGTGTGTTTTGTGGATTCAACGCAATCGAATTTAAATTCGGTGCAAAAAATCCTTTAGCAACGCCGCCCTTGTATTTTTGCCAAAATGCTTCATCGTTGGTTACTAATGATAAGTTCAATTCTTTTGCAATTGCTGCCAATCCTTGGCTAACAGCATTTAACTCAAAATCACCGCTTACATGATAATCATGGTGTGCATTAGGGAAAATTTTCGGGTAGTCATCTTTTGGCAAATCAGTTTGCGTTACGTCAAAAACAGTAACATGATTAAAACCGCCAATATGTTGACTGGTCTTTAATTGACCCGCCTTAATTTTTTTCTTTTCATCTGGTGTTGCGTCCTTAACTAATTTTTCTTCACCTTTTGCATTAGTAAAGGTCTTGACCATGTTAGGTGCTACAATTTTTATTCCGTGTTCACCATTACGGACTGGATAGCCTAACTTTTTAAAGAATGTATAAGACCCCAGTGCAATAGCGTCAGGATTTTGTACATAGATTAATGCACGGTTACGGGTTGAATACTGATAGAATGATTGAATAAATTCTAACAGTTCCAAAATATTTTCTGGTTGTTCTTGAAACTCAACAATCTTTTGCCAAACAGAATGAGTAATTTCACGTTCTATTTGCTTTTTGGTTTCGGTGTAAGTTCCGTCAAAATTCTTCTTGACGTTGTTAATAATTGCTTGAGTGTCAAGCGTTGTAATAGTGTTAATCATAATTATTACCTCACTTAAATTTATTTTTTCAGCTAGAATTATCTAGCTTATAACCGTTGACGGACTTGCACCGTCTTTTAAGCACTATGCACGGTTTACCTATATTTTTGTTTTAAAAGAATTCATTAAGTTCGCCATTTTCAAACATAAGTTCCAAAGTGTGATAGCGAACAATTACGTCAAGCGTTTCTTCTTTAAAATTTGCAAGGTAGTATTCAAGTGGTTTGTCCGTTACGTCACAACGATATAAAAGGTTTGCAACGTAATCAATGTTATCTAATACCATGTCACGGGCTTTATAAGCATTCATGTAATAGCTGCCACTAGCATTACCCGTTACGCCGTCATCAATCAACGCCTCTTGAAAAGCCTCGTCAATCAAGTTTGACTTTTCTTGTTCAGTTTCAGCTTTTTGATAACGTTCACCATAGTTTTCAGCAAAAAATTCTTCAAAGTCAGCCTTAACTTGTTCTTGGTAAGTTTGTTGCTCAGTCATGATAATTACCTCCATAAATTCTTTTCTTTTCGCAAATTATAATATACTTGTGATTATAGGTTGTCAACCTATTTTCAAAAATTATTTTCCCAGTGCAAAATCAACAGCGTTGCTAGTCTTGTCTTTCTTGATTGTGAAAGTTTGACCAGCAATGACAAGCCTATCACCGTTTGACGGGTTATGATAGGTCTGTATAGTCCGTTGTTGGTGGTTGATAGTTGCTTGCTGCTTAATCATAACAACCGTTACCAAACTAGCATATGCAATCAGTGCAATGGCTGCCAACTTAATTAGTTTTCTCATAATTGTTCATTCCTTTCTTCTTCATCAAACACAATGGAATTTTTCTCTAGTTCGTCAAGTCCTACTAGATACCACTTTTTGGTGTCAATCTTAACGCTTTCACCATTAGGGTAGAAAAAATTGTCTTCACCGCCTTGTGAGTTTTGATAGTCTAGCATTTCTTGACCAGATTCCCAGATTTTTCCGAGCATAACCGTTCACCGCCTTTTAAGCATTCTTGATACATTCATCAAAGTAGTATCGTGTACCATAACGAACGATATACATTCTACCGCTTTGAGTAGTGTGGACTTTGGTTGTTCGCTTGTGCTGGTACTCACCATCGTAAAAGAATGCCGTTGTAGCACGATCTTCAATATCGTAATTATATTCAAGTAATACCAGTGCAATCGTGTTTGAGATACCCCAGCAGCCAAGACTTGAAAATTGTTGTTCCATGATTTAATACCCCGCTTTCATTAAATCCAAAATAACATTAGATTGTAGCTAACATAATCGTCAAGGCTACCAGACTTTGCGAATTGCTTGAAAAATTCCCTTTGGTGCTTGCTGGTGGTTGGTGAATAGTAACCGCCGCTTAAATACCGACCGTCAGGCAATACCGCTGCTACAATGGTTTGATAAGACCGTAATAGCAATACGCCTTTATCAGTACGCCATACTTGAGCTTTGCCGTAAAATTCCTTTTGGCTTGAGTAGCGGCTTTCCAATTCGCCAAGGCAATGACCGTAACCGCCGTGCAAAAGTTCGTTGACACCGTAAGCATAATATTGTTCCATGATAATCTTCCTTTCGATTTTTAAACTAATAATGATATATTTTTGTTTTAGGCTAGTCAAAAGCACTTGCAATAAAGCGTGCAAATTTAGGGCAAAGCGCTGTCAAGTACACGCCGCCAATAACACCAAGGATAAAATTAAGCATAGTTTTCACCGCCTTTAATTGAATGGTTAGCGCTTACTTTTGACGCTTGTAATCGTGTTCCAGATGGTCATAGTCTGACCATGACAAGCCGTAAGTGTTCAGAAAGTCCGTTTTGGCTTGCATAGCCTTGTCATTCCACCAATCTTCACCATACCAATTCTGTTCATCGTGTGCATCTAGCGCCGCCATCTTGCATTCAGTCAGATAGCGTTGCAATTCAGCAAAGTCAAGTTTCATGATTGCTTGGTCTACTGGTTCATCTTCATCTTCATCATCGTCATAGTCCACAATATCTGAATTGCGGGTGTCTGGAACAACACCATGTAACGGCTTGCCGCTTTTATCTACAATCGTAAACGTTAATTCACCATATTCGGCTTTGTGAATTAACAGACCTGTACTAGCAGGTCCTTTATGGTATATACCAATGTATTCCATATCGTTTGAAACCATGCAATTAGTGGATTCCAACACGTCAGACCAGTCACCAGTTACGCCCTCACAAGAATCAATTACAAACGTGGTAGGGTCGTCAAGGTCAACGCCGTTGCCTACCAGAATATCAATAGTAGTCTGTTGGTCAAGGTTTGCAAAGTCCATATCAAGACCAACCAGATCTTTATAAACACCAGTGTTAGCGATAACCCGTTCGCTAAAATCTTCAAACATATCCATGATTAAAACACTCACTTTCATTAAATCATAAGCAATAAAGCAACTTAAAAAATGTAGTAGCAATGATTGACAATTTATAAGCAGCGTCAATCAAGCTGCTATCAAGCAACAAAACCATTAACGATTAAAACCAATCGTTATTTAAATCATTAAGCATTAACTTAACAATTTAAATAACGACCGCTTTTAATTAGCAGCCGTTAATGATTTAAAAACAATAGCAACTAGCAAACAGACAAGCGTTTTAAAAACCGTATAGCCGCCCCGTCAGTTTCAACGGGTCTGAAAAACCCGCTACGCAAAAAAAGCATAGTCTTCCACAGTCTATGGTAGCCACGGCGACCTAATAAGGGTGTGAATCTCGTTAGGTCTATATATTTAGTTGTCAAGGTGCATTAGCCGCCGGCGCGCGGGGTTATCCGCGGTGATTCTTTGTCCCCTTAATTGAATGCTTTTCACACACTCAACACACACCTCCAAAAGTTAGCAACGCCATCACGGCGTGACCCCCAATGGTCTGGGGTGTGAATGGGTACACTTGACCATTTGACTGGTCAAGGGAGCGTAGGACTTTTGATTAGTCTTATCCAGTCAAAAGACTGGACTACACTACCGCCTGTAAGTTTTGCGTCACCGTTTCTCAAAGTGCATACAAACAACAGAATTAGCCTATCCTAACGACTTACGCCGTCCCCAACCGTTCCCAGTTCTTCGATAGCAAAACACCGTGAAGCCCTTTACTATCTAGGGTTTTGTTTGTTAGCACCCCTTCGACAAGGTTTTCAAGCCTTGTCTACACTATTAGAGAGTGTTCCCCCTAATAGCCTACGGTAGCGCCGACGACTATTTACTTGTTAAAGAACAAATCATTGGCACCACTTTGGTAAGCGCCCACCACCCGACAAGGGGTAATCAACCCCTATCGATTGATACACGGGTAAACCCGTCACCTTTAAAAGGTGAGTTTTATTTATATACCCCCTTACTGTTTAGGGGCTGTCAAGAACTTACGCCCTTAACTTTATGACCTTATTATAAGATAAGGTCTTTTATTTGTCAACTGTTTTTTATAACTTTTTTGAAAGTTATAAAAGGTCTGCTGACAAACCTTTATTGTGACCTTATTATAATTTAAAGGTCTTATGTTTGTCAACTGTTTTTTAAAGATTTTTGATAAATCTTTTAAGGGCGGTTGACTTACGCCCGTTCATTTGAACAAGTTACCTTGTTCCTTTGAACGACTATTATATTACGCTGGTTTCGATTATAAGTCAACTGTATTTTACATCTTTTTTGAAGTTTATCTATTGTTAGCGCTTACAACCCTTGGCGCTGTAAGGATTAGCAATTCAAGAAAAAACTGAAGTATTTAGATTTACAGAATTGTATTGACTTATGATTGAGTTAGTGATATGATTGTAGGTTTATGGATTGAGATAATAGGCTTCGGCTGGTCTGGTTACTGATTAAAAGTAAGTAAGGCGTTCCGTGTTGTATAATGGAAGAAACACGATCGAATAGCATGGATGTGATAGCGCTTACAACGTTGATCTAAAGGCGTTTGTGAGCTGTTAGATAATCGACACAATAGGCTTGATGGTGGTCTGCTGCCTTGAATGTGATTGAGTGAGTGAAGATGAAAGCATCAAACATGTATCTAGTTTTGAAAACTATGTGTTAGGGTTATTGATATTAGGTGTTGGGGTTATGGATATAAGATAGGCTTAATGGTTGGCTGCTGCTAGTGAGTGAATGAATTGTAATTGTTGATAAAGAGAAGAGAAGAGTTAAAAAGGCTTCTCTTTATAGTTGATGGTTTAATTAAAGGCTTCTCTTTAAAGGCTTCTCTTTATATGAATTTAAATAATGCTTCTCTTTGATGGTGATTATTGTTTGATGGTTTAATGCTTCTCTTTGTTTGATGGTTTAATAATTGAATTGATGAAAGATGAAAAATTGAGATAGCTGATTCCTTAACGTTTTTTGAAACCCGTTCAAGTAGTTTTAAAAACTAGATAGCATCTTATTAAAAAGATGAAACAAAAAGGCAGCATCGTTTTTCACGCACGTACTTATTAAAAGTAAGTAAAGACATCTGCTATTTTGAAGTCTGATTTTTTACTTATTAAAAGTAAGTGAATAGGCTTCTACTGCTGATGTATCGATAACGGTTATTATCAGTACAATTGCATGGGGGCTGTTTTACTCAAAATGAATAATTGGTATAGACCAATCCTAAATGAGTAGCTTAATACACACATCACAAAAATTTCAGCCATCTACCAACCATTACCTAACCTATCCAACCCACCTAATATCACACATCACAAAAATTCCACCTAACCTACTCGCAGCACACCCTACATATGTACCCTATACCCCCCCCCTATATTTGCTCAAAATAGCCCCGTTATTTCCTATATCAGCGTTAGCGTTAATTTAATGGACGACTATTCATCTATCTGCTTTTCGGTGCTTCTGAAAGCCAATCTCGCATCTATCTCCCAGCTTACTCTTGTTCCATACTGTCTGATATACCGTTTTGGTGTGTATTAGTCGTATTTCTAGTCTTTATTCACGTTGTAAATACACAAAAAGCACTCACATTTGTACCTAATAGCCTTTAAATTGGTTAAATAGATACTCTTAGATGAGTGCTTTTATATTGGTATTATTATTCAAATAATGATTAAAATAACTCAAATTCTATTGTTGGCAGCATATCCTACCACCCTTTATTATCCCTATAATAGGTAGTTTAGTGCTATTTAGCCCTTTATTACCCTATTTAATAGGTAAATACGCACACTTCATTCCTTGCTGGCAGTCCTTATGAAACAATTTTCATAGATTTATGAAAACGTCAAAACTCATTTTCAAGAATTTTTTCATAATCTTGAAAGCACATTGTAATTTTCTGAAAGCGAAATTATTTTATTAAAAAGTAAAAGCTATAAAAATAATTTAAAAATATTTGTAAAAATGTAAGCACAGAGAAAGTCCAAAAATCGTGCTTAGTACGAATGTCTAAAACATGGTGCAATACACCCTTAATTTTCGATTTTGCCGTGTTTAGTATGGAGTACCAATAATTAGGCTATTAGACTTATGAAAATAAAAGTTGGCAAAAATCGTAATTTTTCGTAGTGCATATCATACCAAAAATAGGTACTTTGTACTAAGCATGGTATATAAAATAATTTTACGCATTACAAACAACACCAAAAACCACTACAATGTAATACATTTTTAGCCAAAACGATTTTACTAAGTTGATTAAACAAAATTGGTACTAAACACAAAATGAAGAAAAAACCCGTCAAGTCAATTAAGACCTAACGGGTTAAAACTATTTGACTGAGAACATATTAAATGGGTCATCAGAGCTATTTTCATCTTGCCTAGTAGGCTTAGGTGTCTTAGCTGCCAAACTATCGTCTTGTCGCAAATTGTCAGTTTGCATTGTCTCTTTTTTTGGCACTGATTTTTCCTCACGGGCTGAAAAACCCGCCTTTTCGATAGCCATTTTTCTTATTGCTGCGTGAATATCTCCCTCACCGCACATATCAATAACAAGGTGAATTGCGGTGTTTATAGACTGACTAAAGTTCTTTTGATTATCCGTCCAACGTTGTACATCTTCATCAGCAGATAATCTCATTGTCTTTTGTCTTGACTTGGATTGAACCATGAAACCACCTCTTACGTCATATACACAAATACAATAATGCGGTAAATAATTGTATACAGTTAATTATCGTACACGTTTATATATCGTATTATTGCGTGTGGACTACCCAGTATATTGAAATCTGAGCTTCTGGGAACAACTTTGCTTTCTAAATTAAAGTCTTACGTGTCTATTTACCAAGGTGCGCCCCACACCTAATTAATTCATACTTATATTATCACTTTACTATCTAATTGTTTATATATTTGTTTATAGTGAAAAGGTAACTCATCACGTCCTTACAAGGGCGTATTTCATTGCCATTGCGTTCAAATATTCAATTATGCTTTCTGCTTAGATACCATCTCAACCAGTTTAGCAAGCCCGTTTAGGTTCATTAACTGGGCATATTCCTTATCAATCCATACGACTGGAATATCAAAACCACCGCTAAAGGATTTCATCTTTTCTGATAAGCGTTGACGTAAATCAGACTGTTCTTTCATTGGAATTGAGCCACCACCATATACGAATACGACTTCTGTACTGGAGTTAGCCTTACGCATAACAGCACTAGTAGCGCTAGTAATGCTATTAACAAATGGCGTGAATTGGTATTGGACGATGCTTTCTACCTTTTGTTTACGAGCCTTATTAAGTCCTGTTGCTGGCTTAGCAAGGAATTCTTGCAACTTAGCACGTTCAGAGAAGTTAAATCGTTGCATTTGCAGTGCTTCAATAGCTTCTTGCAGCACATTACCATATCCAACCTCAAGCGAATTAGAAGATAAACCGTCAGCCTTACCGTCAACCAATACGACAATATCGGTAGTGCCCTCACCAATGTCAATACCAACAACGTTACCAGAAGTAGTTAAATCTTCAACAGAAACATCTTTCATGTCTGGGTAATGCTCCTTAAAGTCCTTTTCAATAGACTTTTTGAACTTGCTATCGGTGTTGTTAGCGATATAGAACTGTGCCGTTTCGCCCTCTGGCATTACGTATACCTGTTTAAAGGTAAGAGAAACATTGATAGGAGTGCCGAAGTTATGGAATGTTACGCCATGCACGCCTTTAAGATAGCGTTCCTTGTACGTATTAGCAATATTGTTACGTTTAATCTCATTTACTGGTAATGCAGTAGCCATAACAACATTAGCTTTAAGCGTTTCAGTTAAATCTTCACCATTCTGGTAGGCTTCCTTAACTCGTTTAGACGCAATCATGCTGAGAGTAAGGATAAGTGATAAGTCCTCCTCTGACTTTCCAGAAAAATCAGAAACATCAAAGGCGCTCAACGGTAATGGACTTTCACTTGCTGCTCGACCTACCAAGAAACGACCTTGCGTAGTAACAGATGGACTAGAAATGGTAACGTCCATATGTTCTGAGAAGTGTTCAAAGTAGTAATCACGGTCAGCATCACTACTAAACTGAACAGGGTCTTGAATGTCTTGTTCACGAAGCAGTGCAGCAACCGATGGGAATAAGATTCGTTCATCATCAACTTGTGCCTTTACAGCACCATATCCAAGGTCATTAGCGACTAGCATAGTTTTTGATTTTTCCATAATATCAATACCTCCGTTTATCACTTTCTACATTATTCTGTATTTTCTGATTGACCTTGTATCACAATTTATGATTTATAGTAATATTTGCAATACATATCAATTACTTTGTAATGTATTCGTGATTTATTGCATTACTTTATCCTACAAACAATAATATACTCTTATCGCAGAATATGGTCAAGGGATAATACAATAATTTATTGTATACAACTAATAAATTGGAATTGAAGTCTTTGATTTACCAAAATAGCATCATTGAATACGATATATAATCGTACACAATAAATAACTGTATACACTTAATTATTGCATTACTGCACGCAGTTATACGGCAAATAAAAAAAGAGAGCTAAGCAGCTCCCTTATTATCTTTATTAACGTCTTATCAGTGCCTTATTTACGCTCCCAACGCTTTTCCAACGTATCACGCCATAATTCATACAGGCGCTTCTCATCGTCCGTCATAGAGCGCTCCACACGTTCCAATGCACCCTCAATCAATGCTTCTTGTGTTGGATATGATAATGCGTTCTGGATAGCGTTAAGTTTCCATGCTGTTTCCTTAGTTACCCGAACCGTCTGATAACGTTTGCGACCAGACTTAGGACGACCAACTGGGCGAGGAGTATCTGATTGTTTTTCCTTTTTCTTGGTTTCCTTGGGCTTATTTTGCTTGTCAGAAGCCATTTTAGTAACGTCAAACGTACTTGCTGGTGCTGATATTGGCGTTTCCTTAACTGGTTTTAGGTTGTTCTTGCCACGATTAGGGTCTTTGCGGAACGTCATTTTTGGTTTGTTATCTTCCATTATTTAATTTCCCCTTTCTGCCGTAATCTCTCTAATATCTCATCAGTAAGCGTCAAATACGTGTAATGAACCTTGGTATCATGGAAATCTGATGGTGATAAGTCTTTATCGGCTATTCCAGTACGGTCGTAACGCTTTAAACGCTCCATGTGGTGAATAATCATATGAAACATTAAATCGTAACCGAATATCTTACCAGCGTCATCAAGTATCTGGCTATCAAGCCCGACATTATTCTTCAATAGAACGGCTAACACACCCAAAATATCAAAGTTAATAGATGGATATTTATCATAGGTGCGTTGTAGATACTCGAAAAACGCTTCTGCACCGTCTAAAGAACGTTGTTGTGTCTGTAATACGATAATGACTTCATTGCTGGCATACACGGCTGAATCAGTATAAATAGATAGCGTAGGTGGTACGTCAACAATAACAAAGTCGTAATCGTTTTTAACCTTATCTAATTGCTGCTTAAAGTAGGCAATACGCTTTTCCTTATAGTTATCTTCAATTGCTGGGTACTTTAACTCCAAAAAGTCTGGATATTCGGTAAAGTCACTATAAGATGGTAGCAAATACAGATTATCCATGATTTTGACGATTGCTTCATTAATATTCTCATTACTCAAAGCAACCATCATGGTGCTACCTATCTTTAGCCCTTTTTGATTGTTTTGTAATCCATAAGTACGTCTTAACAATTGTGTGGCATTTGCTTGCGGGTCTAAATCGCATACTAGCGTTTTATATCCTTTTTTAGCCAATTCATAGGCAGTCATAACCGAATTAGTCGTTTTGCCAACACCACCTTTGAAGTTAGCATATGTCATAACTATCATATGTTCCACCTCGCATTCAGAAAAAATAAAAATAATTAGTTGTATTAATTGTACACAAGAAATTATAGCACACAATAAATAACTGTATACAACTAATTCACCTTACTAAAAATAAGATACAGTCATATCAACGGTTTAGGTGTGTATGCAATAATTAACTGCATACAATTAATTACCGTATACAATAAATAAATGTATACAGCTAATTCGCGGGAACGTATTTTAGACCTGTTCGGCTGCCAGAAAACGATTTACACAAATTGCATTGTGTAGTACGCTTTTAGCAACTAATCAAGTAACATTATGTTATCTGTATATCAAGGACTGAACAAAATCGTTCTTCCCAAATGATAGCTAGTGTGGTATGATTAGCCTTGAGGCGCAGAATGTGCTTTAGTTTAAACAGTAAGACAACAAAAAAACTCTTACGTTCCGCTAAAACGTAAGAGTTGAAAGATTAGAAACCATAATCATAAGGATAACCACAACCATGTAATTACGGCATTAAGTATTTAATTTACTCTTTGAGTATAACATATTTTGATGCAAATACAAGATAATAGGTTGAATATTAAAGTGATTATGGTTTCTCCAAATTAAAAAGGAGATATACCATGCAAAATACAGCATTTGTCGCTACTAATTGCGACCTAATCAACAATCCTAAATATCAGAAGTTAGATGCAACGGCAATGATGCTCTACTCATTGTATGAAGAACGTGTGAGCTGTTCTCAATACAATGTAATTAACGGCAATCAATACTACAAAGATGAACAAGGACGTATCTTTATCATCTTTACCAATGAGCAAGCAGCTGCTATCTTACATACGTCAGCAAAGACTATTGCTAATCGCCGTAAACAATTAGAGGATTGCCACCTTGTTACCTTGAAACGTAATGGTCTTAAAGGTTGGAGAATTTACGTTAATCCAGTAGAAAGTACACCAACCAACATTGAGTTAATTATGAGTTGGAAAAACTACTCAAATGGAGCAAATAGCTCTGTAACCGCTACCGAATCCCAGTATAATCGTACTACCCAAAATGTAGAGTACGGACTGGAAAAAACGGGTAGTACGGACTGGAAAAAAGGTCGTATAAGTATCTCTCATTCTAGTATCTCTCATCCAGAGAAGAATATGAATGAATGTATGAAAGAACACGCACACGTGCGTGCGTGCGATACACAAACACGGGAACAATCTAATTCTGAACTGCCAGTACAAGTACGTGCAGCTTATTTAGATAGCTTCGGATATATCAGCAACAACACCAAGAAAGCATTGTTAGCTATGATTAACCAGACTGATGCAGAAATGGTTGCCTTTGCTATTCAATGCGCTTCTGAACATAATGCTGTCAATCCAATTGCCTATCTGCAATCAATCATCACCAGTACGGCTAATGACCCAGCTATCAACAACGTTGAGCAAATGATGGCTAAGTATGCCCAAAATAAGGCACGTAACAACGTTAAATTCCAAAAACGTAACGTTGCTAAGCAACCACGACAACGTAAGCAACGCCAATACAACAATTACCGTAGTCAACGTGCTAATATCAACGAAGAACTGCCAGAATGGGCAAAACACCCAGAAAACATCAAGAACAAAAAGCCAACGGCAGAACACAAAGCTAAAGTGCAAGAAATGTTAGATGGTAATCGGTTAGCCAACGAGTTGCGTAAAGCTGTTCAATTGTGCCGTAAACTGTACGATGTAGACGTTGCAGCCATCAAAAAGAACCTTTCTCAACCAAATGGATATGGATATTTAACTATTGACGCACCTAAACTGTGGGAACAATACTGCCAACAACAGGGTGAGAACGTTCTGATTTAGGGCTAATACGCCACCAGTACGCCTATCTCAATTAGGCAATTCCACGCTCTGAATAGATGCTTTTTCTGTGCTAAAACACGGTCAATACAAGCATTATCGTTCAAGTATGCTGTCAAATTACGTCCAAAATAAGTGAAAAACTCTAAATATCAACGTTCTCAAAATTTATAATTATTTATTAAAAACGTTAAAAATAAAGAATTTACTTTACTCTTGCTCAAAAATAATCCATGGTGAAAAAGTTGTGTTAAAATAACAAAATGTTGATTTCATGATGATTTCAACTTTTGTAGCTACCTGTAAACTTCAAGAGTGGGGGTGTAAAGAGTTTACAGGTTTCTGTAAATGTCAATAATAGACCCAATCATACTTTACAGAAATCTGTAAAAGTTGACCGTATTATTAATATATAAAGACAAGAGAGAACTATATATATTAAGATAGAAATACCAGCACCCCAAAATGGGGTGGCTGGTCAAATGGATTTTTCATGGAGGATTTTCACAAAATGGACGTATTGAAAAAATATGACGAATTGAAATTAACTAAGCAAAGATACTTCGCCTTAATTCCAAAAACGATTTTCATTGACGGATTATCGGCACAAGCAATTGGCTTATATGCTTACTTGGTATTTAAATCAGCTCCACAAACACAATTCAATGGCAAGCAAGGGTGGCAGAATGTTAGTTTTAGATATATTTGTCAAGATTTATCTTTAAGCAACAAGAACGCACAAAATACGAACTCTTATGCGGTTAAAGGCATTCAAAACACCTTAAACGAACTAGAAGAAGCTGGATATATTACAACGAATCATTACAAATGGATTTCCAAAACATGGTTCAATGTGATTATCAATCCAGTAGACAAGTCGGATGGATTTGCAACGCTATATCCAAACGTAATGAATCAACTGCTTAACCGTGCCGATAGAGGGAGTAACACATTAAAGCGTTTTGCATTGTATGTTGCTATGAGAAGCTGCACATTTAGCAATGATGACAGCTCAAAGGTTATTGGAGCTACACCAACTTATCTTGGAAACATGATTGGCTTGTCGGCGTCAACGGTATTCAGACATTTTGTGTGGATGCGTAAGCACAATATCGTTGCCTATTATCACGTTAGACTTAACAACGCAAGTGGAACAACGAAGTATTACTACGCTGACATCAACGACCATAAGATGCTGACTAAGACAATCAAAGACAAAATCAAGCATAAAAGGGTTCTCAAAGTCATTGATTAACTAGACCATTTTACTTTACTAACGCTCAAAAATGCACCAATACCAACGTTTCGGTGGTATAATATTATACATAGACCAGCGGAATAAATATTGCCCTTAAAAAATAACGTGCCGTATAACCCGTCTAAAATCGCTTCTGAGCCATTTTAGAGTTGAGAGGTGTAATTATACCAAACAGAACTTAAAACGTCTGTACGGGCACGAGAGAGGGCTTAAAATTAAAATTAAAAACAAATGTATAGGACAATTGGTATTGGTAAGATGAGCAAAGGGAAAAAGATTAGTTTTAAAAACAGAGATATTGATGCTAGACGCAAGGTATTACAAGAAACGCTTGACACAAAAAGCAATCACAACAAGTTGGCAGCCACCGCACGCAACGGAGCAAACGCAAGAGATACTGGTATTGGCAACAAGTTGGAAATGATGAGCAACTATATGCTGTTTGCACCAGACGTTGATAGCGGATTTAAGCTAGAACAGAGTTTTTATCCAGACGAACGGTATTATCAAACGCAATCGAACGTTGCCAAGAATTCGATTAGTTGGAACGACTTTGATGAATATACTGACAATGACTATTTACGAACCTTGACGGAAGATAGGGACGGATATTTAGTACGGTTATTTGATGCGCACGAATTAACCGTAGACGAGATTAAGCGCTTTATTACTAACGGATTGCTTTGGTCAGTGCCAGAGAATATCCAAAACGATAAAGTGAGAGAAGCAATTGGTTGGTTAGCAGATGAGATTAAATCAATTTGCTCACCAGATGACTTGATTTTTTTGAAAAATTTTGATGGTGTCGTAAGTGGCGTAAAAGTGGCTGAATCAACAGGCACAACTCAACAAAATGTATCAAAAAAATTAAAAAGAATTGCAAAAAAAATCAAAAAATGGTTGTAGGTAGCCCAAAAAATCCTTTCATAGGGTGAGAGGGTAATTAAGCCCTTTCAAAAATAAACTGCGCTTTGTACCTTTTCCGTGGCTTTGCGAACCACGGATTATGAAGATAGGGCTATGTGGGTTCAACTCCCACAATCTTCACGTAAAGAAAATAAGTCAATCGAGAAAGAGAGAGATACAAATATGTTGACGAAAAAGGATTTCGTAAAAGTCATTGCTGAACAACAGAACACTACGCAAAAGAATGCAGAAGCTATTATTAATGCTTTTGTTGATGGCGTTAAGTCAGTGTTTGCTAAGAACGAATCGTTGATGCTGACTGGTTTTGCAAAGTTTGAATCAAAGCTGCAACCAGCTACTTTGCACCATTTGAATTTTGACCCAGAACATCCACGTACGATTGAAGTTCCAGAAAAGTTCAAGCACTCAATCAAGGCATCTAAGACGCTGTAATTGATGATGATTGGCATCCATTAGCACGATGCGCACGTGTTATTAAAACCCACGAATAGCGTTACGGGGTCGGTTTAAGTAACGCTGAGTAAATGATGATTACACGAATCCTCGTGTAATTCTTAGAGCAGATAATCACCGAGTGTAACCTCCTGTATAAATAAAAACAAATCGGATTATGATTGTCTGCCGTAAGAAGTACACGAGGAGAGAGAAGAGCGAGAGTGAATATTGGTATGCGTATTCAAGAATTATCACGACTTGAAAAGCTCACCAACGTCATGAAACACATGGAATATGTTAGTCATAAAATGACTGAGATTGAACATAATGACGAACTATCAATCCATGAAATGGCAGACCTTGAACGGTATGCAAATACATTGAGATTGTTGTCAGAAGCCTATTCTTTCCTTGTCGAAACAACTGACAAGTAGAGAGGAGAGATAATGTGGCTGGCGATAAAACTTGTGTTATTTGTGGTTTGAGCAAAAAGCCAAGAGAATGTCTGAAACATAAGAATAAATTGCTGAATAACTCATTAACGATTTGTAAAGATTGCGCTAATGAGTTTGTTGATTTTAAAGACGAAGATTCAGTGATTACTATGTGTCAGCTTACTAACTTGCCGTTTATTAAGCGTGTTATGGACGGAATGGTTAGCGATGATACGGAACAGCCTACTTTTGGCTTATATATGCGTAAAATCGCACCATTTAAACGGTATACAACGTTCCTTGATTCTGAATTTACCCAAGATGGTATGGAAGAAAACATTGGAACAACGTTTACGGTTACGGACAAAATGGTTCAACGCTGGGGAGATGGCTACAACGATGAAAAGTACGCCTACTTTGAAACAGCGCTAAAGGGTTTGATGGCAATTAAGCCAGCTACTACTTCCCTTGAACTAGAACGATATGTGCAAGATATTAAGCTAAAAGACGTTTTCAACGATAGTTTAAGAGCTGGTGACGCTAAAGCAATTGCACAATTACAGAAAACCTATAATGATGACCTCAAGCAATTAGGGCTTGACGCTGTATTGAATTCCAAAGACGATTCGGTAGAAAATGTCGGGCAACGTATTCAAAAGTACGAAATGAGAAAACCCATTCCAGATAGACCCGAATATGATGATGCTGCTGGCATCATGAAATATATCCAAAAATGGTTCATTATACCGATGAAACGTACGCTTGGTATGGCAAGCGAGGAAGAAGTAGAAAGTCTATATGAAAAAGACAAATAACAGCGATTTAGATTACTTCCAGCAACGTGAAGAGAATCTTATGGAATGGGTTGGGTTCTGGAGAAAGAATCCACAAATATTTGCTGAGGAATATTTAGGTATACATCTGTTTTTGTACCAGAAAATATTGTTGTATATGATGAACAAAGTCAACCTTTTTATGTATATAGCGGCACGTGGTTACTAAAGTACGTAGCCTAGCATTATAGAAATATAGTGTTGTAACTCCGAAAAATAACTGGAAGCCTAAACCATCACGGCAAGGTAATCAGACCAGAAGTTAGGTCGTAATAAGCCTAACATGGGCAGAGCATAGCAACTGAAACTCGTATGAGAATATAACGTTGCCAAGAGGTCGGAGCATCTTAACAAGTAATGTTGAAGATGGAAAGATATGCCGAGCTTGCGAGAAATCGTAAGAAGTACGGGATAAAAAACCTGTACGATAACAAGACTGCAGGGCAAAAGTTTTATTATTGCTATATACTGCGTTATTAGGTGTATTTTATATCCTAATACTAAAATCGTGTTGGCTTCGGGTACTCGTAGTCAAGCGGGAAAAATCATAACAGAAAAGATAGTACAACTTTATAATGACCACCCTATGGTTAGATTTGAGATTGGGAACAGAAAGAACAACATTAAAGAATCAGCTAATGATACTCATGTTGAGTTTCCAAACGGTTCAAAGATAGCAGCCGTTGTTTCAAACGATAATGCCCGTGGTTTACGTTGCAATATCTTGATTGTTGACGAATTCCGTTTGTTGAAAAAGGACTTCGTGGAAAAGGTTCTGCAACCTATGTTAAACGTTGTTCGCCGTCCACCATTTATGGACAGACCAGAGTACAAGAATTATCCAAAAGAAGATAACAAGGAAATCTATATTTCGTCTGCATGGTTTAAATCACATTGGATTTGGGACGCCTTTAAGACCTATCTAAAGGAAATGGCAAAAGGCAATCCAGAATACTTCGTTGTTGATTTACCGTATCAGTTATCATTGCACCACGGTATTCTGCAAGAAAACCGTATTGACAACATTAAGACGAAAGATGATTTTGATAAAACAGGGTTTGATATGGAATATGAAGCCATTTTCGTTGGTGAAAATGATAAGGCGTACTTCAAATTAGACCCACTAAACAAAATTAGAACAGTCAATAAGACGTTCAGACCACCGACTAATCAAGAGTTTGTTGAAAATAAACTACGTGCCAAGCCAAAGACGTTAAGCAACTTTAAACGTATTGACCGCACAAATGAGATTAGAATTGTCGCACTCGATATTGCCCTTATGGGTGGTAATAAGTTAGTCAAAAACGACACGTCAGCATTTACATTAATGCGGTTAATCCGTGATGGTGATGAGTATAAGCGACAAGTTGTATATCTTGAAAGCATTCGTGATTCGATTGCTACGGCTGACTTGGCAATTCGGTTAAAAGAGCTTTATTACGACTTTGAAGCCGATTATGTGGTAATGGACGCCAACGGTAACGGTTTAGGTGTATTTGACGCTTGCGCTACCGTATTGACTGATAAAGAACGTGATGTTGAATATCCAGCATGGTCGTGTATTAACGATGATGAAACGAATGACCGTACCAAAACCAAGGGTATTAAATGTGTGTACACGGTTAAAGCCAGTGCTGCATTTAACCATGAGATTGCCGTTTCTCTTAAAACGGTTATCGAAAATGGTAAGTTACGGTTGCCTATTAACGATATTCAGAAGCGTGAAGAATTACAGGCAGACCCTAAATATCGTAAATTGCCACCAGAAGAACAGGTTAGAATACTCTATCCATATGTTCAGACAACGGCACTGGTTAATGAATTAGTTAATCTGGAATACGTTGTACGTGCTGGTATGATTAAGATTTACGAAGTAGGGACGACTACTAAAGATAGATATAGTTCGATTGCCTACTGTAATTACTATGCAAATGAGCTTGAGAAAGATTTAAAAGAACAAAGTGGCGACTTCTTAGATTACTTTAGAATCGGTTAAAGGTGGTGAAACATGGCTAGACCAAGAACAGTTCGAGGACGACAAAGAATGTATGAGCGGAATATCAACCGTGTAAGACAACGTAATTCAGAGTATGCGTCTGTATTATCTGACCCTAAGAGCCGTTTCCAGTCCACTTCATCGGCAACGACTGATAAAGATAATATTAAAACGTATCTGGAACGACCTTACGATAATGCGGAAGTTATCGCCGCTACCATGCGTGAAGCATATATTAAGAATGGCGTTATCAGCAAGGTTCTTGATTATTATCAATCAATTCCCACCTATAACTATTCGATTTATCCAGTATTAGGGAACAAGCAATATCAATTAGAGAACAACTTGCAACAAGATTATATTGACGTTGCTTATGGATTAAATCAGTATAATATCCCTTTCTTTGCTTCTTATTTCTTTAAGATGACGCTGATTGAGGGTGCTACATTCTGGTATACGATTCAAGATAATACTGGAATTGGTTATTTAAAGTTCCCAATTGAATGGTGTCGCATTTCATCTTTGGAAAACGGTGTTTATCGTTACCGTTTAGATATGTCAAAGATTAAGGCAGAAGTTGTAGATTCGTTACCAACTGAAATTCAGAACGCTTATAAAGACTATCAAAGTCAATCTGGATTAGATGATACGACTAAATGGTACAACAACAAATGGTATTACCTATCAGACAATGCAATGGCATTCACGTTTGACCAGAATGCTTTGTTTAACGGTGGTATTGCTATTTCACCATTTGTTAGTGTACTAGCTGACAGTCTTTCATTGGACAAGGCAAAAGATAACGTTGAAATCAAAGATAAGTTAGATACGTTACGGCTTATCCATTCTAAGATTCCTGTAAACAGCGATGGTGTACCAACTATCAATGTTAAAACGGCTAAGATTTTCGATGACCAGATGCGTTCACGGTTGCCGAATGGTGTAATTGCCGTTACCAGTCCATCTAACGTTACCAATATTCCATTAACTGGTTCTGGTAATGCTGGAGCTTATGACACGATTAACAAGGGAATGGAACAACTGTTCTATGACCTTGGTACTAGTTCTGGGCTTTTTGGTAGCGCTACGACTAGTTCAAACATTGTTAAGGAATCCGTTAAAAAGGATGCTAATTGGGTTTACACGAATTTCTATCCAATGATTGAAAACTACTACAACTTTGTAATGACGCAAATCAAGACTAAGAGTAAGATTCCGTGGAATATCAAGTTTATTCGTGAATCAAACTTTACGTTGAAAGACGATATTACTAATTTTAAAGACCAGTTAGCGTTTGGTGGTTCAAGAATGAATTACCTAGCTGCTTGTGGGTTTAATCCAATTGAGATTGTTTCTCAGTTACAGTTTGAACAACAAGTGCTTGATATTGATTCGCTGATGGTTGTTAAACCAACGTCAAACACCATTTCTAGTAAAGATTCCGCTAATGGTGGCAGCGGTAATAAGACGATTAAAAACCCCGTTCGTGGGCAAATCGGTCGTCCAAAGACGGATAATCCAACTGACGACACCGATAGGCTTGACGGCGGTGCATGAGGTGACTAGATGATTGATGTAACAACGGTCAAGCTGCCAACGCATTTTGAACAGGCTGAACCATTAGATAATGATTCACGGTTTCAAAAGGTACGGATTTTCATTGCACATACTGGGGTCAATCTGAACAACTCAATTTTCAGTAAAGAAGTCTTAACGGATATGATTCCGTCATTGGCTAATATCCCTATTCTGGGTTATATCGCTGAAAATGATAGTGGCGAAGAAGATTTCAGAGGGCATGAAAAGAAGCTATCTGTAAAGGATAATAAGCTGAATGTGTCGTTCAATACACATGCTTATGGCTTTATCCCAGAAGATAACAATGCACACTTTGAAACGACTGGTGGCAAAGAATGGTTGGTAGCAGATGGCTACTTATGGACACGGTTTGTTGACGCTATGGAGCTGTTCAGCGATGACGGCTACAAGGGTCAATCAATGGAGATTGCGAACGGAGATGGCTACACTGATGACCGTGGTCGGGTGGTGTTTACACAGGCAACCTTTACAGGATTATGTATCTTGGGTGATGATGTAGCACCAGCCATGTCTGGTTCGACAATTTCAATGGTATTTTCAAAGACCGACTTTAAACAGGCTTTTGAAGAAATGTTGGCTGAATTTACAGCCGAGAAAGGGGAATATGCTTTGGCTACTAAGAAGAAGCAGAACGATAAAGATGAACCAGTAGTAGACGAAAAGAAGCCTACGACTGGTACTGAACCAAAGTCGCCAGAAAAAGCACCAACTAGCTCGGCTGGGTCAACCAGTTCGCAAAGTGCCGATTCTGGTAAAGAAACTCCAGCAAGTAGTGCTAGTTCTGATAAGAGTGCTGCACCCGCATCAAGTTCTGATGATAAGAGTGCAGAACCAGCTAATAGCAGTGCTTCTGGAGCTACTACTGATGATGAACATTCTGAAAGCACGATGTCCACTGATGATGACAAGAAAGATAAAGAACCAAAAGAAGATGATGGTCAGAATCAAGACAACGAATCAGAAGAACCAGAATCAGAACCACAAGATGAACCAGACGAAGAAAAGAAGAAGTCTGAACAAGAATCCTGTGGCGGTGGCAAGGGCAAGAAGAAAGCTCAATTTGAATTGGCTTTAGATGACCGTGAACGTGCCTTTGTCGATGGATGCGAAAGCAAATACTTTAACGGTAAGCCAATGGGCTTAGTTCCTGTGGAAGTGTATGAAGCCTATGGCATCGTGAAGTTAGTTGATTGGGACACGTACGACAAGAATTATTACCGTATTGAATATAGTGTAGATGACAATGACAACATTGTTATTGGTGATAAAATCGAAGTTTTCCCAACTTTCTTGACGGCTGACGAAGTTAAGAAAGTTGAAGATGACCGTACTAAACTTGCTGATTTGCAAGCGCAAATTAAAGAATTAACTGATTACAAGAATGGCGTTGAAATGAGCAAGAAGCAAGAAGCTCTTGACGAAGCTAAGAACCAACTGACTGGCGAACAAGTCGAATCTATCAAGGCTAACTTTGCAAAGATGAGCGTTGAAGAAGTCGAAAAGGAAATTGCTTATGCAGTTTACAAGTCTAACAGTGAATTTAGTGCAGTTCGTCAAGGCGTACAAGCAGTAAAACTTAACGGTGGTAAAGATGATTTCGGCTATGGTACTGCCAACCATCTATTCCACTAAACAAAAATATAGCAAAAGAGGTTTAAAAAGATATGGCAAAGGTGTTTTTGGACAAGATTCCAGCAACGGAACACATTGAATCTGTTGTAAGTGAAACTGACAAGCTCCCTATGGGGCAATGGCTGTCACTGGGTAAGTTGGGCGATGACGGTGAAAGCCGTGTTGCAGTTCCAGCTACTGGTGAAGCTGACGCAGAAGTATTTCTGGCAGACGCTCCTATTTCATACGGCGACCCTCATTTTGACTTGGGTACGTACACTCTGGAAGCTGGCAAGACGGGACGTGCATTCCACCTCCAAAAGGGTGATGTCATTTCCGTTACGACTGACCTTGTTGCTGGCGCAGAAGTTGGTGACGCTCTGACCGTTGGTGATAAGGGTCTGGGCTTTAAGAAAGCTGGTTCTGGACGTGGTGTTGCTCTGTTGATTGGTAAGGAAAACCATGGCTTTGACGGCGATGTTTTCGTTATCGCTATTCGCTAATAGAAACGAGGGATAGATTTTGGAAAAGAACGATTTTAAGAAACTGGCTCGTGATGTTTATTTCAAGCCTAACATGGAATTCTCTGGTGTATCTGGTTCGGAAGCTATGCGTAACGCTATTAAGGAAGCATTGCATGGCGAATACACTATCTATTCATGGAACAAGTACAAGCAAGACGTATTCCAACTGATTTCTGTTGCTATTGATGCTGTTCTGCCAACGTTGCTGACTAACCAATTTGACCAGTTTGCAGACGTTCGTACGGTAGCTCTGGGCGACAAGCCTATCTTTGAAGTACAAGACCCACGTCAAATCCGTGTTGGTCGTGTAGCTGCTGGTGCTAATGACATGCGGCGTCAAACGATTACTGGTATGCACTTTACCATTGAAACTGAATGGTACGGTGCAGCTGTTTACGCTGAATTTGACCAATTCATGGCTGGCGACATTGACTGGAACGAACTGGTCAACCGTGTGGCACAAGCATTTGTACGTCACGTGGAAGAAAAGATTTCTGATGGTATCGACAAGGCTTACACGATGCTGGGTGCATCCGACAAGATTGATGGTGTTGCTACGATTGATGGTCTGGTACAACTGGCACAACGGATTAGCGTTAAGTCTGGTCGTCAAGTAGCCGTATACGGCACTAAGGCAGCTCTTTCTAAGATTGCTGAAATGGCTGGTACGCCTATGTTCTCTGGTGCAATGAAAGATGAATTGAACCAGAACGGCTACCTTGGTACGGTTCGTGGCTTGAAGCTGATTGAAATTCCACAGGCATTCAAGGTAAACACGGACAAGTTTGCTGTTGCTGATGACAAGGTAATTATCTTGCCAGAGGGCGAAAAGATTGTTGGTGTCGTTGTTGAGGGTGCTTCTCGGACGATTGAACCAGAATACTCAACTCGTAACGACCTGCAAATGGGCTTTGAAACGCAAGAAAAACTGGGTGTATCTGTACTGCAAATGAAAGTTTACGGTATGGCAAAGGTAGCCTAGTCATAACATAACGATTATTTAAATTAGGGTGGGTTCGATTCCCACTCTAATTATTGTGACTAAACGAGAGAGAGGTAACTAATATGTCACGTATTCATGGGGAAAATAACGAACGGTCAAATGTAAAGCGCCGTAAGCGCAAGACTATTGATAAAGACGTTGAAGTAATTGTTACCAACAACACGTACGGAATGTTCATGTATGAGGGTAGCTATGCTGATATGATTTTCTCGGCTGATAGCCGTGGTGATGAAGATTATGTGAGCTATGGAGATTTGCGTAAGTTGAAGAAATATCTGCGCAGTATGGAGCTTCTGATTACCGAAGTCAATGATGATGACGTATCTATCATGGACGTAGCAAGAGGCTTGCATATTGATGATGTCTACAAGCAGTTTTTTGAGCTGGTTTTAGATGAAGATGAAGAAACGTTCAATGACGTTGATAGCATTGATGTTGAAGAAATTGATTACTTTATCAAGGAAAGCAACGTTGATGAATTCAAGGAAGCGCTTGAATCACCATTTGGCGACACGATTATTGCTATCACTACTGAACTGTATAAGCGACATGAAATTGGCGACCCTCGTAAGCTGACTTTAGTAAAGAAAACCCGTCCAAAGGAAGAACAAGATGCTTTCTGGGGCGATATTGAAGCCAGTGCAGAGTTTGGGCACGAATAACTATTTGGAAAGGGGGTTAATTACTAGATATGAATAATGACGAAGAAAAACAAGTAAATAACCCCGACTACACATCATTTGACGAAGTGTATCGGGTGTTTCTGAACATGGTTGATTCCTATTTGCTTGCACAAATGGATGACGAGGAGCTTTCGGAAACGCTTTATGAATACCTTTATAAGGGCTTGCAAGTGTTTAGCACTTATAGCGTCAAAGATATGTTTGATATTGATACTGAGAACAAGCGATTTAACAACAAGCTGAGCAACTTTGAAATTGTTACGCTTGCCAAGGCAATGAACCTTGCATGGATTACGGCTAACAAGAATTCAGAAGAATTAATGAAGAAAGCCATTGGCGACCGTGATTACAACGCTGTCCAAGGTTATCAATATCTGGATAGATTGCAAACGATGGAAAGTCAACTGCGCCGTGAAATTAAAAACGATATTAATGAGTTTGAATATGCGGACGTTGATATTTATGGAGAGATGGCTTGATGAGTTACGCAGACTTATATCGAAAGCGATTAAAGGTCTTGGGTGAAACAACTCGTAAGCGTAATGAAGAACGTCAAAAACGGCAATTCGATTTATGGTTTGCTAATACTTTAGATAAGTGGGATTGCGTGATTGATGGTGTACCAACACAAGCTGTATTCCAAGACCATTCGCAAAGCAATAATAAAGACTTGTCAGACGACAAATATCTGATTGTTCCTAATGACGTAACTGTTGGTGTTGGCTCATATGTCATGTGGCAAGATGAAGAATGGCTTGTGTTTACCGAAGAACATAAGACCATTCCATCACACCAGCAATTAAAGATTAGGCACGTCAACCGTAGGCTTAAATGGCTTACTGATTCTAAAAAGAAAACCATTTGTAATGATGGTCGTGGTTGGGGTGCTTATATTCAAAACCAAACGCTGTATACGCTTGGTGTTTCGTTCGCTGGCGAACATATTCCTTTAGCTAATGCCAAGATGTCGGTCTTTACTAAAGACACACCAGAAACAAGAAGCGTACAAGTTGGGACAAGAATGTTCATTGCTGGACAAGTCTATAAAGTAGAGTTTGCCGATTATGTTTCTCGTATTGGTCTAGTAAACTGGTTGCTTGATGAAGATACCAAGAACCCAGAAATTGACAATGTAGAATTGGAAATTGCTGATTATTGGACTAGTGGTGAGCATCATAATGACGAACAAAAAGACACGCCATCTGATACGCCTAGCGTTCCCGTAGAGCCACCTAAACAAGAAGTGGAATGGAATATTGAGGGAACGGTTAAAGCTCGTCTAGGACACTCCTACACGTATTCTGTTAAGGATTCTAACGGGAATGATGTTGAAGCGTCTGAATGGATTGTTGGTGATATTGAAACACTGCCATTCTATGTTGGTAGTAAAGATACTCATAGCATCACAATCACGGTTAAGGACGACTTTAGATATGTAGGGCAAACGGCTACTATTGCAGCCAAAGTTGATGATGTGATTAAAAATATCGCAATTAAAATCATTAAGAAATTCGGTTAGTTAGGAGAGAGTGAGTAGTGCCAGCAATTAAATTACCAGACCAAAGAGAAACCAAAAAGGCATCAATTGCCATGATTGGTGAATGGAAACAACAAATGATGGAAAAGATTGCTATGGATGACCAGATTGCTAAGTTACTCTGGTACGATACGTCCGATGCGCTATCACGACCAGATTTAACCGATGACCAGAAAGCTGAATTGTGCGACCCTACTTCTGACCATAGAAGAATCTATCCAACAAGATATACGAATACCGTTGCTATGGAACAACATTCGTTTATTGGACTGGGTATCTCTGGGTTTGTACCACAAGAAAGCTACCGTCAATTCTCAAGCAAATATACCATGGGTTATCTTTACTTCTTTATCTTATGCGATAACAAAATCATGGATATTGATGAGGGACAACGACATGACTTCCTGTTAAAGCGTATCTATGAACTATTCCAAGATACAACTGGTTTTGGTATGGGTACGCTACAAGAGGGAAACCTCATGGAAGATTGGGAACAAAACAACAAGTTTGGCGGTTACGTCTTAATGATGAAAGTGGTTGACATGAAGTAGGTGTAAGCCTATGAAAGTTAATTACGAACGTCTTATCTTGGGTAACGATGCACCTTTAACTGATAAGGTGACATTGCATATTCCGACTATGAGAGAACTTATCCAAGATGACGAAAAAGAAAGTGAAATGAACTTATTCACTCGTGCTTTTGTTACCGGCGTCAGAGAACAGTTTAGTGGTTTTCCAGAAACCGTTGATGATATAGAAGCTAAATATCCTACCATGTGGGATTTAGCTTGGGACGAAACTATGAACGTGCAAGTCGGTGAAGCTATGTTCGGTAAGGATATGACTTTGCTAAGCGTTATTGTTAATGGATTTGCATGGTGGACGCAAAGTGAAATTACCGATTATAAACCATTGAGCAATCAAAAAGTGGTTAATGAACCGCTTGAGTGGGTTATTGATAAAGAAGAATTCGTGAAATTCAGCGAATATATCAAAATGATTACTTTGCATGAGCCGAATGAGGATTTGATTGCTCCACCAGATTTAAAAGGTAAACCACATAAGCAAAGAGCGTGGAAACAATTATATCTGGGACGAATTAGGAAAATGAAGAAAGGTAGCTCGTCAACGATTGCTGACAAGATGCTACTTATGCAAGCATTAGCTCCATCATTTATCCCGTTTAATGAACTTGCTGACATGACTTATTACCAATTTATGAACTTATTACGGGCTTACCAACAACGTAAAGCCTACGACCAAGAGTTTGATATTTACACGAGTGAAAAGTTTGATACATCAAACATGAAACTAACTGACTTATCTCAAACCGTTGGGGTAGTCAGATTAAATAATTAATATGAGGTGACTTTAATGTCTTACGGTATGAAAGATGCTGCCAACGTTACTATTGTAAAACGTGGCACTCATGAACCCGTCCTGTTTGCTGATTACGCAAATACGACTAGTGTTGAATGGAAAGCTGACCGAGTATACGCAAAGAAGAAAGGCGCTAACGCAATTGCATGGGACGCCAACCGTACTGGTGAACTGACGATTGAAACGGAACTGTTCGACCTCAAGCTGATGGCTTTGATTGCTGGGGATGACGACTTACACAAGGGTCAAAACGACATCTTCAAGCGTGAAGCATTTACGCTGACTAGCGACCGTCTGATTAAGCTGAGCAACGCTCCTATCTCTGGTTCTATTTCAGTATTTAAGCTGGGCGATGACGGTCTGACGCATGAAATGACGATTCCACAGTTGGTTGACGGTTCTGCTGCTTCTGTTCCAACTATGGTTACGGACGTTGCTGTTACGCCAAAGGACAAGACCACTGCTATTACGTGGAGTGCTTCTACGGGTGCTACGTCTTACGTTGTTCTGCGTGATGGTGTTAAGGTTGGCGAACCAGTAGGTACGACTTACACGGACGCTGACTTGACGCCTAACAAGCAATACAAGTACACGGTTGTAGCTGTAAACAACAACGGTTCTGCTCCTAAGTCTGCCGAAGTTGTAGTTACGACTACTGCTGATGGCGCTCCCGCTGGTGAAGCTGTACATGCAACGGAACAAGCCAAGACCGAAGCTCAAAAGAATGCAGCTGTTGTATCTGCGAATGGTCTGAACTTTAAGGTAACTGAAAACGGTGGCATTCAACTTTCTGGCGCTGCTGTTGTGGGCGCTCGTTACGCTGTTTACTACATGACTAAGATGGATGGTGTATCTAGCTACACTATCAACGCACAGAAGTTTGCTGACAACTTTGAAATTTACGCAGACTGCTTTATTCGTGACAAGGAAAAGGGTCAAGACCATCTGGCACAAATGCACTACATGAATGCTAAGCCAGAGGGTTCATTCACGTTCTCTCAGAACTCGAAAGAACCAACTTCCCTGTCCATTAAGTTTGACTTGCTGCCAGACGAAAACAACGACATGGCAACTTACAAGTACATTGAAGATTAATCAAAAATATAATGTTATTTGATTAACTTAGGTAGGGTGGGTGCAACTCCCGCCTTACTTTTATAGCTTTTGACGCTTTTACAAGCGTTTTATGAAGCAATTTAGAGAGAAAAATAAAAACCACCAGAGGGAGAGTAGAATGAAGAAAACTATCAAATACTTACAAGATGGTGAATATCATTACGCCACAGTTAAAGATGTTGGTGATTTAGAGCAACTTAAAACTAAACACAAAGAAGATTTAGTAACGGCTTTAAACGAACTCTTTACTACTGGTGGCGAAGCTAAGCCAGCTGGGTACGATGATTTAGTCAAGAAAGTTAATGATACGCAAACAAACCTTAATGGTATCAATGGTGAAGTATCTAGCGTTAAGGATAAGGTAAATGGCATCACTAGCAATGGCGGTGGAACTAATTTAATTGTCCAATCAGACTTAAAAGGTGGGTATCTTGATAGAGGTAATGGTAGCGCTAATAATAATGGTAGTTACGATTTTCATTTAGATAGCTATATACCTACCAACGGGTCAACAGTATTCACGTTCAGCTCACCAGATTATGTATTCAAAGGCAGTGGTAATCACACTTTGGCGATGTACGATAGTGATAAGAACTTTCTGGGTTATCAACTTATCACTTCACCTACACAAACATTAAGTAAATCTAATGTTGTATACATTAGATTCTCTATTAATTTTGTAGACGAGGGTGGTACTACTAATAAGTTGTCTGATTGGCTAAGCACCCATCGGTATATGCTTGAAAAAGGCATTATTGCCCACGACTGGTCGCCATCTCCTCAAGATGTTGCCACTGATATTAGCAATGTAAATACTAAGATTGACCAGACTGCAAATGGTATCAATAACACAATTACAGACATTAATGGCAAAGTTGTAGCAAATGATGAAGCTATTGCACAGGCAAAGAAAGACCTACAAGATGCTTTAACCCAATTTCAAACATTTAACGATGAAATTGAACAAGCTAAGAAAGATGCCGAAACCAAATTAGCCGATGCAAAACAAGCGTTAAAAGATGAATTTAATAACAACCTTGCTGATGCTCAAAAGGCTAACCAGAAGCAATTGGAAGATAAGGTTGCAGTAATTCAAGGCAATCTTGATACAACTTCTAATACGTTGAATGACGTTAAAACGCAACTTACTAATGCAAAGTTGGATTATGGCAATGTTAATGTAAGCATTCAAAAACTTAATGATATGCTTTCAACTAAGTTGTCAAGTACAGACCTTGACCCACTCAAAACTAGTATTCAAAACCAAGAAACGGAAATTCAACAAACCAAAGATAGTATTGCCACTAAGGCTGGTAAGGCTGAACTTGATGTCTTGAGTGGACGTGTAAGTACCGCAGAATCCAAAATCAAACAGCAAGCTGATGAGATTAGTCTAGGCGTTAAAAAGTCTGAATTAAACGGTGCTATTGATAATTATCAAGTTGAGGGTACTAACAGACTGCGTGATACGATTGATTTTGATATTGATAATGGATATTGGAAACTTGACCAATACAGTATCAACTCAAATACTGATGTGCATCCCTATGACCAAGCGCATGATGTTTCAGCTTTGGTATTGCAGAAAACTGGTTCGGCTAAACAAGACGTTGACTTTACCAATGAAGATTTAGGTAACAGCTTTGTTATTTCAATGTGGAATAAGAAAGATGCACAACCTCAATTATGGTATGGCAACACTCAATTAACTAATCGTCAAGTAGCAGATATTAAGGGTGATTATGAACGCAGCTTCTTTACGTTTATCCCTACGGACGCTAATGTTAAGACGATTATGTTTAAGTATGACGCTGGTACGGTTGACCAACTTGTTATCGGCGAACCAAAACTGGAATTAGGGACTAAACCTAAAGCATACGCACCTAACCCGAATGACGAACATAAGCAGATTGTTAATACTAAGGCAGAATTAAAGATTGCCTCTGACAAGATTGAATCAACGGTTGAGAAACAGACTAAGACTGACAACAATATCAACCAGTTATCAAGTCGTGTAACGCAGACTGAACAGGGTATTACTGCTACTAATGATTTAATCACCAAGACTAAAGACGGTTTAATCAAGGACTATACAGGCAAGATTAATGCGAGCGCTAAATCATTAAGTAGTGAGTTTGACGAAAAAACCGATGAAAAGATTGGGCAAATCACTGATAGTGGCGAAAACCTAATCTTGAACAGTGCATTTACTAATGAAACTGACCGCAAAGATAAATGGCAGAACATTAGTGATAAGGTCAATATCGTTGATGATGGCAACGGTCTGATGTGGGCTAAAATGTCCCAGTCTGGATTGACCACTGACAATCCTATTAGCTTGACGAGTAACTACTTCCCTATCAAACAAGGAAAGATTACCGTTGGTGTTGATATTAAATCAGATAACACCAATGGATTGTCTGGTGCTAAAACCTTAGTTTTACAAACATACAACGCTAATAAGCAAAGAGTTGATTTCACTGAGCTGACGCTGGAAAACATGGGATTGACGATTCAACAACTTGCTGATGGTCAATCACACCGTGGTGTTTATCGGTTAGGTAATGATAGAAGCGATGCCGTTTATATGACGGTTAAAGCAGTATTACCACGTAACGGTTCGATTTACTTTACTAATTTTAGTGCTAAGTTATCGTCAATTGATAATGGTGGCTACACTCCTAACGCAGAAGATTTAAAGCGTCAAATTCTCAATCAAAAGACGAAGATTGAACAAAACTCGCAACAAATTATTTTAAAAGCAAGTAGCACTGAATTAAGGGACGTCAGAACAATTGCTAATGGCGCTGTATCTAGTGCCACTAATGCCAATAATAATGCAAGCAGTGCGATGAATACCGCTAATACGGCTAACACTAATGCAACAAATGCAGCATCGGTAGCCAACACGGCTAACAATAAAGCTAATAGTGCAACAACCGTTGCCAATCAAGCCAATAGTAATGCTAATCAAGCAGTTACAACTGCCAATAGCGCTAATAGTAAGATTAACGATATTCAAACACAAATTGACCAAGCACGTACTGATATTCAAAGCACTTTAACGGTTGCAAATAACGGTATCACCGCTGCTACCAATTTAAAGACTACGTATGATAATTATGTTCAAAAGAACGATGCAAATATCAAGTTACTGGGCGATAGAATTACCAATGAAGTAAGTAAAATCACCAGCAACGGTGGGGGTAGAAACTTACTGATTGGAACGAGTACAGCAACTGGTGATGTCGCTGGTGGTAATGGTGATATCGTCAAAGGTGCTTTCAACGGCTATGATGCAGTTAAAACTAATACTGCTTGGGACGAACGTATGATTAATCTGCAATCAGCCTTAGGTAGGACGAACGCTAAAGCTGGCGATTGGTTTACGCTTTCCGTTTACGTTAAGGCGGATAAACAAATTAATACTGGTTCACTTAATATATATAGGGCACTCGGCAATGGTGGTGCTGAGGATAATGATGGGTTTTTAAATGAAATTCCAATGCAAGATAAGCCTATCACTACACAGTGGCAACAATATTCTTGGAGTTTCCAAATTAATAATGTTAGTTTGCAACGCCAAAATACACGGGTTGAGTACAATTACGATACTGGTGACAACTGGATATATTGGGCTGGGTGGATGCTTGAAAAGGGTGCAATTGCCCACGACTGGCAACCCGCCCCAGAAGATACTAATTCTCAAATCGAGGCTGTATCTTCTAAGATTGACCAGACCGCTTCAAGTATTACTTCTACGGTTAATAGCACTAAACAAGATTTACAGGGTCAGATTAACAGTGCTAATACTAAGATTACACAAACGGCTAATAGTATCACTGAACAGTTAAAGGGTTATTCAAAAACTGGTGATATGCAGAATTATGTTAATACTACGGTTAAGAAAACAGCCGATGGTATTAACGCTAAAGTAAGTAGTGTAGAGAGCAAAGTAAACGGAATTAAAATCGGTGGTCGTAATTATCTTAGAGATTCTGATAAGTCGATTTTTGGATGGGCGCAAGATTTAGGAACAATGCCTAATGAAGTATTAAGTTCTTTAGCAGGCGAAACAATCACAGTATCAGTCGATACTGAATGGAGTAATTATCAACACTCTGATAGCAACCAAAATCGTTTAGGATTTGAATTGTCCGTTAAGGGTAGTGACGGGAAAAATTATTATTTTGGTGCGTGGAAAAGTCCGACAACACCAAGTGGTAAAGAACGGGTGTCTACAACCTATACGCTCCCAGCAAACGTAACTTTTACCGTAGGCAATAACGGTCAAAATGGCTACGTAGGCATTAACGGCACTGGAAAAGTTAGCCATGCACAGATCGAAATAGGCAACGTTGCAAAAGACTGGCAACCCGCACCAGAAGATACTAATAGTGCTATTCAAACCACTAAAGCGGATTTAGTACAACAAATTACTGATGCTAAGAACGCTGCCATTAAAGTAAGTAAGGATTCTATTACCAGTGAAGTTAGTGATGTAAAAACCACGATAACACAAGTTAATAATAAAGTTGACAATATTCAAATTGGTGGCGGACGAAATCTATTACGTATATCGTCATTTAATGGCAACACACCAAATTTTGTCGATGTTTTTAATGCACACTGGCACTGTGGAAACAATACGACATGGACTTTTTCCAGTGATAAACCGATAATTTCTGATGATAGCCAGAGCTTACAATTTACGCCAAAATCTAATCTTCCAAACACTGACAATGGTATCTGGTATATAGCTCCACAAGTCAAAGCTGGAGAAGTTTACACATTCGGCTTTTGGGGTAAGAGTACAAGTGATGGTTTTAAGATGGAAGTTGAGAGTTTTAGCGACCTCAGCACTTTTACTATGACGACTGCATGGAAGTATTATAGTGGGCAATTAAAATTCGCATCAGACAATAGAAATATGTATTTCCGCATTAGCGATAGCAACAGTGCTGACGTTGGTACTGTAACGATTTTCCACCCTATGCTTGAAAAAGGTACGGTAGCTCACGAATGGTCGCCATCTCCTCAAGATATTGCTACTGACATTAGTAATGTAAATACCAAAGTAGAACAATATAAGACTGGTATTGACCAGACCGCCACGGGTATAAATCTGTTCGCACAAGTGATTACTGGCAATAGTAGTATTGATGTTACCAAGTCTAACATTGGTATTGACCCTAACCAGATTAAGATTGCAAGTAATAAGATTGTGATTGATGGTAATACAATCATTAATGGAGATGTTATATCGGCTAACAATATTAAATCTGGTGGAACAATCGAGGGTGTTGGATTGACCATTAAAAATGGCGACCATGTTACAACAGTGGACGATAGGGGTTTCATTGATTATAAAAATAACAATAAAACTGTTATTTCAGATGGAACATTCATGAGCAATAGAGTTAGTCTTAGTGGGGAACTACAAACCAGCGAGAAAACAACGGTAAACGGTGCAACTCAATACCAAACGGTTAGTGTTGGTAATGGACATTTAACTTTTGCTCTATATCCATTTGACCCTACACCAGATATACAAATTAATACTAGCAGTTCATCGACAAGTACTAGTAGTTCATCAACAAGTACAGATAATACTGATCTTCCCGATACTATTACTATGACTTCTGACCCCGGTGTTGCTGTCGCCGGTAAAGAGTTGGAGGGAGTCGGTGGGAAAATAAGTGCTTCGTACGGTTTGCCGAATCTAAAAACTGGTACAAATGACATGACTGGTTTAGAGATTTTGGGGCAAAATATTTCTTTGACTGCTAGGGGAGTAGCAGACACCATTGATGCCAGTTCGATAGATAAAAGTATAATCGACATAAATAATAATGCTATTAAAATTGGTGTTTTACAAAATGGTGGTCGTGGTAATGCTTCAAACATTTTTATAGATAATTCTGGTATAAATCTTGACACACAATGGCTGACTTTTGATGTAACTAACATGAAAGTCAATGGCAATGCGGAATTTAATAGTGCATACTACACAATGTTTAAACCAACTGGGAATCAAGACGCATTATATGTTGTTTCTCAGAAAAATAGTAATTCCACACAAGATTACTATGCACAAACAACATTAAGGGCTGGTTCAAAATATGGTACTTATGGCGATTCTGGTCTAACGTTCTATTGGGATTCAGTTAAAGCGTTTGGGACGTTTGATTTACGTGATACTCATGTGTTGGGTAACAGAAATACGCATTTTAGTGTTGAAACAACGTTTGATACCGATGGTGAGGCTAATATGTGCTTCACTTGGACTTCAAGAAGTGATTTATGGAATAATCTAAAACTCCCTATGTTGGCTAGAGCCGACTGGTGGACTAGCCCATGGGGTAGTTGTGGCATATTGTTTGCTAATGGTAGCTTGTTTTATGTCAATAATGATGGACATACTTATAAACGGTTAAATTAGAGTGAGGGGAATAAATAATGACAGAAAAGAACGTCGTTCTTAAAAAGGATGTAAAAAAAGCCGATGGTACAGTAATTGCAGTTATGGTGGCGTATTTAACTGGCGATGGTTCTACACCAGTAATTCAAACTAGCGGTGCGCCTAATTATCACAGTGTTATTGGTTATAAAGACGATGGTACGCCAATTATCAACCACGAAGATGATATGTTGATTGAAAATGCACAACAAAACTTTATGGCAGAAGCCATTAAGGAACAAAAGAAATTATGTGTTGAAAATGGTGTAGACCCAGATTTGGTAAATATTTTAGATGCAGAAAAGAAAGTAGATACAAACAATGAATAATCAACAAACCAATCAAGACCAATTAATTAATGTAAAGTTGCTGAATAAGTTGGCTAATGCAGAATATAACAATTGCCAACTTGAAGTGCAAAATGATGAATTGAAGCAAAAGGTACAACAGCTGACCGAAGCTAATCAGCGTTTGGAAGCGCAAGTACAAGAACAATCAAAGAGCGAATAGTCATATAATTTTCTGATAACTGTTATCAAACTAAAGGATATTATAATTAGAAAGAGGTATTAAACATATGCTTAAAAAGACGAAATCTACTTCATTGACTGGTGAATCACAAATTAACGGCACTACGGTAGTACGTATGACGGCTAGTCTGTCTACTGAGGGTGGTAGCGATTATGTAAACCAATCAGTAACGAATGTGGCACTGTACAACGCTAATAAGCGTGAAGTACGTAAGGATATTGCAGCTTTCCAAGACTATGTATTTGAACAACAGGATGCAATTGATGCCGAAGTTGAAGCTGATGCAAAGGCTGATACGGCTGATGGAACGCATACGGATGACGCTGGAAAGTAATACTGGAAAGTAATAATTAATGTTGTGTAACTAAGAGGTGCGCATGAAAAGATAAAATACGGTTTTTATCAAGAAAAGCGCAACTCAAGAACGCCCTATTATTGGGTATTTAGGCATGGTGGTAATTTGGATTCCGACAAAATCTTGGACTTGTTGATGGATATTCAACAAAGAGTAGCGAAAATCGAAACTGCCACCAATAAAGTTGACCACGTAGCAGACAAAGCGGATGAAGCATATGTCTTGGCAAAAGAGGCGAAAAGTCAAGCCGAACAAAATGGCAAGGATATTGAAGAAATCAAAGAGCAGTCCCAATGGGCTTTTCGAGCCTCTATTGGTGCTGTGGTCAGTGTAGTGGTTGCAGTTATTGGTGCGTTTGCGTCTAATCTACTTGGAGGGTAGACAAATGAAAAATCTAGTTGTTAAAGTTAAGAGTGTTCTTGTTAAGCCAGATGGCAGTGTAAATGGTAAGGTGCTTGCTCCAGTTATCGGTCTGGGACTTGTGGCAATTCAACAAGTGTTTGCTTGTTTTGGGATTCGTTTCCATGGCGACCTTGGAGCATGGCAAAGCCTTATCAACACGGTATTAACGTTACTTGGTGTACTTGGAGTTGTCGCTGACCCTACGCCAGTAGACGCTATTAAGCCAGAAGAAAAGGTTGAAGAACAGCCTAAGGCAGAAGAACCAGCCGTTGTTAAGGTTGAAGAACCAGAAGAAAAGACGGTTGTTACTTCTTTGCCACAGGACAATCAAGAACAAAAATAATTCACTTTACTTTGGCTTAATTTTAAACCAAAATATATGAATTGTGTTATAATGTAAGTTGGTACAGGCGTGCGAAAGAGCGTGAGAAAAGAATGAGCGTACAATTAAAAAGTTTGTACAATGACCCAGAAAATCGTCAGATTATTAAGGTGATTGATACTTCCGCTGGTCAAGTATCAATCTTTGAACCAACTAGAGATGATGTTGAGTTTATCTTGGCACATGATGACTTGGTTGAGATTTTCGACCAAGATTGGAACAATGGTGAACATGACGGAAAGCTAGATGGTGCTACATTCCTTTTAGACTTATTACCACGTCTGACGGACTTAGATTTAGGTGATATTACTCCAGAAGAAATGGACGAAATCTTGGAAAACCCAACGGTTGACCTGTTAGCAATCAATGCGGTTGTGCAAGGAATTGTTAATAAGGTTTACGCTTTTATGGTTATTGGTTACAAGAACAATATCCAATTGCAACGTTTGGTAAATGATACCGAAGAAATTAGTGATTTAACGCTGGGACACTATATCGAGGAAATTTCCAAAACCGCTGATGGTCGTGAACAGATTAAGGAAATCATGGAGCAATCAAAGCACCTAGAAGAATTAAAGCAAGAAGTTGACAAAGCCGAAAGCGAACAAGAAACGGGTAATGATGAACAAGAAGCTGAACCAAAGCCAGAAAAACAAGTGCAGTCTGACGATGGTAAACAGGCTGATATTCTGAACCCAGATTCTTACCAAAAGTCTGTATATGAAAACAAGGTCGCATCTCGTTTTGCAGACTTGGAAGCATCGGAAAAAGACGAATAAATAAAGGTACAAAACAATAGCGCAAGTAAGGAATTGACCTAGAAATAGGTCTTTTCTTTGTTTGTGCTATTTGCGTTTAGAGGTGATTTTATGGCTCATATTACTGGTACTGCCACGGTAACAGTCCATATTCCCGATGACTTGCTTAACCTTAAACAGAAAATTGACCATACTGTTACTTCGGCAATGGAGGGTCAAGTTAAGGCTTTGGCGAGTGAAATTATGCGTGAAGCGGTAGCGAAAGACGCCGCTATGCGTGGTGGTGGTGCTTATTACACACCAACGGAAGAATTAGTTGACGCTATCGTTGTTACTGGTGGCGGCAAGCATCTTCATATTGAAATGGACGGTAGCCGTATGAGTACATCACCGCCTGTCATTGGTGAAGATGGCAGAGTTGCTCAATGGGGTGTTCATACTAATGTTCATGGTGGAGCTGAAAATACCATGATGCCTCTTTGGTTGAATGATGGTGCTAGAGGACTAGTTCAGCACGCTGGTTCTGAATATTTCGAGTATGCTTGGGCACGTATTCAAGCACAAGTACCAGAAAAACTAGCATCAGCCCTATCAGCATTGGGCTTTGAAGTAACAATTAGCTAAATATACAAATATATGATTATACCGTTATTTATTGAATACTTGAATAAGTGTACATGATATATAACGGTATATACGTACACAAATATGCAATAAATAATTGAGTACATATATGCCGTTATATATTGAATATTTGAATAATGGAATACGGCAAATAACTGTATACAATAAATTACAAAGGAATGATAATGTGAAAAGACGAGAGGATTTAAAGTATCAAACTACGTCCGACCGTAAAATCGTACGCTATGCGACTAAGGCACGTATGGCACAAGTAAATCCAGAAAACATTAAAGTCTATAATAAATACCTACGAAGTCGGACAATTCAGAATTCAGACGTAAAGCAAACTACCTACAAGGTTTACCACAGCTACATGAACATTTTCATGTGTTATATCGCTGAATATTGGGACAACTTCTATCTGCTTGATGAAGATGTTTTGGACGAAGATATGCTAGACGTTATGGAGGGATATATGTCTTTCCTAGCTGAAAAGTGTGGTAATGGTAAGAAAGTAATTAACACTAAGGTCAGCGCCGTTTCTAGCTTCTATATCTGGGCTACTAAGCGCCGTATGATTAAAGCGCATCCCTTTGACGGGAAGCTAGACCGTATTAAAGGCGCACAAGATGAAAAGCGCATTGCTGTTTATTTCTTACACAAAGAACAGATTGACAAAATCACCAAAGAATTAGCTAAGCCAAAAGATGCTGCCAACCCTTACGACCGTCAAGATGAATTAATCTGGAACATTGCATTTGATAGTGCTTGTCGTATTGGGGCTTTATATCGTTTGAGTATTTCTAATCTTGATTTAGAGAATAATACGTTTAGAGATATTCGTGAAAAGCGTGGCAAGATTGTTGATATTCCATTTACTGACTATACCAAGAAAATCATTGCCGAATATCTTGAATGGCGTAAACGAAACAACATTGAAACAGACGCATTCTTCTACAATCGTGATGGTGAACGAATGAGTAAACAGGCTTTGTCATTGCGTATTAGAAAAATTGGTGAAATTGTTGGATTAGGCGATTTTCGCCCACACTGTTTGAGAAAGAGTAGACTTAACCAGATTGCTCAGAAAGACTTGCGATTAGCTCAGCAATTAGCACACCATGAAAGCATTGATACTACGGCTAGATTCTATACTGAACCAGTCAAAGAAACAGAAGTCTTACATGAAGTAGAAGATTTGATGAAAAAGTAGGGCAAATAAAAAGCCCACCAATTAAGGTGAGCTTAAAGTTATGGCAATGATGGTAATACTTCTTGTGTGTAGGGAACGCCGTGATTATCAAGATAAGCACGAAGCTGTTCATATTCGGTTATACGATTTTTGATAATAGATTCAGTACGTTCACCATCAATGAAGTTGATTTTAAATGCTGGTAAATTCTTAACGTGAACTACAAGGGTCAACTCTTTGATTGAATTTAGTTGTCTGCGAGTTGCTAAACCACCCGCAATTGCACCAACAACGCCAAAGAGTAAACCACCGACAACTGCACCGCCAGCACCACTACGAGTAGTTGTAGTTGGCTGATAAGCAATATGATAGTCGACAATCTCGTTGTAGGGAAAAACACCATAAGCATCACGCCTCATGTCTGGTCTAAAATAAATGGCAGTATCGGCTAAAATAATGTTTGAATAATCCAAGCGTTTTTGATAACCATCTAGGAAATCTTGAGCTTTTTCATCGAATTCATGAACTTTCTCTTGATTCAAACCTCTAGTAGGGTCTGACATAGACTTCATTATCATAGGAACATAAAACAACATAGCAAAAGTGCCAACAATAACTAAAGCGACAACGATAGATTGACCTGTACTTAACATATGTAACTCCTCCCAAAGTAATATGCAAAACGATTTAATCTTTTGATTTAACAACATTATATACCCTTAATAAATACTTGTATACATTTATTTATTAAAACCCTTTCAAAGCCAATAAATAAACCACTGAATTGGTATAAAGCGCAGAAACCAAGATAGGCGGTGAGATTTTGGCAGCATCAAAAACACTTGATATTGATATTAATGTTGAACTTGGTAATATCCAAGATGTCAGTAAAGAAGTCCAAAAGCAACTGGATAAATTAAAAGATGTCCGTGCCACTATTAGACCTAAAATTGAAATTGACCCACACATTAAATTGTCTGGTGCTGAAAAGGGACTAGATGAGGTCAAAGATAAGTTTAAAGACAAACTCAAAGAGGGTATGAATACCGATGGCGAGTTTGAGATTACTCCTAAAATTAATGATGAGGGTTTAAATAGATTTAATTCCATTATGACCGAAGCTACCGAAAAGGTAACGAAATTACGGTCGTTAATGGAGAAACCGCTCAAAATTAATTTTGCTGGTATGGGTAATGGTCTAGGCAATGAATCATTAGAAAAGATACTTGGCAAAGAAATGGAAAGAGCCAGCAAGGGTGTTGGCAATAACGTAGACCTTGCCAAGAGCATTGTTGGTAACGCTAGACTGGAACAGGTAAAAAAGAACACAGCAGACCTTGCTAAGGAAGTTAAAAAGGCTCAAAAGGCTCAAATTGAAGCTAAAAAGTTATCAATCTTATCTGATGACCCAGAAGTTGTTGAAAATGCAATCCAGCAAACATACCGTTGGGGTAATCGTCTTGGTGAGTTGCATAGACAACTTGATGCTATTTCTAAAGATAGCGGACTAGCTAAACAACAAGTTGATGAGTTATGGAACAGCTATCGTAACGCTGGTGGCTATGATACTCGTGATTTAGTTTATGATGATGCTAGAAACCAAGCATTAGAAGCACAGCATCGCAAAGAAGAACGTGAACAAGCTCAACGTGACCGAGAAGAACGCAAGCGTCAAGAACGGGAAGAAGATTTAGAAAGCCGAAAACGCAAACAAGATGAACTTGCTGAAAATCGTGCTATCCATCAACAGGAGGACGAAGAACGCAAACAGGCTCAACGTGAGAAGAACAAGGAACAGCGTGAGGCAGAACAAGCTGAACGTAAACACCGTGAAGCTCAAAAAGATGCGTATAAAGCTGATTTAACTGCCATTAAGAACTTGCGTAATAAAGAGTTGCAAAATCTTGTATCGCAGAACGAGGCGGAAGATGAAGAAACTCGACAGCATTACGCTAAAATGCGTGAAGAAACTAATGGCAAGATTGAACAGTATAAGAAACAAGCTCATGAACATGGTCGTGGTGCTGGCTACTCTGATGATGATATTGATACTCAAATCAAAGCCTATGAATCAAGAGGTGGAGAACCGTTAAGAGATGAGATTAACAGGTCAACAGCCTTAGCACATAGTCAACAACAAATCCGTGACCAGTTAAGTAGAACCAAGCAAGCAATGCGTGATTATCAACAAGCACGTATTAGCATGGTTAAATACGAAAATGAACATGGCGAGTTTGTCAATAAAGATAATAGTCTAGCCCGCCAATTCCAACAAGAATCGGAAATCTACAACAAGCGTGTAAGTGCATTAGCGCAAGAAGAAAACAAACTACGTGCCCTATCTAGCAAGACATTTGATAATGAATATAAACCAGCAAAAGATAGAGTAAGCGAAAAAGTGCAGTTAGAAGAAGCTAAACACTTTGACAAGTTAGCAAGTGGCTCTCGTACTAGACGTGGTAGATTGACTGCTAATATTGATGTGTTTAACGCACTCCAACAAGGTGGCTATATGGTTGCTGGTGCGGTTGAAAGTCTGAATGACGTTGACCGTGCTATTACCAAGGTTACTAAGGTTGTTCCAGACGGTAAGCAAGCCGTAAATCGTTGGAAGAAGAACCTGTTTAAGAATGCTAGTGCGGTTGGTAAATCAGCGCCAGAATATGCCGAAGCCGTTGAACAATGGGCTACGGCTGGTTACAACTTAAAACAGTCTAATTACCTTGCTAAACGGTCTGTTATGGGTGCTTTTGTTGGTGATGTGCCAGTTAATGATATGGTCAAATACATGGCTGTGCCTCTTAACTCATATCGTAAGAAGCACCTTAAAGCTGACGACATTATCAACTCAATGAACCAAGTTTCCAACAAGCATGCTATTGAAATGGACGATTTAGGTCAAGCGTATAGTAAATCAGCTGCCGTTCTTGCATCTAACGGGACTTCATTCCACCAATTAACGGGTATGATTACTGGGGCGCAAGAAGCCACTCGTGCTGGTGGTGAGGTTATTGGTCGGTCTATTAAGGCTATTGCTCTTAACTTCTCCAAAATGAACGCTGGGGTTACTAAGACTGACCAAAATCGTGCAAAGTTCTTTAAAGGTCTTGGTGTTGATTTAAGAGATTCCAACGGGAAGATGAAGTCAACGTACCAGATTATGAATCAACTGGCTGGCAAGTGGAAAGGTTTAAGTAAGCAACAAAAGCAAGATGCTGCATTGTATGCTGCTGGTAAAGAACACTCTGCTCAATTTACGGGTATGTTGGACAACTGGAAAACGGTTCAAGCGGCTACTGATGATTCAGTTGGACAGGTTGGATTGGGCAAACATGGTTCGGCTTATCAAGAATTCGGGAAGCAAAAGCCATCTATTCAATTCCAACTTCAAGGATTGCAGAACACTTGGCAAGCCTTTCTACAAAACCTTACTGGTGGTCGCGAGGGTATTACCCAGATGATTAGCGCTTTGAACGGCTTAGGTCAAGTCGCTGTTAAAGTGTCGGACAATCAAGGCTTGATGAATGTTGCTCGTTGGTCTGCCATTGGTGGGGCAATTATGTTGGCTCGTCAAGGTGTTAAGGCGTTTGTTAATGACGTTATGGGCTTGCGTTCTGGGCGTGATGTTTTAGATGCGTTTGTTCAGCCCGTTAAGCAATACGGTGGTAAACTTGGTGATTTTAACAATAGAGTACGTGGTCTATTCGGTATTGAAGCAGAAGCTCGTAATGAGGGACAACGTATTCAATATAAAGCAGATGGAACGCCATACATTAATTTTGATAAAGCACCTAAGTTAGAACGTGAAAGTGGTAGCGAACGTTCTAGCAAGAGTAGAAAAGCCGAATCAAAAGTTCAGACGTTTAATGATGCACCTTATGTTGACCTTTCAACTAGCGCTCACAAAAAGAATACGGAAGCCTTAAAAGAGGGCGAAAAAGCTCAAAATAAGATACTCTTAACTAAAAAAGCGGCTAATGAAATGGAAACCGAATCCGTTAAAGCTACCGAAAAGAGTACCCATGGATTGGCTGGGCTTAAAGCCAAGATATTGGAATCAGCCCAAGCTGGCGGTAAGTTGGGTAAAGTATTCAGTATTGGTAAATCTGCTTTAGGTGTTATGGGCGCTGGGCTTGGCTTATTAGGTGGTGCTTTTGACGTTGCAACTATTGCGGGAGTTGCTTTGGAGGCGTTTGGCGTTCACCCGATGGAAGCTCTTAATAAGGCAATGCACCCCGCTATTGCTAACTCGGCTGAATTCTCAAAGCAAATGGACAAAATCCATTCAAGCGTAACTAAAGCTAATTCTGCAATGCAAGGCAACGTTGTATTCAACGGAACGTCTGCTAAAACTACCAAAGATATTAAGTCTTTGAACAAGGAATTGAATGAGGCTGCTAAAAATGGCAATCAGTTATCTAAAGGCGATTGGAATAAGTTTAAGGCTGACTTTAATGCAACGGCTAAGGCAAATGGATTATCTGTTCGGGCACATTCTAACAACGTTGAAGTGTTAAAAGACCAATTAAACGCAATGAGAAATGGTAGTGATATTACGTCATTACGTCAATTGCGTAGTGGTTTAAATACTCTCAACAAAGAAGAACGTATTGGTTCTAAGCTAAATTGGAGTAAATCACTTCAAGGTAAACTAGTTGATTCAAGTAAAGCCTACCAGAATGCTAGAAAGAAGTTGGAGCGACAACAGAACCAAAATGCACGTTACTCATTTAACAGAAGTTATGGAACTAAGAAACAACGTGAACAGGCTCAAAAAGATTTACGCAACCGATATTCTACGCATCGTGCATTAGAAAACACAGATGCTTATCAAGAGTGGGCAGCTAATTATGATGATTACAGTGCTAAAGTACGTGGTCAATACGGCAAACTAGAGGGCGCTTTAAAGGCTGGAGTTTTCGGTAAGAGTGATTTTGCTACTATGTCAAACTCACAATTACGAAAAGTACAACAAGCGCAAACTGTTAATGCGCAAGAAGCTGCACGTCAAAGTATGCTATATAAGCAAGCTAATGATGTTCTTGCTCATAATGGTAAACTGACCAGAACCCAACAACAAGCCCTTATCAAGATGAATAAAGGCTTAGAGGGTATTAGCAGAGATACTACTCAATGGAAGCCTTACCAAAAAGAAATTTTTGACAAGATGAAAGGCAGACTTGATAAGAATCTGTCAAAACAACAGGGTACATTACGTGATGTAATGAAGTCGAAAGGTATGTCTGATAGTCAAATCAATAAGAAATTGAAACAGTTAGATGGTACTGGTTCTGGTTATCTGCAAGTCATGGGTAGCCGTGGTGCATCGGCTCAATTACTTGGTGTAGATGCTGATTATCAATCGATTTATGATAAGCATGGTCAGCATTGGTACTCAAACATGGTCAAGCAAACTAAGACACTTGAGAGGTCAAAACGTAAAGATGGTTCGCAAACTGCCACCGCACAAGCAATGACGATGGATGACGGTACTGTTAATACTGGCATGGTTGCTCGCCTTGACGATTTACTTACTCAAGACAAAAAGACCACTAAATTTAGTCGTAAAGCTGGTTTAGTTGATAAGAACGGTAATATCAATCTTGGCAAGTTCTTAACGTCAATGAAAGGCTTGAAAGGCTCTAATGACCCATTAGGATTACTTGCTAACTTGCAAGATAAGTCATGGCGTACTCAAAACAAGGCAAATGCTGCCGAATATGCTAAATTCTTAAAGAATTCTGGTTTTAAGGCTTCAAGCAAGGAAATGATGAGTGCTGCTAAATCCTTGGCTCACTTAGACGGTAGCAAGAAAGCCTTTAAAGACGATTTAAAGAGCCAAGGATTTAAGGATAAGGACATCGCCGCCTTAATCAAAGGTCTTGGCAAGAATGCCTTTAACGGTAAAGATGACGGTAAAGGCAAAGACGGTAAAGGTGACGGAAAAGGCGGAGGCAAAGGTGGTAACGGCAACCACAATAACAATTCCAATAGCCATAATAACAACAATCACAATAATAACCATAACAATAATAGCAACAACAATTCCAATAGTCATAGCAGCGGTTCTAATAGCCGTAAGAACAACGTTTGGAGTAAGTTGGCTAACTCACAAGCCGCTAAAATTCAAGCTAAGCAGTTTAAGAGTTGGGGCAATGCTATTAAAGGGATTAAGAATGTGCCTAAGAATGCTGGGAAAGCTCTCAAAGGTGTTACTAAGAGTGTTGGTGGCTTCTTTGGCAAGATATTCAAGGGCGCTAGAGGTAAAGTTGAAACTACTGCCCAAGCTGATACTAGAGCTAGAAACGCACGTCAAATTGAGAAGAATTTAGGCAACAAGAAAGTTAATAGCAGGCAACTGCAAAACCTGCAAAAGCAATTAAGCCGTCAACAGGCACAACAGCTTGCTAAAGACTTATCAAAGCGAAACCAATTAACTAAATCTGCTCAACGTAAACTCGATAACGAGGGCAAGAAATACAAACGTACGCCTAACACAACGAATCGTCAGAAAATGACTACTAAGCCATTGACTGCTTCTGAGAAGAAAGCTGCTGAACGTGCTGGTAAAGACGAAGAAAAGGCACGTCAAAAAGGTAGAGATAGTGTTACTAACACTACTAAAGCTAAAGAAAAACGTGAATCCAATAAAGCTATCCGAGATGCTCAAAAACAGGGTAAAGAAGAAGCTAGGGCAAAAGCAAAGGGCGCAACGCAAGGAACTAGCAAGAGCAAGAGTAAGAGTAGCGATAGCACTAAGAGCCAATCTAACGCTATTAAGAAACTGCAAAGTCAAATGAAGTCCCTTGGAAAAGGTACGAACAAAATCAAGGTTACAGCCGATACCAAAGGTGCAACATCTAAGATTAAGTCTTTGGAAAAGTCGGTTAAGAGTATTGGCAAGGGCAACCATAAAATTAAGGTTACTGCCAATGTAGACGGCGCAAAGTCTAAGATTAAGAGCCTTGAAAAGTCAGTTAAATCTATCGGTAAAGGCAATCATAAAGTTAAAGTTACGGCTACCGTATCTGGTAAAGGCAAGATTACATCCCTTAAATCTGCTATTAAAGGTATTAAAGGGAGAAAAGTAAAGGTATCTGCTAGTGCAAGTGGTACTGGTCAAGTTAAATCATTAGCTAATGCTATTAGACGTGTTAAGGGCAAACACGTTCCAGTTAAGGCTAATGTATCTGGTACTGGTCAGGTTAGAGCATTAACTCATGCGATTAATGCCGTTCATAGTAAGCACGTTACCGTTAGCGCTAAAGTGTCTGGCTTAGGTGAAGTTCGGTCGTTACAGGCTGCTATCAATGCTTTACCATCAAGCAAGAGTGTAAGTATCAATGTTACTAAGAACGAAACGCATACAATCACTGAAAGACACGTCAAGAAAGGCAAGTCGGTTGCAATTGCTCCATCATTACCAGTTGGCGGTTCACCATTAACTTCTGCCTCGGTTGCTACTGGTGATAACGCTCCTACCGTTGGGGCTGATGACGTTTCGGCAATGAACGGTAAATCATTAACCAGTTACTCCGATTCTACGGATAACGTAAATGAAGATTACTGGCGCTACATGGGTAATGAATTGTACACGGGATTGCCACTTGACGAGCAAGTAAGTAAGTTGGAAAACGCTGTTACAACCGCTGATGATGATATGCAAAAGTTAATCAATATCTCCAAACAACGGATTGATAATGACAATAAACAGATTGCATATCAAAAGACGATGCAAGGCGCATATCAGCAACAGATTACTGATATGATTAACCAATTGCACCAATACGGTTTCACTAACAATGGCAACCAGATTACTAACCTTAACCATGCTAAGGATATTCATGGCGACAACGCAAGTAAGGTAGACGACCTGTTAGGCAAATACCAAAGCGCATATCAAAACTTCTCAGAAGCCACCAAGAAGATTGATGAATTGCAAACTGATATTTGGCAACAGAGTAAGAACCAAAACGATTATCGTAACACTGCTGAACAGAAGATGGTTGAAAAGTTGCAACGTTCCCTTGAAATGGTTACGACTGCAATTAACAACAACAAGAACATTCTTGAACGTCAAGGTAACTCATTGAGTGATGCTGACTACAAGATGAAACTTCAAAACAGCGCAGACCAAGTTTACGGTGATATGAGTGCCGTGCGTCAATTGCTGGCTGAATTTAACAAGATGAGTATTGCCAACTTTAGCACCAAAGAAAATGACAATGCCAAGAACTTGTATGACAGCTTGACGTCAATTCGTGATTCCATTATGGAAAACTTAGATGCTATTGATGAATTGAAGAAATCCATGCGTGATACGCAGATTCAATCAATCATTGACAACTTGTCTAAGTACACTGATAACTTGAACGATAGCATTGACCGTTTGAAGAACAACGTTACCAACTTGCAAGATGGTTTGATTAGTGGAACTAACTACACCGACCTGTTAAGTAGCGAGTTTGATACCGTCAACTTAACGCAGAAGTCAGCCTACGAAAAGACGGTAGACCGCAAGATTGAATTGGAACGGGCACTTGATACGGCACTTGACCAATTTGCACGTAAGAATATCGACCGTACGGGACAAGTTGCTAATGCTCAATTGCAGATTGAAAGCCAAAAGTACGCAGACTTAGCAGAAATGCACAACAAGTATGTACAAGGCTTTGTTGGTAATGGTCAAGCACCTAAAATTGACTACAACACCAATCTGAATTCCGACCAGATTACCGTACCTAATACGAGTGATAGCAACCTTGAGTACATCAAAGTATCTAAGCAATACCAGCAAGATATGGTTGCTTTGAAAGCCAAGTACAACGATGAAATGGCTAAAGCCAAGACGTATGAGGAACAAGAAGCTATTAATAATGAGATGGTTTATGCTCAGCTTGCAATGCAAGAAAAGGTCTACAAGGGCATGATTGACGCTGATAAGAAAGCCATTGAGGATTTGAAGAAACAGGCTGCCAATCCAGAAATGACTACTGAACAGCTCAACACTATTAATAGTCAAATTACCGAATACGAAAAGAGCATGATTGACGCTCAAAACAACATTAAGGACGCTATCAAGCAACGCTTTGATTATGAAAAGACGTTGATTGACAAGCAGATGGACGCTTACAAGCGGTTCTCCGATAAGATGGCTAATGTTGTAACGATTGCTGATGCACTTAATCTTGATGGCAAATCACAGGCAACCTTAATCGGTGGGCAATTTAAGGCTACCTATGCAGAGTACGTCAACTATCTAAACGTAATTACTAAATTGCGTGAAGAAATGAAGAAGTACGACCAAGGCTCATATGAGTACAACCAACTTGATACTATGGTCAAGGAATACTCAGATAGCCTTAACAGCATGGTTACTTCTCTCATGGACATTAACAAGAACCAATTTGAACAGAGCTTACGGGCTATTCAGAAAGAGTTTGAAAAGACTGTTAATGATGGAATGACGGCTGACCAAGCTAAATTTACCCAAGATATTTGGTACAATCCAGCTCAAAAAGAGTTGAAACTGGAAGAAATGCGGTTAAAGATTGTCGAATTGGAAGATAAGACCGTTGAGAAGAAGCTGCAAGCTCTTGAACAGGAAAAGACCTTATCTAAGGCACAAGCTGATTATGTGGACAAACAACTTGATTTAGCTTTAGCTGAACAAAAGTTGAAGAACACGGAAAACAAGCGTGATGTTCGCCACCTTGAAAAGGACGAAAACGGCAAATTTCAATGGGTTTACACGGCTAACCAAGATGATGTCGATGCTGCACGTCAAGACGTCAACCAAGCAAAACAAGCGTTAGAAGAAGCCAAGATTAGTAACCGCAATGACTATATCCAAAAGGTAGAAGAAGTTGTGGACAATATCAAGAGTGGTAATTTAACGCAAGAAGAAGCCAAGTCAGAGCTTGAACAACTGAACAACTCATACAAGTTTATCTTGCAAGAGATTCCAACGTTCAGAGCCTCAACAACTGACGATATTCTCAAGGCTTTCAATGAATACGAAAGCAAGAACAAACAAATCCTTGATGACTACAAAAAGGATTCTACAATCGGTAGCAGTGCAGATTATCAAACGATGATGAAAGAGTTTGCCGAACAGTTTAAAGCTGTATCAGCAGACCTTGGAGAAATCTTTGGTAAGGAAATACGTGATGCGCTCAAGATGCCTAATAACATCTTGGCAAACAATAACAAGGGCGCTGGGTCAATGGTAATTCAACATCTGAACCTTGAACTGCCTAATGTATCTAACGCTCAAGACTTTGCAGAAGCGCTTAAAACGTTACCACAAGTTGCACGTCAATATGTAACGACTAAGTAGCTGCTGATTGAACTGGTAGGGGTGTCAAAGTCCCTATCGGCTATTATTACTAAATTTATAAGAAAGGGGCATTGAATTGACACAACCAATCTTAAATCAAGCGCCTAATTATGATGCTAATGATGAGTATACATTTACTTTCACGTATCTGGGCGCAGAACTAACCACCAAGAACGAGTTGTCGATTCGTGAGGATAAAACCAACTCACAACCCGTGTATGATAAGGTACAGACTTCGCTAGATAAAAACCACATTTTACCAAGCAAAACGCTAAAAAACGGGGTCGCTTATCTCGCAAAAATTAGGGTAATCCTAGACAACGGATTTTCAGAATGGTCGCCAGAAATCAAATTTACGTGTTATACGACACCAAAAATCATTTTTGACACGATTGACCAGAAAGAATTCGTTTATACCAATGACGTTTTAATGTCAGCGTTGTATATGCAGACTGAAAATGAACCAGTCAAGAATTACCAGTTTATTTTGTATGACCAGCGCCATGTTACTTTGCAAAGTTATCCAGTCAGAGTACCTAATCCAGATTCGCCAACTAGATTCTCAGAAAGAGTTAGTGACTTGGAAAAGGGTAAGCTATATTACATTGGCTTGCGTATCATTACAGAACATGATATTCATTTTGAACAGCAACAACAGTTCACGGCACAATATATAGCTCCTAGTGTTTCTGGTATTCTGCATCCGTTATTAAATGAAAAAGAGGGACAAATTTCGGTTGAATTGTTCCTTAAACAGTTATTAGGTACGTCAGCCAAGGCTTATGTTCCATATAGTAAAGACGATAGCGATGACAATTACACGTACTGGAAAGACGATTATGTAGTCATCCCTAAAGACAATCCTTTGATGTTTACCAAGTTAGCAATGGCAAAAGCCAGTGATTGGGTGGCTAAAATCTGGTGTATGAACGTTCAAAATGGTATTATGTTTGACTTTTCACCACAATACGGTGAGGGACAACATATTAAGTTCGTGAAGCATGACGACTATATTACGTGTGAAAAGAAGTTCGGGCAGATTCAATATCGCACCCGTTCTAACGTTGTCAATGGATTGGGATTAAGACCGTTCTACTTATATATCAAAGCAACTGAATTTCGAGTTGAAATGCACATTGAACCAGATAAGACGTTTACGGGCGATGACCTTGATAGTAACAAGTCGCAAGATGAATTAAACCATCAGCAAGATGTAATTGCACCATTGCAAAATACGATTAATCAGATTCGACAATTGCAAGCTCAAATTCAGAAGCGAATTGATGACGATAACAATATTGCGTTTAACACATTCAAATCACAGGTTGACTTTGCCATTATGGAAGTTCTGAACCGTAATATTGACCATAAAAAGCTGCTTGAACGTACCATGGAATCGGAAGAACAACTCTTTAATCAATTGCAAGCAACCAATCATATGACCGATGATGAGCGCAAAGAGCTGGAAAAGTATTCTAAGTATATGTTGTCTATTTAGTAGAGGTGATATTAAAAGATGATTATTGGAATGGACTATTACGGTTATGGCTTTGATAGCCAATACTATGACACGCCATTACCAACAGCAGAATTAGATGAGGTTATCATTGGGGCTGGTATGTATGACGAAATGTATGTATCAGTTGACACCACTATTCCAGATGACCAAACGAAACCTAGCGAATGGAATCTTAAAACGATTATGGACGCTAAGTTTAACAATTCATTGGAAGCTGGGTCGATTGATGGTAGTGGTCAAACGGTAACGACTATTCAATGTTATCGCCGTGAATATCAAACGCCATCAAGTGATTGGCAGCTAGTAGCACAATTTGATTATGACGATAATTATAATGTTTACACGGTGATTGACCGATTTATCGAGAATCATAAAACCTATGAGTATGCGGTTGTTCCATTGGCTCAAAAGGTTATGGGAGATATGTTGGTTGGTAAGCCAGTATATAGTAAGTTTGATGGGATGTTTATTAGCGACCTTGAACATAATTACTCAATGAATATTGACTTCCAATTCTCTGATTTGACCTACAATACGAACATGAGTAAGTCAGTTCCGCTAAATGGACAGTTCCCTATCGTAACGTTTGGCAATGCTGAATATCGTACTGGGACGGCTACATTCTTACCATTAACGCCACAGCAAGAGTTTGGCTATACTAGTGAGATTAATGCTCATGATGAGTTTATTAATCGCCAGAATGTGATTAACTTCTTGAATAATGGACAAGCCAAAGTTATGCGCCGTGAAGATGGAGATATTATGGTGGTTGCTACAACGAACGTTAAGACAACGGCTAAGTCAGAATCACTTGATAGCATTTCAACGGTAACATTTGATTTTGTTGAAATTGGTAAGATGGACTTTAACACTATGACTAAGGGCGGATTAATTGCCAGTGCTGGTAAGTCTGTTTACACGTATGATGAAAACGGTGATATTAAGTGGAATCAAGAGCGTAACAATGATGACGCACGCAAGGATAACAGCACTATCCAACAGAGAATCCAACGTTATCGGAACTCATTTGATGAAGTTAATGTTGCGATATAGTGAGGTGATATGTTTTGTTAGCTTATCGAAAACCGAATTATAACCAAACGCTGCCTAATATCGTTACTGGTATGGAAGCAACAACTAGTGGACGAACGGCAAGTGTTTTAAGGCAGCCTATCCGCAATCTGCAAACAACTATCCAAGTATTAGATACGGACGGTTCGATTATTGATACTATTACTGGACACGTTGTAGACGGGACTATCAATTACAGTGCAACATCACTAATCAGACGCACTGGTTCATTGCGAATGATTGTTGACCCAGAGTATCTGCCAAGCAAGAAAAGCGTTGTTTGGTTCGGAAAGCGTTTTAGAGTATATCAAGGTATTGTTGACCTTTACAATAACCCAAAAGAAGCCGTCAACTTCCTGTTAGGGACGTTTTGGGTTGACGATTCATCCCTAACTTATGATGAAGATAGTGGGAGCATTTCAGTTACTTTATCTGACAAAATGACGCTTTGGGAAGATAGAGGGCTTGAGAACGAGATTAAGATTGATATTGGTACGCCTATGAGCCAATGTATGCGAATGATTATGGAACTTGTAGGTGAAACTAATTTTGGATATATGTACGAAAGCAACAGCGAGGAAGTCATGCCTTATAAGTACGACAAACAAGCTGGGACAATGATTACTGACATTATCCAAGATTTCAGAGATATGTATATGGATTACATTTGTGGCTATGACGTTTTAGGGCGTTTTGAGTACCGCAAAATCGAAATGCAAAAGAAAGATGAAACACGAGAGCCAAAATGGCAATTTGATACCACGGCAAGCGACCGTTCAGACCTTACGCTATCTTTTAATGAAAGCTATACCTTGAAAGATGTGGCTAATCGTGTTGTTGTTATTGGTTCAACTAATGTTAAGACTGGATATACTCCTAAAGGTGAAGTAAAGATTGTTGATGCCAGCAATCCATTTAGTGTTGATGCAATTGGTACTCGTACCAAAGTTGTTACTAATAGCGATTTAACCAATGATTTGCAATGTGTAGCACAAGCACGATACGAATTGTGGAAAACGGCACACTTTCAAGAACAGGTTGATATTACCGTTGTTCCAGTCTACCTATTGCAACCAAACGACTTGATTACAGTTACTAATCCAGTAACCAGAGAAACCTATCGTTATATGATTGATACCATTTCAACCGATTTAGGCGTTGATGGTGTTATGAGTATTACGGCACACAAGATGTACTACGTAGGACTGGATTACGGTAAAGCAGAAATGCCAGTAGTAGAAGCTCTTAAAAACGGTATTGAACACCTTGGTTGGTTATCACTTGGTGAACAGCGTGCTAAGGATTGTTATGGTATTAGTGGTTCTGGCGATAATACGATTATGGTTCGATTTATTGTTGGTGAAAAGGGTGGCGAACAAGCGTCAACTACACCTTATTACACGACTAAGAATCAGACTTTGGAATTGGATATTACGGATTTCCAGAAACTTGATATGAAGAACCAAAACGGTGATACAGGACGGTCTAAAGGTGATTATGCCGACCGTATTCTAGGACACGAAATGTTCCATGCCGTATGCAACGATTATTATGGAGCATTTAAAATTGGCGACATCCCTACTTGGTGGAAAGAGGGATTTGCTGAATTATTGCATGGTGCTAAAGAACGTTATCAGTCAATGGTTGGCTATGCTGGCAATGATGAAACCAAAAAAGCGATTATTGACCATGCTAAAAACCAGTTGTTGACTAATTATTGGGGTGGGACGTCTGATGACTATGTATATTCTTACTCTATTGCAGCAGCTATTTACTATTTGTGCGGTACAAAAGAACGATTCCAACAAATGTTCCAAAATATCGCAACACAAGAAAACGTTGGATTAGATTTCCTATATAAGGCTTTGCCATTTTTAGGCAACTCATCACAAGAAATTGCCAACAAAATCATTGACGAAATGGACAAGATGCCACTTTGGACGTATCTAAACGATAATACCGATACTGACACGTGTTCCATTGGCGGTAGTCATATGATGAACATTTACAACCATGCTTTAGATGCGGAGGACGTATTTAATAATGATGAAGCAACTACTATTTCCCTTGGTTTCAAGATTAGATATGACGAATAAATCACTTTAATTTAGCTCAAAAGTTAAACTAATTTATAGGTAAAATAGTATAATTAGATATATATGCTTGAAAAGGAGATAAACAATGTCGAGAAGTACATTTCCAGACAAGATTGATTCGTTTCGTGAGTTGTTCGACTTGCCAGCTGACAGGATTCAAGATGCACTTGAACTGCAACAATTAAAGAAAAAGACAACTCTAACGAATGATGAACAGAACCGTATTTTGGCGCTTTCTAGTCAATTACAAGACTATATGATTACGCCAGAATCAATGAATAAGTTGCAAGACGCCATTACGGAACTTGAAACGTTCTTTGATAAGAATGTACGGCAATACGTAAACGAGAAGCAAAAAGAGTGGGACACCTATGTCAACGATTTTAATTTCGTTGGTACGTGGTCGCCTACTGCCAAGTATGCCAAGCAAAACTTACTGTACTATCAAGGCAATCTATGGCTTGTTATCAAAGACGTAGTGGCAGATAGTCAGCATACACCAGATACAGATGATACTCATTATCGCCAGATTGCATGGAAAGGTGATAAGGGTGATATTGGGTTAAATGCTCAATATAAAGGTGAATGGAACGGTACAACGGCTTATAAAGCTGGGGACGCTGTTAGTGTTCGTTTAGGCGACCCTTGGAAGCCCATGGAGATGATTTTCATTGCCACTAAGGACAATACAGGTCAAAAGCCCACCATTTCAGCATCAAGCGACAATTGGTTTCCATATAGTAACACCATGGTGGGTACTTATGATTTTATTGGCACAAATACGCCAATTCACCCAAGTATTCATTACGTACATGTATTGGATTAGAGGTAGTTATTAATGTCAAACGCAACGGATGCACAAAAACAGTTGCTTGATGCAATGCACGCCGTAGCGCAACAGGAAGTTAGTCGTGCTTCTGCTCCTAAAATTGAAGTTGGGACAGTTGTACAAGACCCAGCGGGATATGACTGCATTGTTAATATTCAAGGAACGGAAAAGAAGTGTATTTTGCCAGAACATTTACATGATTGGATTGGCAATGGAGATATTGTCTTTGTTACTGACGTACAAGGCAATGGCGCTAATCTAGTTGTAACTGGTTCAAGCGGTACAGCACGTAAAAGCCAATCACTCGTTATTAATGACGAAGATAAACATAAATTGGTGGGTGGCGTAACCAAGTTTGAAGATGACAACGGCAATCTAACTGATAACGATTTAACCGTTCAATAAATAGAAAGAGGGTATCTAAGTGGCAATTAAAACGGCACAATATGAAATCAACAAAGACGTATATCACTTTGTTACTGATGATAATGCCGTTAAGGTTCTCGACAACAACAAGAATGAGTTGGGGACTTTACGAGAATTTGCATTCACAGGCAAAGTGATTGATGGTGGAAAGTTTAGCGATATTAAACATTCTGGGATTTACCGAGTTAAGAACATGACGGGACTGCCGTCAAATGTTCCTACAAATCAAGAATCTATCTTATCAGTGTTAGCCGTTGGCGACCCGAAGAATCCTAGTGTTATCTCGTATAAGGTAATTGCTCCTAACGGTGTGATTACTGAAAACACGGTTTCTGGTGGTTCACAGTCTGGGTGGAGCGCTGGTGGTATCAACCTTACTAATCAATTAAACGGACTTTCTAACAACATTGGTAATATAACTAAACTTCCAAACGGTGCTAGTGATGTAGTTACTGCCATTAATACAATTAACGGCAATCTCAACAACGTTAAGAAGCAATCAGATGACCTTAAATATAATTTTGAGCATTTTGTTGGCTATGATGAGCGGTATATGAAGTTAGCTGGTGGGAATTTTACAGGCTCACCAGTAGTACAAAATCAAGTTGCATATCAAGCGTTTACGAGTAAAGGCGCAAGGGTTAATGTCGCTTGGGTTAATGCGAATGACCACTTATTCATTGGCTCACCGAATGCTCCTACACAAATTCAAGGTATGGGTGAATTGTTATTTAACGGACACAAGGTATTTACTGATGCTAATACTGGTAAAGGGTCAAACCTTGATGCTGATAAGTTAGATGGCATTGATAGCACGGGCTTTGTTAAGACCAATGGCGATGACATTAAAAACGGACGTTTAAAGATTAATCAGAACATGGTTAGCATCAAGGTCAAAGAAGATAACATTTACCAGTCAGCATTTAACTTTGTTAATTCCAGCGACCAAGTGTTGTCTGAAATTGTAACCAACAGCACTGGTGACTTTGCTTTAAATACTGGTTTACCAGCTGGAAGAAAGAATCGTACCACCCTTTATATTGGTCGTGATGGTGAAATTCGCCACCAAGGTAGCCGACCACAGATTTTCCTTGAAGATGCAGCCATGGAAAATGAAGAACAAATCTCGTTTATCCATGGTGATGACCCTTGGCGTCCTTATGGTCAAGGGATGGGCTTTATTCGCCGTGCCAAAGAAAATGCGGTTGTGTTCTATAACTGGCGTGCTGACACCGAAGTTATGTATTTAGGTGCTAACAATGGTGAAGCGGTTGATATTAAGCATTCACCATATATCGGTGAACATCATAGACGGTTCTTCTTGCAAGATGAACAGCCGGGTGGGGACGTTCCTTATGGCTCTGTTTGGATTGGATTCTAAGGCGGTGATTAACTAAGATGGCACACATTGATATGCGTACTGGGAATGGTTGGCAACGCCTTAACAGTAACAACGTACGTATCTGGAACGGTAATAGTTGGCAACGACCTAAAGCTCGTATCTGGAACGGGCATGATTGGGTTGAGTGTTTGGAAGAACGACACGTAGATACGTGGGATTGCACTTGGTCAAATGGTTATTGGAGTGATTGGCATAATAATGAAGCCAAAGGTAAATGGGGTGGGCTTGTATGGGCTGCAAACCACCCACTCCAAGGCTCATACGCCCCGTACAGGGATCACTGGGATTGGGGTAATGAGGGCGGTATGATGGGGTTTGACGATGGTAATATTCGTTGGAAACTCCAAGGCGCTCGCATTGAAAAAGTTGAGTTGTATTTACAGGCTTGTCATTTCGGTTATTACTCTGGTGGTGAAGCCGTTATTGGTGCGCATAATGCTAGAGGGTGGCAAGAACATTTCAGTGAAATTAATCACGGTATTGTCCATGTCCGCTATTATAGCCGTACACAAGGGCAATGGATTCAACTACCTAATTGGGTAGGCGATAATTTCCGTGATAATAAATTAGCTGGATTCACTACTAAAGCTGATAGCCCTAATTTATGGCAATATGGTGTGTTTGAGGGTAGTGATTCTGGTTGGAAGAAGCCAAAATTACGCATCACTTATTGGAAATAATATGGTTAGGAGGTTTTTATGAAGTCGGCTGAATTTTCGGAACGTTTAAAGAAAGCGTCTAATGGCAATGTAGTTTTACTTAGTGAGTATGTAAATTCAAGAACAAGAATTAAATTAAAATGTTTGAGATGTGGTAATGAATATGCTGCTCAGCCATGTACTGCTATCAATAGTATTACTAATGGATGCCAAGTTTGTTACAAACCATTGTACAAAAAGAAACGTCAAAAGACGCCAGAACAATTTGAAAAAGAAGTAAAAGAATTAGTTGGTGATGAATATACGTTCCTTGAACCATACGATGGAGCATCACACAAGATTAAGTGCAGACATAATAAGTGTGGCAATGTTTATAAGGTTAAACCCAATACTTTTTTAACTGGGACACGTTGCCCAAAGTGTATACCGAAGAAACCACGTAAAACGCAAGAACGTTTTGAACAAGAGGTGCACGATAAAACAAATGGAGAATTTGTATTTGTTGAACCATATAAGGGTGTTATGAATTTAATGTTATGTGAACATACCAAATGTGGGTATCGTTGGCGCACAAGACCAAATGATATTTTTAACGGGCATGGTTGCCCTAAATGCAATAAAGTAATGCGTTGGACGCATGAAATGTTTGAACAGTGCGTTGACAATATGTATCACGGCGAGTATTCAGTTCTAAGCGAATATCAAGGTATGAACGAATACATTGCCATGAAACATAATACGTGTGGGCACGTATGGAATACAAAACCCAGTGATTTTAAGGGTGGGCATGGTTGCCCCAAATGTGCATCTTCTAAAGGTGAAAAATATATTAGGCAATGGTTAAATGGTCAACATATTAACAATGTTGAACAAAAGAGATTTGAAGATTGCCGTGATAAACTTCCATTGCCATTCGATTTTTATCTTCCAGAATACAATTTAATTATTGAGTATGATGGACGTCAACATTTTGAGCAAGTCGCATCTTGGGGGTGGCGAGCAAGGTCTAGCACTATGCCAACGGCACGATGCAATCAAAAATCAGTATTGTAAAGACAACAATATTAATTTGCTCCGCATTCCATACACTGTAAAAGGGGATGATATTGGTACGACAATTAACAATGAATTGATTAAGCTGAACGAATTAGCTGGATAGAACACTAAAAATAAACAAACAGGAGGCAAAATAAACTGTAAAGGATTGATTTATTTTGCTGAATAAGAAGAAAGCTATCAGTAAGGCTGCCGTTGGTATGGTTGCACTGGGTATGGTATTACCATTTGCTACTGGAGCGGTAACCAATAACGTTGTTAATGACAATGTAGCATATGCTGCTAAAGGCGACCATGGTGTAGACTGGTCTAAGTATCAAGGTGCATATGGCAAGTGGGGTTATGCTCATGATAAGTTCGCCATTGCTCAAATTGGTGGTACGGTTGACGGGTATAACTATTACACTCAATGGACTTATCCAACACAGGTATCTCAAACCATTGCACAAGGCAAACGGGCACATACTTATATCTGGTGGCAAAATGTTACGACTGAATGGCAAGCTGACCAAGTATTAAACTACTTCTTGCCAAAGGTACAAACTCCAAAGGGTTCTATTGTTGCTTTAGACGTTGAATCTGGAAACCAAAACACACAAGCAATTCAACACGCTTGCGACCGTATCAAGGACGCTGGATATACTCCAATGGTCTATGGTTACAAGAACTACCTTGTTAGCCATGTTGATTTGAACTATCTGGCAGACCATGAACAGTTATGGTTAGCAGAATATCCTAACTATCAAGTTACGCCAGAACCAAACTACAACTACTTCCCAAGTTACAAGAATGTTGGTGTATTCCAATTCACTTCTACTTATGTAGCTGGTGGTCTTGATGGTGATGTTGATTTAACTGGTATCACTGACAATGGTTACAATGGTGGTCAAGCTGACAAGCCTAAGACTATGACGCCAGCCGTTAAGCAAGGTATTATTGCTGACAACACGCCAAAGAAAGATATTACTAATGGTTACGCTGTTAAGGTAAACTACTCGGCTAGTCGGTGGGCAACTGGTCAAGCAATTCCAAGTTGGATTAAGGGTAATACCTACAACGTCATTCAGACTAATGGCAACAAGGTACTGTTAAGCGGTGTTATGTCTTGGATTAACAAGAGTGATGTTGAAATCGTATCTACGGGCGCACCAATTGCTCAACCACGGCAAAACAACAGCACTGGCTACTACGTTGTACAATATGGTGATAGTTGGTGGTCAATCGCTCATAAGTATGGCATGAACATGTACACGTTGGCTGCTCTGAACGGACGGAGCATTAACTCAATGTTGTACCCTAACCAAACGTTGAGAGTAAGTGGCGGTCAAGCAACCTATAACCGTGTTTACTACATCAAGAATGGCGACACGCTGTCTGGCATTGCCAACAAATTAGGCGTAAGCATGAACACGCTGATTGCCAAGAACGGCATTCGCAACGCTAACTTAATCTATGTTGGTCAACATTTGAATTACTAATTCAAAGAAGCATCCTTTTTTGGGATGCTTTTTGTTTTAAACAAATATATAGACAATTAGGCAATAAAATGATATTATAAGATAAAGAGGCTTGGGACGCACCTTGGTAAATAGACACGTAAGACTTCTGTTTAAGAAGCAGAGTTGTTCCCAAAAGCCACCGACTGTGATTGGTGGTAGTCCATATTACTAATCGAATTACTAGTCTTAGAAGCACCAAAAAGGTGCTTTTTTACTTTACTTTGTTTTAAATTTAAACTAAAATATACAGTAATTAGCTTTAATCAAAAGGAGCGATAGTGTGACAAGACGTAAGACAGACGCAGAGTTTAAAAAAGAGGTATACGATTTAGTAGGCGATGAATACGAATTTTTAGAGCCTTATCAAGGAGCATTAATTAACATCAAGGTAAAACATAATACGTGTGGTAACATTTATGAAGTAAGACCAAGTAATTTTATAAATGCTGGCGAACGGTGCCCAAAATGCTTTGGAAGTCATAAGAGGACTAATACACAATTTAAGAAAGAGATATTTGATCTTGTTGGAGATGAATATACATTCTTAGATTCTTATGTCAATACCCATACTAAATTAAGAGTTAAACATAATAAATGCGGTAATACTTATGAGGTTAGACCAATTGCTTTTATTAAGCATAATACTCGCTGTCCATTTTGCTACGGTAATGCTAAAAAGACAGACGCAGAATTTAAACAACAAGTATTTGATTTAGTAGGCGATGAGTATGTATTCTTAGAGCCTTATGTTAATAATTATACCAAGATTAAGGTAAAGCATAATAAATGTGGGAATACATATGTGGTAAAGCCTACTCATTTCATTGACGATGGTACTCGATGCCCTTTCTGCCATATGCCTAAATCTGAAGAATATATTGCTAAAATACTCGATACTTTTAATATCAAGTATGAAATTCAAAAGACTTTTGATAATCTAAGAGATGCTCAGCCTTTATCTTATGATTTCTATCTCCCAGACCAGAATGTTTTAATTGAGTATCAAGGGAGACAACATTATCAACCAGTAGACTTATATGGTGGAGAAGATTTATTAGAATATCAGCAAAAGCATGACCAGATGAAGTCAGATTACGCTAAAAGGAATGGTTATAAATTGATTGCAGTTCCTTATACAGAGAATACTTTTTCCAAGATTAAGAAATATCTATTGCAGCATGGATTGGAACAACATTTAAAAAACACCCCAAAAGGGGATGCTGCTTTTTACTTTAATTTTGCTCAAAGTTAAACCAAAGTATAGCTTAATGTGATATGATAATAAGCGAACGAAAGCGAGGGAGTGTAACAATGCAAGCAAAAGAATTAAAACAATTCTTGTTAGCCGACAAAGACCGAATTATTAAGGTTATGGCTCAAGCTGGCTTCCATGACTTCCGTTCACAATCCAATGAATTGCGGTGTGCATTGCCAGACGGGACTAATCCTACTGGTGTAATGGTTAAATATGACGATACATTGTACACGGCTATGTTTGAGATTGGCTATACAGGCGATTTATTTGGCGCACTAGCCAAGATTATGAATTTTGGATTTAGTGACGTCATGCTGTTTATTCATGGCATGTTTGGCATTGCCAATGAAAACAACAATATAGGTATGATTGACCCGTTGTCAGACTTAAAGAAGCTGGCTAATGGCACTTATTATCGCAATCAAGAACCTAATAAGCTGTACAACCCTAATGTCATGGATAAGTACATTCACACAATCCATCACTCAATACTTGAGGAGGGCATTGTTCCTAGAGTTGCCTATCACTTTGGTATTGCCTACGACCCGTATAAAGACCGTATCTTGTTCCCACATTACGATTGGGTGCATACGGATAAGATTGTAGGGATTAAGGGTAGAACCACTCAAACAGCCGAAGAAATGGATATAACTGGCACACCAAAGTATTGGAATTATATTACAGGGTACAAAAAGACCCAAAATCTGTATGGTTACAACATTGCTAAAGACAATTTAGACGCTTGTAAAATGATGATTTTATTCGAGGGTGAAAAGTCAGTTTTAAAGCAATTTAGTTACGAGCAAGGTAAAGGCTGCTCAGTTGCACTTGGTGGACACGCAATTAGCGAAAATCAAGTGGAGTTCATTTTAAAACACGTTCCTAATGATTGTGAAATCGTTCTGGCTTTTGATAAGGACGTTATGACTAACGAAAGCGAGGGCGAGCCTTATATCAAGGAACAGGTTAAGCGTTTTTTACCATTTAGAAAAGCAAGTTACATTTTTGATAAATACAATTTGCTTGGCGAAAAAGATTCACCGATTGATAAGGGTTACAAGATTTGGAGGTACTTGTTGAAATGGCGACTAAAAGTGTAATACGTTCTAACTCAAAGCGTAAGCATTACATTGTTGTGTATAAAGGCGACAATGCAATTGCACAAGGCTATGCTGATGATGTTGCTAAAGAGTTAAATATAACCTATTCAACATTATCATATATGATGTCGCCAGCTTATAAAAAGCGTGTAGATACGCATAAACATAGGTTAAAGGGTTATACAACGGTTGTAGATTTAGATGAAAAACCCAAGATGCCGACACCTAAACAAGTTGCGAATTACTATCTTAGACATAGCACAGGCGAAACCGCTGAACATTATAATTGTTCAACCGCAACGGTTTGCAGATTTTTTAGACAAGTACATGGTTGTAGTAAATATCAATATTTGGAAAAGCAATATGCTAAACAAAATTAAGGAAGTGTTTAATATGAGTGTTGCTGAACTTGAAAATCATTATCTATGTGTTTATAAAGGCGAAAAAGCATTAACGTTTGGTACTTTTAGCGAGATTGTTGATAAGCTGCAAGTAAAGCCCTCAACGGTTGAATGGTATATGTCTAATGCACATATTAAGCGCCTTGATGAGCAGCATGTAACAAACGGTATTGTTATTGTTGATATTGATGCAGATGGTGAAAGTGCTAGAGAGATACGCACAAGAAGAACCAGAGCAAAATACAAGTGTATTGCTAATTATTATATTCGTCATTCTATGGACGAAACTTCATTCAAATTTGATTGCAATGTTAAACAAGTTTCCGAAATATTTAAAGCAGTATACGGTTGCAGTAAAAGGGATTATTTGAAATTAAACAATATTAAAAAGGCTGGGTGAGTAGCGTATTGCTATTCACCTTTTTAAGGAGTTGAGTTTATTTGCGGCTAAGCAAAGAACAGCGCAAAGGTGTAATGCAGAAGTATGGCGTTAATCGTTTATGGTCTTTTTCACGGGTACAATGCTTCATTGACAATTGTCCGTGGGAATACAAGGCACGATACATTGACCATTTAGATTTAAATGATGAAAACGTCTATACAATCTGGGGAACGGTTGCTCATAATCTGATTGAAAATCTCATGACTAAGAAAATCAAATATGAGGATATGGTTGATAGATTTGAACAAGCTATGTTTACGTGGGAAACTGACGTAACCAAGCCACGGTTTGATAGCGAAAAGATTAAAATCGGTTACTTTGGCAACCTTGATGAGTATTTCAAAAACACTCAGATTCCGATTGGTAAGGACTTTAAGACTGAAAAGCCCGTATTGATTCGTCTGGGTAAGGATAAGCAATATGTATTCGTTGGCTACATTGATACTGAATACGTAGATGAACAAGGCAATACGGTTTTAATCGACTACAAGACCTCTAGCAAGTCCAGTTTCTCAAAGGCTAAGCTGCCTAAAAAGGCTATGCAGTTAATGCTGTATGCAATTGGCAAACACCAATTTAGCCATATCCCTTATGAGAAGATTAAGTGCCGTTTTGACATGATGAAATACACCACGGTTCATTATCGACAAGAGAATGGTAAGTGGGCTGATAGCGTTCAAGAACGTTCTAAGTGGGTATCTAAGATGGCTAAAAAGTTGCTTACCAAGTTGAAGAAGCATGGTATTGATGAAGATAAGGCAAACGAAATGGTACAAGTTGCCAGTCTAAACAACGATTTAAGCAATATGCCACAAGATATTCAAGACCAATTTCAGTTGAACAACTACTATATCGAGATTCCGATTACACAAGAAGCCTGTGAAAAGGTGGCTGCCAAGGTTGCCGAAGATTGCCAACAGATTCTTGATTTTGAGGCATTAGATAATGACGACCAGATTAGTTGGCTGGAAGTAAACCATCCCTACAATCCCGATGATTACTTTGAAACTCATTTGTGTTCATATCACACAAGCGATATTTTCAAGCAAAAAGAGGGTAAGTTAATGCAAGATAATACGGATGAGTTTGCTGAAATGTTCGCAGATGATGACGATACAGTAGTTGAAGATATGTTTAGCTAAAGCGTTAGTGGTTTTGGTGGTGCAGGCAAGTAAATAATAGGTGATTAATCAAAATGAAAGTTAAACTGATTGATGTTCGAGAGAATCCAACAGAAGAACAAACGGGGACGTGTGAATATTGCTTTAGCACTATTGAGTGTGCTAATCCCGTTTTCTTGTTTCAATTATCTAATGGTGAAGAAGTCGCAGTTAATGGTTATTGGTGGGATTATGATAATTATGACGAAGTATATATTTCCAACATTATTAATTTTGCCAGTTGGTTAGATGATAAAGACTTTCCAGATAATACGGTAATTGATACTGATTGGCTTATTGACGTTGCAGATGAATACACTCGTAAATATACGGGTTATCGAGATGCTTATGGACGAGAGATTAAAGTTGGTGACGTATTATGTGTTGGTCTAAGCTATCGTGAATTGGGCGAGAAATTAGTATTTAAAGCTCCAGTAGAGGTTTCGGGTTCATTTGGTTGGTATGATTATGATGTTTGTTGGAAACAAAAACACATTGAGTTTGAGTTGGACGAACTGATTAATTATCGAGATTATCTGGACGACAAGCACAAGTCACCAGACGATATTATCTGGGCATTAGTTACTATTGATGAACCAGCACCATATCAAGCTAACTAACGATTAGGAGGGAACGTGTTGAACGTTTGGACACCATTACATTTGCATACTGATATTAGTAATCCAAGTTATTTTGAAGTTGTTTCGCAAGCTGACCAATATATTGATTGGGCTGTTAAACAGGGTCAAAAGGCTATCTGCTTTACCGAACATGGTAATGCTGTTAATTGGATTAAGAAGAAGATTCATGCTGAAAAGGCTGGATTGAAGTTTATCTTTGGGATTGAAGCCTATGTAACCATGCAATTGGAAGATGATACACGTTATCATACGATTCTGATTGCTAAGAATTATCAAGGTGTTCAAACTATTCTGCGTTTATCCTCTCAATCATTTAATCGTCAAGACCGCCATTTTTATCGTAAACCACGTATTGCCTTTGATGAGCTTAAACAAGCATTTAGCGAGGGCAATATTTATATCACTACCGCTTGCCTAGCTGGTGCTTTAGGTGCTAATCTAATTGATACAAAAGATAGCGATGAAGTAGTACAACGTAAAAGCGATATTCTTAGTGCATGGTTGGGATTAGCTGAAAGCAATCCAGATATGTTCTTGTTCGAGATTCAACCACATAACAATCCAGAACAACAGCAATTAAACAATGCTTGTATCAATTACGCTAGTTACTATGGTTGTCGTATTGTTGCAAGTAATGATATTCATGCTTTAAATCCATATCATGATAAGCTGCGTAAGATTGTTAAAAAAGGTAAGGGTGCATCATACTCCAACGAAGATGAGTTTGAATTGTGGTGCAAGACCTATGATGAAATGGTTGATAGCTTTGTTAAATGTGGCGTAAATGAGAAGTTTGCTAAACAAGCCTTAGACACAACGAATGAGATTGCGGATAGCATTGAAACGTTTGAGTTAGATAGAAGCCATAAATACCCACACTTATATAAGCGCCCAGAACAAGAATTCCAAAAGCGGATTAAACAAGGGCTTCATGAACGTGGTATTGATAAGATGCCTAAAGATGAGCAACAGAAATATGTTGACCGTATCAACTATGAGTACAAGGTATATAAGCATAATAGCGCTATTGATTATATGTTGGCTCATGAGGATATTCTGAACGCTGCTAAAGAACATGGCATTCACTTTGGCTTTGGTCGTGGGAGTATTAATGGCTCATTAATTGCTTATCTTTGTGGTCAAACTGATATGGATTCAGTTAAATTAGGACTTAACTTTGAACGATTCATGAACCCAGAACGTGTTTCATTGGCTGATATTGACGTTGATTCTTATAGCGTTGACCAACAATGGATTCAAAAGTGGATGCTGACTACGGATAAGTTCCATAGTGCTTCTATCCTTACAACTAACACTTATGGTCTTAAAGGTGCTATTAAGGCGATTGCTGATGGACTACCAAGATATGCTGGTAAGCCACAATACATTCAATCTATTCGTAATCAGATTGACGCTGACGGAACAATTCCACAGGCGTTGTATGAAGAACACAAAGAATTGATTGATATGGCTAGGGATATTGTTGGTGTTACTGATTCGTTTGGACGCCATGCAGCTGGTATCGTGGTTGATACTACACCGATTGATAACACCATGGGGACAATGACTATTGCTAATTGGGATTATCCAGTAAGTCAGATTGCCATGAAAGAGATTGAATATTGTGCTTGGGTTAAGTTTGATATGCTTGGTCTTGACAATGTTGGTCTAATTAACAAAACGGCTGAATTGGCTGGCATCCCTTATCCAACTCCTAATAGCGACTTTATCGACTTTAACGATGAAAAGGTCTGGAAGTCCATGCGTGAAAACAATATCGGTATCTTCCAATTTGAGGGCGATAGAGCTGGAAAAATCTTAAAGCAAGTGTTTTCTGATGAAACGGTATCTAAAATTAAAGAACAAGTACCAGACTATCAATATATCGACTTGTTAAGTTTAGCTAATGCTGCACAACGTCCATCTGGTGCTTCATATATTGATGCTATTATGAATGGTGAGTTTAAAGACAATGGACACGAAGCACTAAACAAGTTTCTAGCTCCTACGCTTGGATTTATGGTGTATCAAGAACAACAGATTCAGTTTTTAGTTCAATTTTGTGGCTATACCGCTGGGCAAGCCGACATTTTAAGACGTGCAATTGGACATAAACAAAAGGACGTTATGGAGCAAGAATTGCCAAAAGTTCACCAATCATTCGTTAAGACAATGGTCGAAAAATACGGTGACAGCCAAGAACACGCAGACCGAATTGCCGAAGATTTCATGCAAGTGTTTATTGATTCAGCTAACTATGGCTTTTCTGTTAATCACTCAATGGCTTATTCTTATATCGGCTACATTGCCACGTGGTTACGCTATTACTATCCTTTGGAGTTCTGCACTGCCGCTTTTGAAGTCTGGAAAGACAAGAAAGACAAAATCAATAAGATTACCAAGTTTGCCAAAGAACGTGGTATTCAGTTAAAACCTGTAAAGTTCGGAAAATCAAAGGGCTTGTATTACATGGATAAAGACACCAATACTATCTATGAGGGCACTGCTACTATTAAGGGATGCAATGCTAAAATTGGTGATATTCTATATGAATACGGTCAAAAGACGTATGATAGCTTTACTGATATGTTGATAGACTTGTACGAGAACAAAATCTATACTTTGGACGGCGACAAATGTTCCGTTCTTGATATTTATCATAAATATTCGATTGATGATATTAAAGAGATTGACAAGCATATTAAAACGAAAGCGAACGGATATTCGCACGAACAATCCAAAGAAAAAACTAGCATTAATTCTAAAAATATGTTAAACTTAATTTCGTTGGGTTATTTTGGACAATTCGGTAGTCGAAAGAAGTTAGCCCTTTTACTTAATAAATTTAAGTCTTGTTACCACGTAAATAACAAGACTTTAGCTAACAAGTGTAACAAATATATGGGACTATTAGCATTTGAGCAAGGGTTGAGCGATGATGAATACCCATTGCTAACCATTCTCAAAAAGGAGCATGAGTTATTGGGGCGCTGCATTAGTGTCAACCATGCGATTGATAGCCAATTAATGTATGTTGTTGACTTTACTTTATTAAGTAATAAGGCAAAAGTGGTACTCTATTCGCCTAAGTATGGTAAAGAGGCAGTCGCTTTTGCCACTAAAAAAACGGCTAAAAATATTGCCAATGACACGTTGGTTAAGGTTACTGGAATTGCCAAGAAACCTAAAAATGTGTTGGTCGATGGTCAATGGCGTAAGTCTAAAACGGACTATGAACATTGGATTACCAACATTAAGTTGCTGGTTCATTAGGAGTATGAATAGAAAGGGGAAACCACGAGGTGCGTGGTAAACAATCAAATGAGTAAATGTGTGCGAGTAATTAACGAATGGATGGTCAAGGACACTCAGTTAAATGCAGTGTTATTAGACCTTGTAGCTTTTGAAGAGGCAGTCCTTGAACAGCCTAGCGCTGATATGATGCACGCATATGCTGGGTCGTACTTCGCATTTGAAAAGATGCTGCACAAATTAGTTGATGATTTTACTAAGAATTATTTTGTCTGTGTTGGTTTAGATGATGATTATCTTCGTATTTATGAGTTGGGATATATCAATGATGGTATTACTCCAATTCACGTTGATGTTGAAACTACCATGTACGAATTAATGCAAGATGGCATTGAATCAATGGTCGGTCAGATGTTGGAAGTTACGCCTCTATCTGACATGATTGAAACTGTTAACAATATGAACAAATAAGGTGATTGAAAGTATGGATAATTTGATTGATGACGTCCGTAACATTTTTGAACAAATCAATGGTGCTTCTGGCAGCACACAAAAAATTGCTATTATTAAACATAATTATAACAACGAATTTTTCAAAAAGATGTTGCGCTTCGTTTATGACGATTATATCCGTACTGGAATGACCTATAAAACCTTGGCGAGTGTGAAAGCGCCCGCTTTTTTTACGGATTTTAATGGTCAGCAGTACGATATTGAACAATTAATGCGATATGTAAAGAACCACAATACTGGTGCTATGGCTACGGTTTCGTTAGTACAAGACTTTTGTTCTGTACTGAGTGATGAAAATCGTGATTTCCTTTACCATGTATTCGGTAAAGACCTTAAAATTGGCATTACGGCTAAAACAATTAATAAGGCACTTGGTAAAGGATTTATTCGTGAGTTTGGAGTGCAGCTCGCTCATCCCTACCACAAATACGCTGATTCGGTAACTGGTAAGATGTTCTGCCTAACTCAAAAGCTAGACGGGCATCGTTCTGTATTTATCTATAAAGATGGTCAAGGTCAATTCTTTACTCGCAAGGGATTACCTATTAGCGGACTTGATGTACAGGCTAAAGAGGCTGCCGAGGTTATCAAAACATATGGTAGGGACATGGTGCTTGACGGTGAATTGCTGTTAAATAACCGTGATGGTCTGAAAACCAAGGACTTATTCCGTGCTACGTCAAGAGTTTTACGTTCTGAAACTGCTGATAAAACTGGCATTTTATTTAACGTATTTGACGCTCTGCCAACGTTTGAATTCGAGCAAGGAAAATCATCACAGACGTTCTTAGAACGCAAGCACGGGCTTGAGAATGCGTTAGAAAGCGTTTCAAACGCTTCTGATACGGATATTAAGCACATTAAACTTGTACACAATCTTTATTATGGTAATGATATTACTAAAATTAAAGAGTTACAGGAACGATATGTTAAACCTAACGGCTGGGAGGGCTTAATGCTTAATATTACTGACGGCTATTACCAAACTAAGCGAACTAAAGACTTGCTTAAAATTAAAGAGTTTTTTGATGCTGACGTTGTGGTTAAAGACGTATTTGAGGGAGAGGGAAAGCTCAAGGGCACTCTAGGCGGTATCATTGTCGATTACAAAGGCTATGATGTACGTGTTGGAACAGGCTTTGATGATGCAAGCCGTGATTACTACTGGAACAATCAAGATAAGATTATTGGCAAAGTAGCAACGGTACAATACTTTGAAGAAACCAATAACCAAAATGACGATTCAATTAGCTTACGTTTCCCAGTTTTTATTACCGTTCGTCAAGACAAGACTGCCGAAGATGTTAGCTATGAAGTATAAATTCTACTTTACTTTGGCTCAAATTTAAACTAAAGTATAGTTATATGTGATATGATAATAGGCGTGCTGATATGTTAATTGGCACGTCTATTTTTAATTGATTGGTGGTGGCGAAAATAAAGAAACAAGCTGGAACATGGTTTGGCGAAAAGGTTGAATTAGATGGCTACACTTTTGATTCAAAGAAAGAGGCTATCTGGTACGCCCGATTCGTTAAACCAAGTGGCTATGAGTTTAAAGTACATCCCAAGTTTGAACTGATACCAAAGATTGAAGTCGTACACGGTTTGAATTTGCGTTCAATTACGTATAAGCCCGACTTTGTTATCTATAACGAAGATGGTTCGATTAGGCACGTTTACGACTTAAAAAACAGTTTCACAACTTATGCAATCGACATTGCCGCTTCACTAAGATTTAAGCTGTTTGGTTGGCGATACAAGATACCCGTTGAGGTGATTGTTCCCAGAGCTAAGTCGTTTCGTGTAAAGGTGATGGGAACAACAAAGAAGTTTGAGCCAATTGAAAAGACTGATTTTAACTATACTGTTGACGAATTAGTAAAAGAAGCGCTGAGGTGACGTTTACATGATTCAAGAAGAAGAAATGATTGAAGCTGCCGTATACAACTTTGTTGATTCGATTAGCGATGAAGAAATTGATTTGCTTAATCGTTTGAGATTTTCACGGAAGAAAGCACCGTATTCTAAGGAGTTGAATATGCTGCTAGACGAATTGGGGCGTCACTATCATATCAATTCGATGAAAGGGAAAGTCTTTAATTTAATGGCTTCTGAATTAGAAACACGTATGAAAAATCGTTGGTAAATAAAAACGTATTTTTAATTTTAAGTACCAAAAACACGAATGATTTGACGTTATAAACGTTAATCAAACGCCACTATTTACAAACTCAAACGCATAGAATCAGCTAAAAAACGCATCTTCCTAAAAATACGTTTTTAGAAAGGTGTTTACTGGTTCATATGATTGTTTGGTCTTTGTTTGACAGTGGTGAGGGCGCATATCAACGCACAATTAAACAATATTTTGATGGTGTACTGGAAAACTATTCGCTTGGCATTGATAAGTTAAATGAAAGCAACAACTTCATCAACATTAATCTTGCTGATTACAATGCAATCTTTGGTGATGATACATTGTTCGATACCTTAGATAACTTGCCTAAGCCAGACATTATTTTGGCAAGTCCGCCATGCGAATCTTGGAGCGTTGCCAGCGCCATGAAAGGTGGAAATAGTTGCTACGTTTGGAATACAGGCGAATTGATTATGCGTACTGATGCAAGCATGACAATCAATAACGACCATTCGCCATTTAAGCGCATCCCTTGGAAAGTAATGTATACACGAGTTAATGGTGAGTTGTGTGCTTACAACACTGTTCGCATTATCCAACGGTATCAGCCTAAGTATTGGGTAATTGAAAATCCATACAGCTCGCATATCTGGTTTTACTTGGAACATTATCACGGCTTCAAGGGCTATTTAAATCAAGCACATTACGGAGCTTATAGTGATGAGTTTCCTAGAAAAGCAACGGGATTCATGAGCAACGTTGAATTGTCGCTAAAGAAAATGCCTAAAGGCGCACGCAGTAAAGTTTCGCTTGCTTGGCACAAGAACGATAGCCGTAAGCAAATTCATAACTATAACAAACGTAGCGATATTCCAACTGAATTAGTACATGATATTCTCAATCAGATTTTGGATAAGGAAAACTCGTCTGAACAACTAATAACAGAAAACCTATGATTAAAGTCATGGGATGTATACACAATCATAATGATTTGATTTAAATAAATTATAGGCTTGGGATGAGCCTTGGTAAATAGACACGTAAGTCTTTCGGTTAGAAAGCAGAGTTGTTCCCAAAAGCCACAATGTTGTGGCAGTCCACTGTAACAAGAATTATGGTGAACAGAACCATAGTAATAGTTAGCAAAGATACCGAAATATTTCAAAAGTATATAGCCTATTGTGTTAAGCATGGCATTTTAAATAAAGAAGTAGATACGTGCGTAAAGCTCATTAATAAAAGAAGCTACAAACAAAACTATGAACAGGCTGTTGAGTATCTATTGGCTGATGATAAGAAAGAGGAGAATCAAAATGACTGGAATTAAAGCACAAGTTAAGAAGTTTCTGCGTAGTAAAGGTGTTAAGACGATTACCGATGAAAAGGGTATTGTTAAGCGCCTTGGTAATGCTAAGACCGTGGAACTGTTAAAGGTTGCTGCTAAGTTGGGCTTCTAATATAGGAAAATTAGATTAAATGATTGACGGAGGTATGTAATGTCTGATTTTCAGCTAATGAATGGTGATGCTTTTGAGTTGTTGGGGGGGGTAACTGATAACTCGGTAGATTTAGTATTAACTGACCCACCTTATAACATTTCGCAAAAGAACAACATTAAAACCATGAAAGACCGCAACCGACAGGGACTTGATTTTGGGGACTGGGATAAAGACTTTGATTTAACAGGTTGGATTGATATTGTTGCCAACAAAGTAACCAAAAACGGGGCAATGATTATCTTTAGTTCTTGGAAACATTTAAGTGAAATTAACCTTGCTTTGGCAGAGAACGGTTTCGATACCAAAGACATTATTCGTTATGTAAAACCTAATCCGATGCCTAGAAACCGTGATAGACGATATGTAGTTGATTGCGAATATGCTATCTGGGCTGTTCGTCATAATGGTAAATGGACGTTCAATCGTCAAGACCCTAAATATCAAAGACCAGAGTTTAGATTTGTACCACCAACGGGTAAAAATCGTATTCATCCCACAGAAAAGCCTGTTAAATTAATGCAGTCATTGGTTGAGATTCATTCTAATCTTAATGATATTATTCTTGACCCGTTCATGGGGAGTGGTTCGGCTGGTGTTGCATCGCTTAATCTAAATCGTAAATTCATTGGTATTGAAATGGACAAACATTATTTTGACCTAGCAAAAGAACGAATTGAAAGAGTTGATAGCAATTGCTGATTAAAGCACTATATCCAGATAGTCGCTTAAAAGATGAAAAAGAACGGGCTAAAGAGATGGTTCATTTAGCCTATCAAATGCAAATGTATGACGCTATTACGAATTGGGATGCACGTGCGAATTACACGTTTAACATTCCACTAGATAGCGATGGCTTCACTAGAGGGTTAGAACATTCATTCCCTTATTTGGGTATTGCTTTTGACCTATTAACCCGTGATGAAGTTGAAGATATTGTTAAACAGTTTATTAAAGAGTTGCAAAAAGCGAACTGGTTTGTAGCCGAAGTTGACTACCCAGACGCAGAATACTTTGAATATTTCAATGATGGTGATTATGCACGATTAGCTAATCATATCTATGTCATTACTGTTGTCGCACCAGAGTAGGAGGAATTGTAACGAAAATGGTAGCTAACAAAAACGTACCATATCCAGACCAAGAGTTATTTGATTATGTTGTTAAAGAATTGGACAAGCGAGGCATTGATGAATGGACGGTGGGGAATGCTGCCTATGCAATGCAGCATCAATACTATCCAGACGTTACGGTAGAACAGTTTGGTAGTGAATTGACCAATGTGTTGAAAAAGCGTGAGGTGCTTAATAATCTTGCCGTTGGCTTTGCTTTAGATAATTTTGCTAATCGTAGTTTGTTGCCAGAACCATTGCAAACCATTGTAGCCAACGACTTGGGAAACTTTACGGTGGATGAATCGCTTGCTTTAAACATTACTCAATTGTATGGTACTGTTTCATCTACTAATTATGGACACGCTGATAAAGAAAAGATTGGTTTTGCTAAGGAATTGGACAATTCAAATGGTGAAATTAATACCTTTTCAGACGACTTATTCTCTGCTTTGGCTAGTGCCGTTTGTGCCCGTTTTGCTCATGGTTCTGCCTTGCAGCTTGATGAATCAACCGACCAAAGCGAACGGATTGATGACCATATCGAATCCCTAAAGGCTGACCTTGCAAAAATTGAAACAACTAACATTGTTGATGAAATGAAAAAGGCGATTAAAGGTATTCCTAACTCATGCGACCAAACCGACCAAACCAACCTTGATGCTGAACCTAAGAATCTTTGTGGTTGGACTTATAAATTGAAGCGTAAGGACACTGGAGAAGATTTACAAGAAACTGATAGTCAATCTGTTGATGAATTAACGTCAATTGTGAAGTCTGATAATGCAATGTCAAGTGTAAAGGCGGGGCGTGATGGTCTTACCATTACTCTTAAAACAAGCCTCAACAATGATGAACCAATTGATTGGGATGAAATGCCATCGCTTGACAAGACTGCTCTTTGGCAAGAGGCAACTGATAAAGCTAAGCAACGCACTTATGAAGCGATTGACAGGGAATTGAGTACGAAGCCAATGATTGTACACCCATTTGGTGATTTAAATAGTGCTTTTGAAGTTACGGCTGTATCACCAGAAAACGAAACTCCGAATCACAAATATGTCATTGTTAGTGAAATTTCACTTTTTAAGGATTTGTTTGAGGACGCTAATTATGCCGTTTATTGCTTAACGTATGAAGAATTATACGATACAATGAACGACCTTTATCAAGACTATTCAGATTCAGATGATTATGACGATTTTCGCAAGCTCATGCACGATGCCATCGAAATTATGATTGCAGATTTTGAAGATGATGAAGAATAAGGTGGTTCTTGAGTATGTTCTTTGATTTTGACGTGGATAATCGTAATGACTTATCCCATATCTTATTGAACGACCAAAGCGTACACGATTATGTATTTAAAACGGTTGGGGAAATTAACAATATCTTAGACCGAGTTATCCAAGTGCCTAGTGCTGTTGAAATGCGTGTATGGCTTATTCAGAGCGACAATAGCACAGGTTATAGTCGGGATAACGACTGGGATGAACTCATTGTAGGTGGTAAGTCTGATGTACCTAGTTTTATTAACGTTGTTTACCGCTTACCCCTTGAAGATGTTCACGATAAGCTCATTGAAACGTTTAATGAACATAAAAGCGTGCATACGTTTAAGCAACTATTTGACGCCATGCTAATGGACTTAATATTGAAAATGTAACGAAGAATAAGGTAGGTATTTAAATATGGTTGAAATTAATCAAGATATTCATGTTGACTTGAATCCAGATACTATTGTTGGCTATCTGATTACTACGCAAGAATATAAGGAAGAACAGAACGACAAGCGTAAACGGGACTTGTTCTTTTGGAAAGCATATCACTTCTACCCAATCGTTTCTCTGCCAGAAGATGAAGATGCTGACGAAGAAGATGATGAAATGGTTGCTTTGCTTACTGAGGGTGGAGAAACTGGCGAATACAATTATGTTCCTATGAATGTTTCTAGTTTCCGTTTATTCGCACGTGAACACCCTAGCTTCCGCATCATGAACGCTTCTGATGTGTTTGAAGATTTGAACATTATTTAATAACGATTTAACCGCAGCATAATAGTTTGTTGCGGTTATATTTTGAGGTGATTATTAGAAATGATTGCAACTATTGGCTTTATTGTACACATTTATTTGATTGCGTGGTTGGCATCAACACTTTTAGCACTTATGACGGGATTAATGCTCACGGTTATTGATAGTCGATTACTTATGTCGGCATTTACCGTTTTCCTTATTGTCGCTGGCTGGCTATGGATTGTCGGTTTTATGGCAGCTATTATTGCATTTGTAATTTGTCTAGTTATGCGGATGCTTAAACTGGTATAGGTGATTGCTATGAATAACGTTATGATTCCGCTGATTATCACTCATGTATCAATATGGCTATCCTTGTTTGTGGGAGCAGTCTTAATTAGCGATGACCATTACGAAGATACTCAAGACCATGTGTTGGGTATTGCTTTAATTATCGTATCTCTGACTGGTTTTATGGCATTGTTCTTCCTTGAATTGGTATTGTTTGGAGGTAATGTATGAAAACTTCAACTATGCTGTTGGTGTTCTTATTAGAGTGGATTGTTATTGGTGGCATGAATATTTTTGCTTTTAACAATAACGACTTTGCAATCCATCGCATTGTATTCTTGCTGGATATTGTGGCGTGTGCAGCACTAATTATCTTGATTATTCTGATGTTAATTCTGGCGTTTAAGAAAGGGTGGTAGTTATGGATAACAAGGAACAAATTAAAGAAAAGGCTAAGTTCTGGGGACTTATTTTAGGTAAAGCATTAGGTGAATTGGTTGTATTGATTATCATCTGCATGGCTTTCACGATTGTTTGGGAGCTTTTAAAGTATCTTATTGGTAAGAATATTGCTGATGCAATTGTGTATGGGGCGCTTTTAATTCTCTGGTTCTCGGTATATGCTTGGTTGCAATACAAGAAAGCAACCAAGAAAGACGATGATAACGTGGTCAACCTAAACATTAACACGTTAAACATGGCGCAAGTGTTTCTTAATAAGGCTACTGATAACAACGTAAGTGATGATGACAAGGAACATTTAATTAATCTGGCGTCTGGTATGTATTGGTACTGGGAACGTTATGACAAAGACAGCGATAAGTTAAGTCTGCAAATCCAAGCGGTTAAAGAAGATAAGGAATAACAAGTGAGGTAATCAATTTATGGCTCAATTATTCTTCAAGTATGGCACTATGAACAGTTCTAAGTCGGCTAATCTGCTTATGACGGCACACAACTATGAATCACAAGGCAAGCACGTTATTATTATGACTTCTGCACTTGATACCCGTGCTGGCAAAGCTAAAGTAGAAAGTAGAGTAGGGCTGGCTGCTAATGCAATGTCTATCACGCCACAAGATAACGTGTACGACCTTTACGCCGACTACATGGAAATGTTTGGTTATGGTGCTAGAGATATTGCTTGCGTTTTGATTGATGAAGCACAATTCCTAACCCCAGAACAGGTTGAACAGATTGCTTATGGTATTGTAGATGCCGAAGAAGTGCCAGTTATCTGCTATGGACTTAAAACTGATTTCCAAGGACACTTGTTTGATGGTTCTAAAGCGCTGCTTGAATTAGCTGATAAACTGGAAGAAATCAAGACGGTATGCCAATTCTGCAATAAGAAAGCTACCATGAATTTACGTACGGTAAACGGGATGCCAGTATATGATGGTGAACAAGTACAGATTGGCGACCAAGAATATTTGAGCGTTTGTCGTCATCATTGGGACACTGCACCAATTTTTCTAAGCAAACCAGAAGAAAGCGTACATGCTTAATTAATGATATAAGAAAAACCCTAGCGTATTGGTGGTACGTTAGGGTTTTTTGGTTTAACTGCATGATAGCATTGAACTATACACGGCAAGTTATTCAACTTATTTTCTGGTGTTATTATAGCACCAAAGCAAAAAGACCACAACTAATTTAATAGTTGCAGTCTTTCCACCTAATCATTAACGGCTATGCGTTATATATGTATTATAACATACCAGCAAAGAATGTAGTAGGTAATGCAATCATCTGTTTTTGGTACAATAACGCATTAAAAGTAAAATTTTAATGCACCTTTCAATTAACACTAACTCTCATCCCTACTCAATGGTAAAAACAATTATGCGGCACTATAAATCATGGCTAAAAACCGCCTCTCAGACAAAATTAAACGGATAACTATACACCTAACTATTTTTCAGTGCGTCTGAGAGCCAATTATAGCACCATAAAAACTACATAATTGATAGATATTCTATCTGTTTTGACTTGCTTTTTATTTATAACGGACTTAGAATATAAATGTAGCCAATAGAAATATTGGTCGTGGCTTAAAGACCACGTGGATTAAAATAAAAACATTAACGTCTACGCTGCTAAGCATAGTCTTAATAAATAAAGAGTGCGGTTATCTAATAAGGTAGCCGCCTTTTATTTTGCCCTCATAATTAGTGAAACTATGCACTAGATATATCTACCCTATTTTATGACTTTTACGTTGGAAGCCAAATCCCTTGTGGGAGTAAGGATTAACAGCTATCCATAAATAAGATTCTTTTGTCGAAAGTGTCTTACACACAAACTAAAAATAAAAAGCACCCCACAAACGGGATGCTTGAAAATAATTTTTGAAAAGGTGGTAAACGGAAGCGTTTATTGGATAAAGTAACAACCGCCACCAATGTTAATTATATACTATTGATAAGGTTTAAACCAGCGTTTTAATCTGTTTTGTGCTTATTCTTACGATAGCTTTCCCAATACTTCTCTCGCAGTTCTTCTCGTAGGTCAAGAGCCTCGGCAAGCGTTTTGCGAAAGCCTTGATGGTATTTATGGTTATATCCAACCGAAACACGGTACATCATTCTGCCATTCTTCATAGTACGTGATATATTCCGATAACCACTAGTGTTGTTGGACGGCTTCTTGTCGTTCAATCCAGCATCAGTACGATGCTTGACAAACTCTCTATCTTTACTCTTTTCAATTAAGAAATCACGGCTAACGTGCCCGCAGCTCGTAACATCTCCACGAATTAAAAAGGTTGTCTTAACAATAGTTGTTTTGCCACAATCGCATTTACAAACCCAATAACGGCTATGGTGTTCATCATGTTTTTTCGATTTAGCAATGACTGTTAGATGCCCAAACTGTTTACCGATTAAATCATATTCAACCACGAAACATCACCTCTTGCGTAAAGAAAAAACCACCTTAAAGCCGAAACTTGAAGATGGTGCGAAACCTTATATTACATTATACTATATCTTTGTTTTAGTCGTCAACAAGTTCAACTAACTCTTGCCAGTATTCTAAATTATCTGGTAGGCTTTTCTTCATGTACTTACGAAGTGCATCAAAGATAACCTCCATGCCCTCATCAGAATCCGTTGCTTTAGTTACTACTTGAATTCCAACGTTTACACCATTCAAGAACGCTGTACGTTCACCTTGGTTTACATAATCGTGAATAATTTGAGCGTCATGTTTGCTTAATGCCATATTTACACCTACTTATCCATGTTCAAATAAACTTTGTCAGTTTCATCATTTTGCTTAGCTAACTTGCGATATACATGAGCGGTTGCCTTGGCGTCTGCTAAAGCGTCATGAGCTTGTCCCTTACCCCAGTCATATCCAGTCATGCTTGCAGCCTCACTTAAATGGAAACGATGATATGGTGAGTGATGCCACTTTTGCTTAACGTTATCAAGCTTCCATTCTTCTGCCACCATTTGCTTAACATCAATGCTAGGCTTGTATACTAAATCAATGCCGTTGTATTGCAAGAAACAGTTATCAAAATCAAGCTGATTATAGCCTAACAGCAAGTCAGCCTTGCAGAAAATAGTCTGCACTTCATTCATGTACCAAACAAATGGTTGTTCTTGTTGGAGCTTTTCAAAGTCAAGGTGATTAACACTTTCGGCTTCTGCGTTAATGTTGTGCTTAGGCTTAAAGTAGTGGTTAAACAGCTCATTGCCATAACCATCTACAATAGCCAATTGAATAATATCATCATCTTTTGGTGAAAGACCAGTAGTTTCAATGTCGTACGAAATCACTTTGCTCAAATCAATCATTATATGTACCTCGTTTAAATTTCATCTTCTCGTGGAATTACGAACGTTTCTACCTTATCCCACGTTTCAGCTAAAATATCGCTATCTGCCTTGGTAGTATCATCATTGTGCATGAAAGCATAATCGTCTACACAAACTTCACTACACAAAATTGTACCATCTGGCATACGATATGCTTCATGTCCAACGGGCATAATATCATCGCAATTATCGCAATACCAAGTTACACTATCACCTAAACCATCTAACATTATTGCTGCACCTCTTTAAAAGTTATTCATATATACCACAATCGGCAACATATCTGTACATGTATCAATTAAACGGTCTTTATAGATTTGCCACCAACTCACCGTTGTTGTTGTTTGCACCATCTTATATCCGTTAGCACCAACAAAAGCAATAAGTGGGGAAAGTATAATTACTACCAAACTACTGATAGCCAGAGTAAACATAATTATGGCAGCAAGAACACAGGTTAATCCCAGATTTAGTAACTCTGCAATACGTTTCAATGTTTTACTCATATAATCACCACCCTAGTAATTGTCGTAATCTTCAATACGAATCCTACGCAAACAGTCTACGCCAACAATAACAATATCGTTCTTATTGACGTCAACGGCTTTGCCATTATAATCAACATGGCAACTCATCAGCTTAGCCATTATATTACTCATGTAAGGATATACTTCTACGATGCGGTATGATTGAGCATTTGTACGTACATGAATGGTTACAGGATTGTTAGTATACATACAATCGCACGCTTCTGGCACAGTCATAATCAATCCTCCTCATATAAGAAAGAAAAGTATTCGGTACATAGATTAATAATCTTACCGTACAAAACTAAATCATCTTTGGCAAAACGATTGCAGTCAGTTTCAACCACAGGTACACCATTAATATAAGTAAAGGTAACAAATGGCATTTTTAAGTCACCATCATTTACATACCAGATAATCATATTCACTTTGTCAAGAGTATAATTGCACAAGTCATGATATGTAGTTACTTTCAAATGCGGGTCAAGTTGTTCAATCTTTTTGATGAAATCGTCAGTCTTAGTCATAATCTTCACCGACAAAGTCGTTCCAGAAACAATCTTCCATGTACTGCTTGCCGAATTTGTTCAACATGAATTTGCGCATAATCTTGGTCAGCTCAGTATCGTAGCCAAACCAGTCAATATCATTGTTATCATTGCTAAA